TCAAGCCGATGCGGAGCTGTCGTCCTCTTCCCACGTCGGAACAACCGTCACCCGGCACGGGCGGGGATCCGACCACACCCACACCCGCCGGATGACCCGCCGCAGTGCTTCCCGTCTCGCCTCCAACGGCAGCGTGTCCCACTCCACCAGCAGGCCCCGATACTCGGTCACGTTCGTCTCGGGTCCCGCCGCAGCCGCCCGTTTCGCCTCCGCCAGTTCCTCAGCGAGGCGAACCCGCGACGCCATCAGCTCGTCCCTGGCGTCCACGTACGCCTGCTCGGGGATCAGATCGCGGGCCTTGTCGATGGTCAGCCGGGTCAGCGCCTTGTCGATGTCGGAGATTTTCCGGTCGATCGCCGACGCCTTCGACTGGGCCGACTCGACCCGGTGCTGCCGTTTCGTGTTCGCCTCGGTCGCCGCGTCGAGGTCGTCGACCAGGCCACGCAACCACTTCATCACCTGCGCCTCAGCCTCGACAAGCTTGACCATGCCGTTGGGGCAGCGGCGCAGGGTACGGGACTTGCACCGGTACCAGATGTGCTTGTACCGGTCGGGGCGGGCCGTCATCACGTCGCCACACAGGCCGCAGCGGATCAGCCCGACGAGCAGGTAGCGGGACGCTTTCGCCCGGCTCGACAGGGTGTACCGGCTGTCGCGGGCCGCCACATACTGTTGCCAGGTTTCCCCTGTGATGACCGGCTTGTGGATGCCGGGCACCAGTTCGCCGCGATGCTGCATGAGTCCGGCCCCGAACCCGGAGTTGAGGACGGAGCGGACGGTTTCGTGACGCCAGTGGCCGCCGTAGGTGGTGAGGACGCCCCGGTCGTTGAGCCAGACGGCGATGGCGGAGTAGCCGAGGCCGCCGATGTACCGGCTGTACATCTCTGCGAGGACGTCGCCGAGTTCGGGGTCGGGCACGAACCGTTTGTCGATGTTGCGATAGCCGAAGCGGGGTTTCCCGTTGCCGGGTAGCCCTTGCCGAACCCGGTTGTCCTGCACCTCTTTGATGATCTCCCCGGTGCGGTCGGATTCGAACGCGGCGAACTCGGCGAGGATGCCCCGGTTCAGTCGTCCGGTGGCGGTGGTGATGTCGGTTGCTTCGGTCGACGACTCGATCCGGCCACCAAGCTTCACCTCCACGTAGTCGCAGGTGACGCTGAAGTCGCGACGGTTGCGGGCGAGTCGGGACCATTTCCAGACGACGATGACTTTCGCTCTGCCCTCTTCGATGTAGCCGAGGGCCTTCTGTACGGAGCGGCGTTTGAGGGTGCGGCCGGTGCGGTTGAGGTCGGTAACGACGGCCTCCACGTGGTAGCCGTGGCGGCGGCAGTATTCCTCCCCGGCGGCTTGTTGCAGCTCGGGGGATACGGTGTCCAGTTCGGTGGTTCGGTTGCCGTGGGCGTCTTTCTTGACGCGGGTGATGGATTGCCGGATGTACAGCACCGCGCCGACCGATGTGGTCGATACGGCGCGCAGTGGTGAGGTGGGGCGCACGGTTAGCCGGCCACCTCCCCACGGGCTCGGGCTTCGTTGCGGTCTGCTTCGCGGATGGCGGCGAGGGCGTCGATTTGTGTGCGGGCCCAGGCGCGCAGGGGTGCTTCGCGGTTGGGGTTGTTGGCGACGCGGGTGAGCCAGGTGATGAGGGTGTCGAAGTCGGCGTCGCCGCTGTCGCTGCTGTCTGCGGGGAGGGGGTGGCCTCCGGCGAGGATGGCTTCGACGCTGCCGGTGCGCCACTGGAGGGCGCGTTCGAGGGAGCGGAGGATGCCGCCTCGGTAGCTGACGCCGACGGCGCGCTCGATGTTGCGCATGGTAGCGGTGGAGGGTCCGCCTGCGGCGTGGACCTCCGATTGGGTTAGTCCTAGTTCTTCGCGTCGCCGTACGACGTGTTCGCCGAGTCGTCGCCAGTCACCGCCGTCTAGCGCCATGTTCGCCATCTTGGCTGAAAACTGTTGAAAACCCAAGCTCCCCAGCATGGAATCCATGCGCGCCAGTATTCACCACGTAACGCCACGTCACCGCACCAACCCGCCCGAAACCTGACCGCAGGATCTGGCGGTTGACTCTTGTTTTCAAGCGCTAGATAGCGCAAGATAGCGATATGCCCGACGGGATGCCGCCACAGATCAGCCTCCGAGCCCTCCGTGAAGCCCTCGGCCTGACCCTCGACGAACTCGCCGACCGGATCAACGAGCAGGGCGTCTCCATCACCAAGTTCGCCCTCAGCAACGTCGAAACGGGCAAACGCCGCGCCAGCGACCGCCTCATGGACGCCTGGACGAAAGCCCTCAACACACGAACCCTCCACGTCCGCCAAGACCGGGAACTCCGGGCCTGGGTCCGCGCGTGGGACCGAAGCAGCAAGCCGCAGCAGATGACAGCGGACGCCGCATGAGCGCCGCCGAGCGCCGCCTGGACGCCATCAGCGCCGCCGGGGCGATCATCGCCAACGGCCTCGCCATGCGCGACGCCCTCCCGCCCCGCCAGGCCGCCGAACTCGCGTGGACCCCCACCGGCCCGACCGTGGACGAACTCGAACAGGCCATCCGCGCGGCTCGGCAAGTCCACGCTGCGCCGTTGGGGCGAGCCGCGTGACCGCCCTCGCCAAGGTGTTCGAGTACGACACCACCCCCATCCGGACCCTCCTCATCGACGACGAGCCGTGGTTCGTCGCCCGCGACGTCTGCTCCGCGCTCGGCTACGGCGGCGGCGCTCGTAACGCTGTGTCGAAGCTTCCCGCCCGGATGAAGGGTGTTGCCCCCATCAACACCCCTGGCGGGCAGCAGGAACTTTCGGTCGTCAACGAGCCGGGCGTATACCGGCTCACGATGCGTAGCACCCTGCCGTCGGCGGAAGCCTTCCAGGACTGGCTGGCCGAGGAAGTCATCCCGGCCATCCGGAAGACCGGCCGCTACGAGATGGCACTCGCCGTCCCGAAGTCGTTCGCTGACGCACTCCAACTGGCCGCCGACCAGGCTCGCGCCCTCGAACAGCAGCAGGCCGCCATTGCCGCTCTCGAACCCCGCGCCCAGCAAGCCGACTTCCACCGCGCCGCCGACGGGCTCATCTCCGTCGCCGACTTCGCCAACAAGGTCAAGGCGTGGGCGGCCCGCGAACACGGCGCGCGGATCCTGCACCGGCAGGTGTGGGACTTTCTCGCCGACGTTCGGCTTCTCATCCGAGGCAACACGCTCCGCCACAACCAGCCGACCGCATGGGCGGTGGAACGCGACTACGTGCGGGTGAAGGAAACCGAGTTCGAGACGAACAGCCACGGCGTGCAGGTCGCGTCGTCGCCCCGGTTGACGCCGGCTGGTGAGGGGTTTGCGTGGGATCGGGCGGTGGCGAGGATCGCCGATCACGGCTCGCTGGACCCGGTCAAGGCTGTCGAGGTTTCTCGGTGACCGTCCCGACGCTGCCCTCGGTGTCTCGGCTGCTGTCGGGCGGATACGCGGTCCGCCTGGTCGCCGACGGCTTCCCGGTGTTTGCGCCGACCCGTGAGCACGCCGACGCCCTGCTCGCCGAGCACGCCAAGTCGTCCGCCTCGCGGCGGCATTGGGAGGCGGTGGGGTCGGTAGGACATGCAGCCGCCGACCCCACCTTGCCCTCCCCCTGAACGGACGAGCGCCCCCGGATTCCGCCCGGCGGCGCTCGCAGGTTGCCCCGCAACCGAATCCCCCGACGGAAGGAACAGCCACGATGACAACCAAGACGACGATACCGCCCACCCGATCGGCGGATGCCAACCCCCGCCCCCTTCCCAACGCATCCGACGACGCCGCGTGGACGCCCGGCCTAGTGAACGCCATCGCCCACGGCGTCAACGTGGCCGCCCACGCTCTCGCCCACCCGGTGCCGCAGCACGGATGCCCGTTCGGCGGGTGCGCCAACTCTGGTGTGCCGTTCCGGGATCGGTCGGCTGAGGTGTCGTGGCTGGAGGACGCCGCATGGCCGCCCGTCCGCCACGAGGTGGCTGCATGACCGCCTTGGTGTTGCGTATCGCGTCCGCCGACAACCGGCGTGTGCGGACGGTGCCGATTGCCGCCGGCCAGTTGTCGGAGGCAGTGGTGTGGCGTGACCGTCTGTCCGCTGAGCCGTCGGTGCGGTCGGGGTTGCGTCGGGTGGAGATCGTGCCCGCAGGACGCCCGGCCACCACGCGGGAGGACTGACCGGTGGCCGGCGTCGCCTCCTTCGTCGACGAGATCGATCACAGGTTGGTCTGCGACCGCTGCGGCGACCTCACGTCTCCCGCCGTGAGTGATCTGGATGCGCGCGGGCGACGTCACGCCCGGCGATATCCCGGCCACGAGGTCCGGTTGCAGTGGCTCGCCACGAAGCACTTCTTCATCCGGGACAACCCGTGACTCCCTGCCGGCTGCCGGCCATCCTCGCCGCCGCCCTGGTGGCGGGGTTGGCCCCACCTTTCACCACCACCTGACCGTCCCGCCTCACGGATCGGAGCCCTCCCCTCATGATTCTCGACCGCCTCGCCGCACGCATCTTGCACGCGGCAACCCGCGCCGCGAAGGCCCGCAACTCTGGTTCCACCGCCGGCCTGTACGTCGTGCCGGACTCGATGCTCGCCAAGCCCCGCCCGCCGGTGGACGCGGACACGGTGCCCCTGCCGCCGTGCCAGGTGCAGCGCCCGTACGTGGCACGCACCAACACCGCCCGCCACGACGACAGCACCCACAACCGGTCGACACGCTGGGCGGTGACCCTGTGACCGACAACGCCGACCTGATCTCCCTCGCCGTCGTCCTCGGCCTACTCGTCCTCACCTCCATCATCCTCACCGTCGACTACTGGCGGTGGTGGCGACTCGTCTGCACCCTCCGGCACCCGAAGCCGCCGCAGGTGCGGGAAACCGAGCAGTGGTGGGGCATCGTCGCCGACCTCGACGACGTGGCCGAAGCCGGCCGCCGGATCGCCGCCGCCCACGGGGAGGTCACCCGGTGAGCGCCGGGGACAAGCTGGCCATGTTCGCGGTGGCCGTCGGACTCACCACCGCCCTGGCCCTGTTCGCCGCCGCTGTAGTCACCGACTGGCGGGAGCGCCGCGCCGAGGACGCCCGCACGGAGCAGGTGCACGCCGCCGTGCTGGCGGACACCCGCCGCTGGCAGGGCGCGTCGGCTGTCGCCCAGCACCGTGCCGCCAACCGTCCGTCGCTGCTGACTGCTGCCCGCGTGTGGGTTGCAGGTGTTGTCGCACCCCGCCCTGCCGCCGCACCGGAGGCCAGCACCACCGCCGAGGACACCGCGACCGTGCCGGCCGAAACCACCGACGACGCCTGGCCGGTCGTCAACAACCGGTACGCCAGCAGCAACCCCACCGTGGCGACCGGCCGCGCCCGAGCGAACTCCCGGCCCACCTACGACGACCTTGACCGGATGGCCGCCGAACTGCGCGCCCACGCCAACGACCCCGACCGCACCGTGTGGATGCCGCTAGTTGAGTCCCGGAAGGCAACCCGATGAGGCGGTGGTGGCAGCGGGTGAAGGTGTGGCTGTCCAACCAGTACGCCCTCCACGGCATCGTCGTCGACCTGGAACAGCAGCTCGCCGACGCGCGGAAGGAACTCGCCGAACGGGACGCGGTTGTCGACGACCTGCGGCAGCAACTCCACCTGGCCCGCCTGGACGCCGACCGGGCCGACGCGCTGCGGGTGGATGCCCTCCGCCGCGTGGACGACCGGACCCGCCTTGTCGGCGAGTTCAACGGCCGGCTGTCCGCCATCCACGACCTGGTTCCGCGCATGCCCGCCGACGTTGCGGCGCAGGTGCGCGCATACACCCGCCCGGAGGAGACACGGTGATCGACGGAGATACGTCGGCTGCGGCCGTCTGGTGGCTGTTGGGGCCGCTGCTGGCCGAGTGGTGGCAGGTGGTGCTGCTGGTGTCGGTGCTGCTGACGGCCGGGCTGGTGGCGTTGGTGAATCTGGCGGTCGGCCGTCTCGTGCCGCTGGTTGTTGAGCCCGCCGAGCCGGGCGAGGCGGCGGACACGGTGCCGTTGCCGCGCCCGGCCCGGTCCGGTGGGTCGGTGCACGCCTCGTACGTGTGCGCCCCGGCGGATGACCGGACGGTTGTACTGCGGGTGGACCGGTGATCGGGCCGGTGCGGGTGGCGGACCCGGGTTGGGTGGGGTTCGCGGTGGGCGGGCTGCTGATCCTGTTGGCTGCGGCCCTGCTATGGCTGTGGTTCGGCCGCCGCCGGATGCGCGCAGAGCATGCCGCCGAGTTGGGCCCGACCTTCGCGGCGGGTGTGGTGCGGATGCCGCGGGCCGGGCCGGTGTGGGGTGCGGGCCGCCGGGTGGTGGAGCAGCCGACGCAGGTGATCGCCCGCACCGGTGATGTGCCGGATGCGACGGCGGTACTGCCGGCCGTGAGGGATGGTCGCCGATGATCTGGGGTGCCGCCGTAGTTCTGTCGATGGTATCCATCCCCCTCCGGGTGGCATACATCGCGGCGTTCCTTGCATCCATGTCGTCGACCCTGCGTTGGGTCCGGGCCGCACTCGTCATCGACGTTGGTCTTGCGGTGGCGTTAGGGCTTCGCGGCGTCTCGCCGTCTCTGCCGGTGGTCTTCCTTTGGGTGGCGACGGCCGCGTTCGATGTCAGCTTCTTGATCTTGAGCCGACGTGTTCTGCGGCGAGACGCCGAGCTGCAACGAAGCTGGGACTTGGCGCAGCTCGTGGCGGGGTTGCCGGAGGCCGATCGGGAGTGGGCGCGGGCACATCTGGACTTGGCCACTGTCCGGCTCGCCGACCGGCGGGAGGTACGCCGTGGCTGACTTCATCGACGACGAGCACATGCGCGACACCGTTCTCGCCTGCGCCGACCTCGCGGGCAGGGCAGGGGCCCGGCACTTCCAGATCGGCTACCTCCACGACGACGTGCCCGTGGCCGAAGCCGGCTGGTACGCGCACGCCCAGTACCGGGGTGCCCGCGTCCAAGTCGACAACCAGCCTGGACCGGCGGAGGCAGCGGAGGCGTTGGCGCGGCGGCTGCTGACCGGGGCGCAGTGCCGGTGTGGGCGGCTGGTCGCCTTGTCCACTGCGGGTGCGGTCGCGTTCGACGGTGTGACGTTGGCAGACGGGTCGCGGTGGTCGACCGCTGACGCGCGTCGGGCCGGTCAGTGTTTGTGGCGGCGGGTTGGTGCCCGCTGGGAGCCGTCTTGCCCGGTGCCGTCGGATCGGCCGACGCGGCGGGAGAGGCGGCGTCGTGGCTGACCTGCTCGTCACGGACCGGGACGCGTCGCTGCTCGGCGACGACTCCACCGCCACGTTCTCCCCGTGCCGCACGTGGCGGTACTCGCTGACCCGCCGCTGGCGGCCCGACACCGAGGCCGTCGCGTTCCTCATGCTGAACCCGTCAACAGCCGACGCGATGGTGCTGGACCCAACGATCCGCCGCTGCATCGGCTTCGCCAAGCAGTGGGGGTTCGGCGGGCTGCTCGTCCTCAACTGTTTCGCGTTGCGCTCCACCGACCCGGCAGCGCTCAAGACGCATCCGGATCCGGTTGGCCCGGACAACGACGCTGTCATCGTCGACTGGCTGGGTCGGCTGTCAGGCCCGGTTGTCGCCGCGTGGGGTGTGCACGCCACCTACCGGGGCCGTGACGCGCAGGTCGCCGATCTGGTTCGTGCTGCTGGCCGTCCGCTGGTGTGCCTGGGTGTCACGAAGGGCGGGCAGCCTCGGCACCCGTTGTACGTGCCTGCGTCGACTCCGTTGACCCCGTGGCGGGGTGAGACGCCGTGACCTTCAAGGCGAAGACGTGCTTCGAAATCGTCTGCGACGGCGGCTGCGAGAACCCGTGGGAAGACGATGCCGTCCCCCACTTCGACACGGAATCCGAAGCCGTCGAGTACGCGAAGCAGGCCGGATGGAGTGTTATCGGCGGCCGGGCGCTCTGCTCGGAGTGCCTGTCGAAGGCGGCGTGCGAGCGCACCGGACATCTGTGGGGCGACTGGTCTGCGCGGGACCACCACGGGATCGCCTACCGGAGCCGCTGGTGTGACCGTTGCGGCGAGCGCGACTATGACCCGCCGTTCGACGAGCTGTATCCGCGTGTGCAGGCGTTGCGGGACGCGGAGGAGATCCTGCGGGCTGCGGCCGGGGCGGGTGAGCAGCCGTGACCCGCGCCTTCTACCGGGGCTACCAGTCGTCCCGCGTGACCCGGCTGCACATCATGCGAGAAGACGGCAGGTTTCCGGGCCGGCAGTCGTTGTGCGGTGTGCACGGGTGGGGTGTCCGCCGTTCGGAGCCGGTGATCCTGGATCCGATGCCCGTGCAGCCGCCGGCCGGGTTGTCGTGGTGTCCGGCGTGTGTGGGCCGGTTGGCGGAGCGGGCGGGTGTGCTCGCCGGGTGGGCTGCCGAACTGGCGCAGGTGGGGGCCGAGCGGTGAGCGGCTACAGGTCGGTGGGGTCGCCGGGGGCTTCACGAGCCCGGCGATACCAGTCCAAGCGCCTGCATCGGTTAACGGGCCAGCTCGGATGTACCCCAGAGTTCATCGACCTCGACACGCGGAAGGTCATTGAGGGTCAGCGGTTCGCCCAGCGCAGTCCTCGCCTCCAAGAACCAGCCCAGCGGCACCATCACTCCGCTCATCACGCCCTCGTCAGTTACGACGGCGTGGGACTGCCAGCGCCTCACTTCCTCAACGATCGCCCGCTTCTCCGACTCACCGAGTTGCAGCGTTCGGTCGGGGTTTGGGTAGGTCCAACCTCGCGGAACCGCGTACTTCGCAGGCGGGTGGCGGTGAATGACAGCAAGCCCGATCGGGTGTGCGCCCTTCCTGACGTTGTGAATCGGCCCTTCGGCTGCAATCGCACGGGCCTCGGCGTGGAGCGCGTCAATCCGGTTGCTGAACCAGGTGACGTCCTTCCGGGCCACCTGCGGCCACCAGTGTTTTCGGGCGGCGTGCTGCGCGAACCGTGCATCGAAGTCGTAGGCAATGCCGACGTACAGCAGGCATCCCTCGTTGTCGTACAGCCTGTAGAGGCTGGTCATCGTCTCGGGGTAAAGCTGAATCGGCACTACTTCGGGTCCTCCTTCCGCATGGACCGCACGGTCGGCTGCCGCTTCGATGGGATGCCTGCGGCTCGCCGGATGCGGTCGATGTGTTGCCGGTCGTACCGGCTGACTCTCTCGATGGCCGACGGGCCTGCACCCGCGCGCAGCGCCTTGACGATCGCCTCGTGGTGGGCGTCTCGCGTCGCCACCTCGTTGTCGATCGCCTGCGTGTGCTGCTCGGATGCCCGTGCAACCTCGGCTAGCGCTTCCACCTTGGGGTCCTTCTCGTCGGTCATGCGGCTGATTATGGCGAGCCCTGTTGTCTCATCATGCTACAACCATGTAGTGTGGGGTTATAACACGGGGAGACGTTCTGAGATTCCCCGCCAGCCCTCGAAGTCCTCCTCCTACCTCTGGAGTCGATGACGCATGTCCGCAACCCAGACCAGCACCGTTCCCGCCGTGACCCTCCCGGCGCTCGACATGCCCTGCCCACACTGCACCCCCGAGGACGCCCGGAAGCAGATGACCGCCGACTACAACGCCTGGTCGGACGAGGAGACGGCCGCCTACGAGAAGTTCTCCGCCTCCTACCAGGGGTGGAGCGTGACGGAGGCGTGGGAGAGCAGCCCCGTCTACCAGGAGTTGAATCTCCGTAAGCCGGAGCTGTCCGGCGACGGCTGCGTCGAGTGCGACTACAAGAAGCGGGTTCTGACCGACGCGGGCCGCCAGGTGCTCGACTTCGTGCGTGAGTGGGCCGGCAAGTGACCGCCGTCCTGGGTGAGCCGGCCACCACGGCGACCGTCGTCCCGATCCGCTCCCGCACCCCGCAGACGTACGACCAGTTCGTGCACACTCAGTACGAGTCGGAGCGGGCCGCCGAGCTGGACGCCCTGTGCGTTTACTGCGGTCCGGAGGGTTCGACGGGCCCGGACTGCGGCACCTGCCCCAACGGGCCGGCGGTGGCCGCATGAGCCATCAAGCCGACCTGCTGCGCATGGCCGCCGAGAAGATGACCGAACGCGCCAACGCGGCCACCCCCGGCCCCTGGTTCGAGACCATCCAGTCCGCCCGATACGGCGGGATCGTTGCCGCCGGCACGGACGCCTACCCAGCGCACGACGGGTACGGCGGTCACCTGATCGGCGAGTCCATGTCCCCCGCGAACCGTGCTCACGTCGCCTCGTGGGCCCCGGCTGTCGCTGTCGCTGTCGCCGGGTGGCTTGAGGACGAGGCGTGCCGCATCGACGACACGCCGTACCGGGTGGACGACGACTGGATTGAGCGGAACTACAGGGCACCCCTCGCGGTGGCTCGCGCCTACCTCGGGGAGCAGGCGTGACCGTCCCCGTCGTCCTCCCCGACCTGCCGCCGCTGCCGGTACTGCCCCCGCTGGGTGACCCGCCGGGTATGCCGCGCCGTCTCGGCCCCACCTACACCGGGCACACCTGCCCCACCTGTACCGGGCCGGTCGGATCGCTGCTCGCCCTCTGCTGGCAGCCCGCCTGCATCACCGCCTACCTCGACCACGACGCCCTCTTCGACAACCAGGACCAGTGATGACTGACATCGACAACCCGAACTGGGCACCCCTCGAAGCAGTCATCCCCGCCGACGAGCGAAGCGACTGGATGTGGATGCACCGCACCACCGCCGACGACGGCACCGTCATCGAGAAGTACAAGCACCGGCAGACCAGGGGCTATCTCAACCTGTCGGCTGACGGCCGGGCGTGGCTGTTCCGCCGCCCCGCCGACGGCTGCGACCCGTGGTGCCGCGAGAAGCACGAGCACCGGCCTGATTCGCCGCCGACGGCGGAAGTGGTGTCGATGAAGACGGCCCGCGAATGGGCGTGGATCTGATGACCATCACCGTCGATCGGCGCATCTCGCCGACCTTCCACGGCGTCGAAGAAGTCGACGACCGGCGCTACTACCTCATCGGCGACGCCCGACTGCTGTCCTGCACCACCGTCACCGGAGTCATCGCCAAAGACGCTCTCCTCCGGTACGCCGCGAACCAGGCCGTAGCCGCCGTGTTCGCCGAACTCCCCTCCATCGTCATCGCCTCCCGCACCAAGCCGTGCGGGAACACCGGCCGCCGCTGCGACCACGACAACACCACCCGCTGCGACAACTGCGCCTGCCACGAATGCAAAGCGTGCATCGCCCGGTGGCTGTCCGAACGGCACATCGAGCACTCCGCTCGCCGCGCCGACGAAGGCACCCGCACCCATGACGTCATCGAATGGTGGTCGTACCACGGCCAGATCAAGCCCTACGACGCCGACATCGCCCCCTACGTGAAGGCGTTCGAGGCGTTCGTCGCCGAGTACGGGCTGACCCCCGACTCGTTCCTCGCATCCGAAGCTCTCGTCATCAACAAGGGTGCCGGGTATGCAGGGACGACCGATGGGGTGATCCGGTTCCGCGCCGACGCCACCCCGGCCGCCGCGAAGCTGGTGTCGCGGGTGACGCAGATTCAGGCCAAGCGCGCCGTGAAACTCGGGCTCACCGTGGATCTGCTGGTCGACTTCAAAACCCGCGAGGGTGAGGGGCCGAAGTTCTACCCGGAGCAGGCATTGCAGTTGACCGGCTACCGGCACGCCCCCGTCATCCGGATCAAGGGCGACGACGTTGACCACCCCATGCTGCCGACCGACGGCGGAATGCTCATCCAGCTTCGCCCCGACGGGGTCACGCCCCGCTTGGCGGTAACCACCGAACGCACCTACCGGCGGGGATTCCTGTACGCGCTCGGCCTCACGAAGTGGCTGATCGAAGAGGGGCCGGCTGCCGTGTCGTCGCACACGTTCGTGCTGCCCGAGACCGTCGCCGCCCGCGCGCGGAAGGCCGCCAAGCAGTCCGCCGCCGAGCCGGCCCCCGCCGCCGCCTGATCTTCCGAGGAGACTTCCATGCCCATCAAGACCTTGCAGCGTCGCCTCACCCAGGTTGGTGTCATCCGCCTCGGCGAGCAGCGCGTCTCCCAGCGCGGTAAAAACTACCCGGCCAAGCTGGAAACTCTCCGCTTCACCTCCCCTTCACAGACCCTCATCGAGGCCGTCGCCTCCCTGTACGGGGGTGCGGTGAAGCCGTGGCAGCACAACACCGGACCCCAGTTCGAGGTGGTCACCCAGGCGAAGAACATTCCGGTGCTGGTGCCGCCGCAGCAGATCGACCCGAACTACGAACTGTGGGGCAACGGCTTCCGCAGCCGCATGTGCGACGGGGAAACCGAGCGGATCCGCCAGCAGGCGTGCCTGTGTGCCGCCGCCCGCGCCGCCGGACGGGAGTTGAAGCCGGCCGAGGCGTGCAAGCCGACCACCCGCATGTCGCTGATGCTCGCCGACGTGCCGTCGCTGGGCACCTGGAAGCTTGAGAGCCACGGCTGGAATGCCGCCGCCGAACTGCCGATGCTCGCCGAGTCGATTGCTGCCGCCGCCCAGCCGATCCCCGCCCGCCTGGAGTTGCAGTTGCGGGAGAAGAAGCTGTTCCACCCGAACCGGCCGCAGAACGAGCAGATCGAGTCGCGGACGTTCATGGTGCCGGTGCTGCACTTCGAGTTCGTCACTCCCGCGCAGGCGTTCGGCGGGCAGATCGCCCACGCCGCCCGGCAGGCGATGGTCGCCCAGCATCTTGCCGCGATCGGTGCCGCGCCGGAGACGCCGCAGGACTCGGAGAAGCTGACCGAGTCGGAGGTGGTGCGGCTGGCCGGCATGGTCAAGACCATTCCCCAGTTGCAGGCCCTCTGGAAGGACGCCGCTCGGGACGGTGCGTTGACCGACGCGACGAAGAAGGTGTTGGAGGGGCGGGCAAAGGATCTTGCCCCTGCCGCCCAGTCGGATCCCGCGAATCCTGCCGCGCCGACTGTCTCCGCGTCGGACTCGCAGGGCGAGCCGGTTGACGCGGAGATCGAGCCGGACAAGGACGCCCTGTGGGTGCAAATCCAGGGTGCCGCCGGGAAGCGGAAGTGGAACTCAGCGGCTCTTGAGGAGCGCATCTACAGCCGGTTCAAGAAGGTGTCCGACGAGATGAACGGCTTCGACATGGAGGCGTTCCTCGTCGAGGTCGAGAAGGGATCCATCGCATGAGTTGGCATCTCGGCCCGATGCTGGCCTACGACTGCGAGACGACCGGCGTGGACGTCGAGGCGGACCGGATCGTCACCGCCGCCGTCGTCATGATCGAACCGGGTGCCGCGCCGCAGATCCGTTCCACGGTCATCAACCCCGGCGTGGACGTGCCCGACGCCGCCGCCGAGGTGCACGGCTGGACGACCGAACGGGTGCAGGCCGAAGGTAAGCCGCCGGCCGCCGAGGTGGCGTGGATCGTCAACGCCCTGGCCGGAGCGGTCACGGCCGGCGTGCCGCTGGTCGTGGCGAACGCCCCCTACGACCTGACGCTGCTGGACCGGGAAGCCCGCCGGCACGGCCTGCCGACCGTCACCGACCGTCTGAACGGTGCCACGCTCAGCCCGGTCATCGATCCGATGGTCATCGACAAGGCTCTCGACCGGTACCGGCCGGGCAAGCGGAAGCTGACCGACCTGTGCGCCACCTACGGGGCGCTGATCGACAACGCCCACGACTGCACGGCTGACGCGTTGGCTGCGGCCCGGGTGGCGTACCGGTTGGGTCAGCGCGCCCAGCAGGCCACGTCGCACGCCATGAGCGTGGCCGACATCTACCGGGACCGCCGGTACCCGGAGCGGATCGTGCGCGGGTTTCAGGAGTTCGGGAAGCTGACGCTCGCTGAGCTGCACGACGCCCAGGTGGGCTGGTATGCGGAGCAGGCGAAAGGGCTGGCTGCCTACTGGCTGCGGCAGGCCAACGAGCTGGAGTACCGGGCTGGGCGTGCCGGGGACGACGCGGAGCGGGCCACGCTCACGCAGGACGCCGCCGACCTGCGTGCGCGCGCCGACGGTGTGAGCGTCGAGTGGCCGATCCGCCCGTTCGGTGGTGCCCGGTGACTGTCGTAAACCCGGTCGCTGTGGAAGACGCGATCCGTGAGGTGTCCAACCGGATCGGCAAGGGCGTCGCTGTGTGCGACGAGCGGTACCGGCTGTTCCTCGCCGCTGACCGCGCCTACGACGCCGCGTTTGCCCGCGCCTACATGGCGTACCCAGGGGCTGCCCACGAACGTAAGTACGCGGCGGAGTTGGCGACGGGTGCCGAGCGTGAGGCGCGGGATGTCGCGGACGCCGCCTACCGCTACGCGGACCGTCAGGCAAAGGCGTTGGAGAACGAGCTGCGTGCGCTCCAGTCGGTGGGGGCGTCGATGCGGGCGATGTTCGCGGTGGCTGGGGTTGGGGAGCGGTGATGGAGCGCCGCACCCCCATCGCCCGGATGTCGGCTAAGCGCCGCGCCGCGTTCGCCGAGCAGGGCAACCCGAACCCGTTCTCAACCCTCACCAACGGGGCCGCCGTCGGGCGTGGCATGTCGCCGCGCCTGGCGGCACCCGCACCCAAGCGCCGGCCCGGCGACACCGGCCCGACTGCGGCGACGGTCGCCCTGGCGTGGCAGCGGGACGGCGGCCGGTGCGTGCGCTGCGGGGGCGTCCTCACCGGCGTTCGCGGCCTGGACTTCTCGGTGCAGCACCGGCGTGCCCGTGGCGCTGGCGGAACCACGCGCTCGGACACGAACCAAGCCCACAACCTGATCGTGCTGTGCGGGTCCGCAACGACCGGCTGCCACCACCACGTCGAGCGGCACCGGGCGGAGGCTCGCGAGTTCGGGTGGGCGATCCGCCAGGCCGACGACCCGGCTGCGATGCCTGTTCTTCACGCCGCTCACGGCTGGGTGCTGCTCACCGTCGACGGCGCATTCAACAACCACACCCCCAACCGTGACCTCACCTACCAGGAGGCGATCTGACCATGGGCTACATCGCGCACGACGCCATCATCGTCACCACCTCGGACTGCCGTCCCGGCGGGCTCCCCGACATTGACGCGTTCCGGGCGTCTCTGCCGCCCGAGTTTCAGCCACTTGTCATCGGCCCGGTGCGGTCCATCACGAACGGCTACCTGTCGTACGTCTTTCTGCCCGACGGATCAAAGGAGGGATGGGACACCAGCGACGACGGCGACGACTATCGGGCCCGGTTCGTTGCCCTGTTCGACCAGCGGTACGAGGACGGTTCGACGCACGACCAGTGGATCGGTGTCCGGTTTGGTGGGGCTGCCGAGTTCAACGATGCGGCGCGGATCACCGGGTCCGACGCGGCGGGGGTGACCGCGTGACCACCAGCAACTGCACCCACGGCGGCGACTGCACCATCCACCCCACCGCGCAGGGACTCCACAACTTCGACGCGGACGAGATGCGCGCCGAGCTGGAGCAGTGGCGTGCCACCTACGGCGAGAACGCGCTCCGCAACGCACAGCGCATCCTCGCCGACCGGGACCGGCTCGCCTTGATCGAGACGGCGGTGCTTCACATGCTGGCGCTCGCCCCCGACGAGTACCGGCAGGCGATCGTGGCCGCACGCGCGGCGGGCAGCGACGTCGACTACGCGAAGAACAACGGCCGGGCGGAGATGATCCGCATCTTCGCCACTGGCCTTGCGGAGCGCGCCGGGATGCCGGCGGTCGACTGGGAGCAGATCAAGCAGGGCGTGCCGGCCGACGGCGTCTACCGGGCGGAGGTGGCGGCGTGACCGCCCACCTCGTGAACGGTGACACGTTCACCGCCCTCACCATCGCCGACAAGGCCGGGGCGACCCTCAACGTGGAGCGCACCGACACCGGCAGCCTGTCGGCGTGGATCGCCCCACCCGGCGGCAACGACGGCGTTTCCGTCGTGCTCGACGACGCCGACACCGCCCAGGTGGTTGCGTTTCTCGGTGGCGAGGTCGCCGAGGTTGCCGCCCAGCGTGACCGCCTGTACGAGCAGTGCGCGGCAGCCCGCAACGCCCTGCGCAGCCTCGCTCAGGCGTACATGGACGAGACCGGACAGCCGGCGGCGGTGGACGCCTGATGGCCATCTACGACGCCCGCGAGTACACCACCCGCACCTACGAATGGGCCGTCCCCAACGGCTGCGTCGCCGACGAGTTCGACAAGGCATGGGCTGCTGCGCTCGCCACGTACCGGCGGGTGCACGGCCTGCCCGAGGATGCGGCCCCGAACGACGGTGGCTGGCTGCGGGTGTACGCGGGCGACGGCGAGGTTGTGTTGCGCTTCGACGTTCGGGAGGCGGGCCGATGACCGACACGATCGCCGTCTTCTGCCTCGCCTCCAACGACGAGGACTTCCCCACCCTCGCCGAGTGCACCCGCCGCAACGGCCACGACGGACACCACTGCGACACCCGCAAGCATCTCGCCTGGGACGCCGACGGCCCGACCAACTGCACCGCTGGATTCGACCACGGGCAGCCGCCCAACCGGCAGGCCCGGAGGGGAACCGTCACCCACACGAACCGCGCCCAGCGGCGAATCCTGAAGGGAAGCCCGCGATGACCGCCGTCGTCCGCGCCATCACCATCCGCGAGCCCTGGGCATCGGCGATCGCCACCGGCGCGAAGACCGTTGAGAATCGCGCGTCCGGTACCGCCTACCGAGGCCCGGTCTTCATCCACACCAGCCAGCGGGTCGACCTGCCCGCCTGCAACAACAACCTCGTCCGCCAGGCCCTGTGGGGTCGCACCGACTTCACCGACAAGGTCATCGACTACATAGCCGCCGACTTCACCCTCGGCGTCATCATCGCGGTCGCCGACCTGGTGGATGTGCACGACGCCGACACCATCCCCACCCTCACCGGGGAGCCGGGCACCTGCTGCGAACCGTGGGGGCAGCGTCTCCACGGGATCCGCACGGCGAAGCACCTGGTGTTGGCGAACGTGCGACGGTTGCGGAATCCGGTTCCCGCCCGGGGTGCCCTCGGGTTGTGGACGCCGACCGATTCCACGGTCGAGCGGGTCCGCTACGAGATGGCCGAGGCGGCGGCCCGATGACCATGACCGCGACCGACGTCCGCACGTGGACGCTACTCATCCCCGCCCCCGTCGCCCTGTGGTCCGCCAACGACTCCCACCGGCACGGCCCCCGCGCCAGCTCCGCCAACCGCGCCGCATGGCGGAAAGCCGGCTACGAAGCCGCGCAACTCCACCGGCTCCCCCGCAACCTCGCCCGCATCCGCCTCGGATTTGTCTTCCACTTCCAAACCAACCACCACCGGGACGCCCTCAACTACGCCGACACCGCCAAGCCCGTCATCGACGCGTTCGGGCCGCCGTTCGTGCAGGCACCCACTGCGAAGAAGCCGAAGGGTGCGGCGGCCCCCGGCTGGACGTTGATTCCCAACGACACCCCCGAGTTCTTGGAGTCCACGTCTCTGGCGATCGGCCCGCTGTGGCGTGACGTGATCGCCGGTGTGGATCTGCTGACTGCCCGACGGCTGGACTCGAAGTACGGCGGCCTGACGGTGACGATCACTGACCTGTCTGCGGTGCGGCGTGGCTGAGCGGACTCTGACCCGCACACGCCTGCCGTTCGTCGGCCAGCGCGGAGACACCGTCACCGTCACCGACGGCTGGGTCTACCTCAACGGTCGCCGCTTCGACCCGCTGGACGCCTTGGATCTGTCGGCTGCCCTCGCTGTCGCCGTCCAGATCACCACCCTCAACCACACCACCCCGCAGGAGGCCCACCATGGCTGACACCAACATCGAGTGGACGCAGCGCCCCGGCACCACCGGCGCTGTCTGGAATCCCACTACCGGATGCGACAAGATCTCCGCCGGCTGCGACAACTGCTACGCCCTCACCCTCGCCAAGCGGCTCAAGGGCATGGGGTCGGCGAAGTACCAGACCGACGGCGACCCGCGCACCTCCGGCCCCGGCTTCGGGCTGGCCGTGCACGCCGACGCGCTGCGGCTGCCGCTCGCCTGGCGCAAGCCCCGAACGGTGTTCGTCAACTCGATGTCGGACCTGTTCCACGCCCGGGTGCCCCGCGAGTTCGTCGCCCGCGTCTTCGCCGTCATGGCCGCCACCCCGCAGCACACCTACCAGATCCTCACCAAGCGGCCGGAGCGAATGGCTCGGATGCTGACGGACCTGTGCGACTGCGGCGGTGGACACCGGCCCGGCGTCCACCTCAAGTCGTCGATGGAGTGGGCGGCGACCTCGCACAGCCCGACGTACGTGCCCGGCCTCACGCCCAAGACGGGCCGCCTCGCCGAGAGTTGGAAAGACGAACTGCTGCCCCTGCCGAACGTGTGGCTGGGCACGTCCATCGAGCTGGACAAGTACGCCAGCCGCGCCGACGCCCTCCGCAACACCCCCGCCGCCGTCCGGTTCATCTCCGCCGAGCCGCTGATCGGTCCGCTCCCGTCGCTCGACCTGACCGGCATCGACTGGCTGATCCTCGGCGGCGAGTCCGGCTCCGGCTCCAGGCCGCTCAACCTCGGCTGGGTGCGCGACCTGATCGTCAAGGCTCAGAATGCAGGAACGGCCGTGTTTGTGAAGCAGCTCGGCTCGGTGTGGGCGCAGGACTGGCATGTGGGTGGGCAGGCGGTCGCCCGTACCGATCCGAAGGGCGGCAACTGGGACAACTGGCCTGCTGATCTGCGGATCCGCGAGTACCCGGCCGAGCGTGTGGCGGTGACCGCGTGACCGCCGCGACCACCCTGCCGAAGCGCATCCAGCGCAAGCGTTCCGTCGGATGGCGGATGCCCGAGAACGCAAAGTACGTCGGACGGCCCACCCGCTGGGGTAACCCGTTCACCGCCGTCGCTACCGCCACCAAGTCGGAGGTGTGGGAAGGCGACCGGTTCATCGGCCAGTCCACCGACCCGACGTGGGGTCGCCGCCGCGCCGTCGAACTGTTCATTCTGCACACCGGCCCGATGGGCAACTACGAGTACGACGCCGACACCCTCGCCGAGTTGCGCCGTGACCTTGCGGGTCGGGACCTCGCGTGCTGGTGCCCGGACGGCCAGCCGTGCCACGCCGATCACCTGCTCCACCTCGCCAACGGCCGGGACGCCTGATGGCCGCGCTCGGCATCGACGGCGGGCTCGCCACCACCCGCCTCAGCGGCACCGGCACCGACGCCGCCGACCAGAAGCGCAAGCAGGAAGCCGCCCGCAACGTCCTCTCCGGTATCGCCGCCGACAAGTTCGGGGCACGCGACGGCGACCCCAACGCCGAGCACGCCGCCGCACACGCATGGGCTGAGGTGCTGGACATGCTGGGGCTCCCTCCGGGCGGCAGCGGCACGCTCGGCAACACGGAGACGGTGCGGCCCGCCCCGACGGCCCCTGCCGCCAACCCGACCGGACAGCCCCGCGTCGTCGTGAGCATCCGCCGGCCCGCCGCCGAAGACGACTTCCACAGCCGTGGCATCTGCCGCGACGAGGACCCGGAGTTGTTCTTTGCCGTCGGCACGTCCGGCCCGGCTCTCACTCAGATCGAGCAGGCCAAGGCCGTCTGCCGCCGCTGCCCTGTCGTTGACCAGTGCTTGCAGTGGGCGCTTAGCGGTGGGGTTGACGACGGCGTTTGGGGTGGCATGTCCGAGGACGAGCGCCGCGCCGTCAAGCGCCGTGGCGGGCTCCGCGTGCTGCGGGCCGACGCCGCATGACCTCCCGTACGACGGCCCGCCCCACCACCGGGGCGGGCCCCCACCCCGACAGGACCGCCATGAACGACACCGACCTGCACCACCTGCTCAACCTCGCCGACACCGGCCGAGTCCACCACACCACCCGCCACGGCTACATCGACACCATGACCGGGGCCAGCCTCGACGACCTCGTGTACGCCGCCGACGACCTCGGCATGGTTGACCTCGCCGGCAGCCACGTACACGCCACCATGACCGCCCGGCGGTGGCAGGCGGTCACCCCGCGCCCCGACCGCGCCCACCCGGCCGCCCTGTTCCACGCCGAGGCCGCCTGATGCGCGCCCCCACCGACCTGCACCCCGACGACCGGGAAGCACGCCTCGCCCTACGGGCACTCCTCATCACAGCCCGAAAGGAGGCAGGGCACAGCCAAGCGTCACTCGCCGCGATCCTCGGATGCACCCAAACCGCTGTAGCTCGCTACGAGCTGGGCGAGTTTCAGCGCATCAACCCGGCCCGACGCATTGCCCACCACCTCGGGCTACGCATCGTCATGTTCCCTGACGGTGTACCCGGCGGACCGTACGACGACCCGGCGATGCTCGCCTTCCGTCCCGCCGAGTTCACGGCGGCGTCCGTCTGGGACCAGCAGCACCTCATGTCCGGTCTGGTGACGGCACGCCGGGCGTGCGGACACACACAGGCCAGCCTCGCCCGGCTGCTGGGCACGACGGAGAACGCGCTGGGTGAGTTTGAGCGCAGCCCGCATGTGCCGTTGTTCGGGTCGGTGCAGCGGTACTGCCGGCCGTTGGGCGGCTGGTTGTGGCTCGGGGTGGAGAGCCTTCGACCGGTTGGGGCGGTGGCCGCGTGAGCCTGCACCCCAACGCCGTCCTGCCGTGCGGCACCGACAGTGCCCGCCGCCGGCACGCCGCCCACGGGCAGACCTGCCCCGTCTGCGACTCCAGCGAGACGCCCACCCCCACCAGATCGGAGGAGTCGTGATGCTGCTCTCCGACACCGACATTGCCAGCGCCATCGACTCCGGCCGGCTCCGCATCACCCCACACGAGCCGTCCCTGATCCAGCCGTCATCCATTGACGTGCGACTCGACCAGCACCTGCTGATGTGGCCAGAGCGTCACCCCGACATCTGGTATGTCGACGACTACATCGACCCGGCCGCCGAGAACCCGATGATGCCCGTCGAGATCAGCGACAGGGGAGCGCTCATCGCGCCTGGCCAGATGGTGCTGGCTTCCACCGTCGAGCACATCACCCTCGACGCCACCCTCGCCGCCCGCGTGGAAGGCCGCAGCAGCATGGGCCGTCTCGGGCTGGCAACACACATCACGGCCGGTTTCATCGATCCCGGCTTCTCCGGGCACATCACGTTGGAGCTGGTCAACCACGCTCCCCGGCCGATCCTGCTGCACCCGGGCATGCGCATCGGTCAGCTTTGCCTGTTCCAGCTCACCAGCGCCTCCAGTCGCCCGTACGGGTCGGATGGGTTGGCGTCCCACTACCAGCAGCAGCCGCGAGGCCCTGTCGCATCCCGCAGCCACATCGGCTGGCGCACCTGGCCCACCACCCCGACCACCACTAGCGAAGGAGTCGCCCCGTGAAGCTGACCGTTGAGCGCGGCGCGTTCGCCGACGCCGTTCACGACGCCGCGAAGGCCCTACCGAACCGCCCGTCCGTGCCCGTCCTCGCCGGGGTACGACTGATCGCCGACGACAACGGGGTGACTGTCAGCTCGTTCGACTACGAGGTGTCGACCGAGGTGCACGTTCGCGGCACCGTCACCGACCCCGGCGGCGTGCTCGTGTCGGGCCGGCTGCTCGCCGAGATCACCAAGGCGCTACCGCACAAGCCGGTAAGCCTCGCCAGCGTCGGCGCGCACCTGGAGTTGGTGTGCGGCTCGGCCCGGTTCACCCTGCCGACGATGCCGGTGGAGGACTACCCGGCGCTACCGGCGATGCCGGCACCGGCGGGGACGGTGGACGCCGCCGCGTTCGCTACCGCCGTCGCCCAGGTCGCCGTGGCCGCCGGCCGGGACGAGACGCTGCCGATGATGACCGGCGTCCGCGTCGAACTCGCCGGCAACACGATGGCGCTGCTCGCCACCGACCGGTACCGGCTGGCCGTGCGGGAGATGCGGTGGACGCCGGACAACCCCGACGTGAACATCAACGCCCTCGTCCCCGCGCGCACCCTCCATGACACGGCGAAGGCCCTCGGCCCGCTTGGCGGTGAGGTCACGATCGCGTTGGCGCAGGAGAACGCCGGCGAAGGGATGATCGGCTTCGCCCGGGACGGCCGCCGCACCACCTCCCGGCTGCTCGACGGGGCCAACTACCCGCCCGTCCGGTCGCTGTTCCCGAAGCCGGAGGCGGTCGCCGCCACCGCAGTCGTCCCCGTCGCCGCACTGGTTGAGGTCGTGAAGCGGGTGGCCCTCGTCGCCGACCGCGCCACCCCCGTGCTGCTGTCGTTCAGCCCGGACAGCCTCATCGTGGAAGCTGGCGGCACCGAAGACGCCCGCGCCTCCGAGGCCATGGAGGCCACGTTCACCGGTGACCCGCTCACCATCGGCTTCAACCCGCAGTACCTCACCGAAGGACTCCAGCAGCTCGGCAGCCGTGACGCCCACTTCGCGTCCACGAACGCGTTCAAGCCGGCCGTCATCACCCCCGCCGGAGACGACGGGCAGCCCGTCCCCGGCTACCGGTACCTCATCATGCCGATCCGGGTCTCCCGCTGATGGCCGGCTTCAACTGCGGACAGCACCGCACCTACACCGCCGGCTGCCGAGGCTGCCAACGCGTCGACTCCCACTACGACCGGCGGCGACGCCGCCTCATCGCCGAAGGCAAATGGCAGCACCCGGTACCCGTCGGGAACGTGCTCACCCACGTCGAACAGCTCCGCGACAGCGGCATGTCCCTCGCGTCTGTCGCGAGAGCCGCCGGGGTTGCTCCCCGCACCCTCTACTCGGTCGTTCACGAACGCCGCAAGACCATCCGCGCCACCACTGCTGCTCTCGTTCTCGCCGTGCAGCCTGCCGCCACCCTGCCCGCCGGCATGGTCCACGCAGTCGGCGTCACCCGCCGCATCCGCGCGTTGGTGGCCGCCGGCTACAGCCTCACCGCCGTCGCCCGGGGACTCGACAAGCAACTCCAGGCAGTGTGGGAGTGGGCGTGGGCGAAGCAGCAGATGGTCACCGTCGACACGCATCGTGCCGTCTGCGACCTGTACGACCGGTGGTCCCTCACCCCCGGTACCAACGTGCGTGCCCGCAACACCGGCCGCCGCAACGGGTGGGCACCGCCTCTCGCGTGGGACGACGCCGCCCTCGACGACCCAGACGGCACCCCCTACGACGCGGACCCGGCCGGCGATGCCCGGATCGTCGACTGGGAGGCCATCCGCCGAGCCCTCAGCGGCGAGCCAGCCAACCTGACGCGCCTGGAGCGGCACCACGCCGTACACCGGGGCCAGCAGGCCGGCATGACCCTCGCCGCCATCCAACGCGCCCTACGCATGTCCGGCAGCTACGTCAACGAGCTGGCACACCGGCCGCTACCCACCTACAGCCTCGCAGCCTGACTTTGTCACGGGTGCGGTCCGCCGTCGTGGACGGACCGCACCCCCACCCCTTACACCGACGGAGGTCACCATGAACCCAGTCGACGACCGCACCTTCGTCAACCCCCTCGTCAAGGCGCTGCACCGCCACACCGACCGGCTCGCCGACAGCATTCCCGGCCCTCGAACCCACGACGGGCACCAGCGCCGGCAGCGCATCGCCGCCGCCTGGGTGTACCTGTCCGCGATCGTCGCCTGGGCCGAAGACCACCACCTGATCGACGTGACCCTCCACGCCGGCCTGCGCGATGTGCCCGCCCGCTACACCACCGGCACCGCCCGGCCCGTCGTCGCCCTCGCCCAGGCCATGGGCAACCTCACCGTGCACCCGGCCACCCAGTGGCTGATGCACCCCGCCTACAACACGGACCTCCACGAGGGCACACCGTCAGATGACGCGGTGCAGGCACTCGCCGACTGGTGGGCCGCCGACGCACCCAGCCTCGCCTACGAGGTGACAGCCGAGCCGCCGTCGATCAGCGGCTGGCTCATCGGCGACCTCCTTCAGACGATCACCGACGAGCGGCGCAAAGGGTTCGCGCTCGCCCAGACGCCGTGGTGGATCTGCGACTTCCTGCTCGACCGGACCCTCATCCCCGCCTGCGCCGAGTTCCGCACCCAGCGGTTGATCCGCACCATCGACCCCACCGCCGGCACCGGCCACATGCTCATCCGCGCCATGGACTACCTGTGGGAGTGGTACACCACCGGCACCCTCCGGCCCCGGCAAGCCGTCGGGGGCCCGGCCGCGACCGGCGGCACCCGCATCGACCCGCAGCACGCCCTACCCCGGGTCGTCGCGTCCGTGGACGGCATCGAGATCGACCCGCTCACCGCCGCCGTCGCACGCCTCCGCTGCACCGTCTATGCCGCCCATCTCGCCCACCAAGCCGGCTACGCCACCGGCCCGCTGCGGTTGGACACGATTCCCCGCGACCTGATCCCCCGCGTCGGGGTGGCCGACAGTCTGCTCCTCGGCAAGGTCGACCGCGCCACCTACGCCAGCACCCACCCGCACCTCGCCGACCTGCCCGGGGCCAGTTTCACCGGTGACGACTGGGACCACACCCGGCCCACAGCCGCCTCGCCGGCCGCGCTCTGCCTCGCCGCCCCGCAGCAGCTCGACCTGTTCGACGGGATCGCAGCATGACCGCCCTCCGCCACGGCTGGACCCTCGCCGACATCAACACGGCAGCCCGAGACGCAGCCCTCGGCGTCGGAGCCCGCGCCGCCGACTTCCACGAACGCTACGACACCGCCTGGTCCGCCATCGCCGAACACCTCTACACGACCACCAACCCGCCCGCCCGCCACGACCTTGTCACCGCCGGCCGCAGCGCCATCCTCCGCGAAGAAGCAGCCATCCGACGCTCCCACGGGCTTCCCGACCGGAACATCGGACAGCACTCGCAGACACCCCGCTACGTCATGTACTGGCAGTGGGCGGCCCGCACCACACCAAGCCCCGAAACGTCCGTGGTGGAACGGCACGCCACCCGACAGATCCTCGCCGCCCTCACCGCACGGCAGCAGGCGACCGTGGCTGCGATGGCCGCCGGGCGCAGCCCTCAAGCCGCCGCCAACCTTCTTGGTGTCCCCTACCGGACGGTCACCTCCCGCATGAAAGAGGTGCGCCGCCGATTTTTCCGCCTGTGGCATGAGGGTGAAACCCCGTCGCGGGTGTGGTTGAACGAGCGGGCCGGCAGCCGCACGGAGGGACACCGGATCATGCAGGCGGTTCGTCGCCGCAACGGCACAGCGCGGGGACGGTCGAAGCGGGTGGCGGCGTGAGCGCCCCTCGGGTGTGCCCGACACCCCGGAAGATCCGCTACCGGGACCGCATCGCCGCTGCCCTGGCTGCCGGGAAGGTCGGCAACCTGCGCCACGACTTCGACCGGTTGGAGCCGTACCTGTGTGCGGGGCATTGGCACAACCGGACTGTGGTGAAGCGGCGCGGGGGTGTGCGGTGAGGGCGGGCAGCACGAAAGCCCGACGCTGCGGGGGCGACGGGCTCGGCGGTTCGGCGATGGCTACGGGCTCACTCGTCGCCTACCTGCATGGTGGCGCTCGGGAGGGTGATCCCCTGCTCAGCAAGGGCCCGCTCCAACGCCTCGTAGTACTTCGGCGGGATCAGCACGGCACGCAGCTCACCCGGCTTGCCCTTGGTCACGAACGTGACTTCTTCCAGGTAGTGGGCAGCGTCCACCCGCTTCCCGACCTTCTCTCGGAACTCCACGATTCCCATGCGCTCGCTCCCCTGCATGCCCTTACGGTAACTTCTGCTCAGAGTGTACAGTGTGTACAGCACCGAACGCGAGGCAACCAGGAGGCACCCCTGTGACCACACGGTGGGAGGTGGAGAAGGCCGTGAGGGCGTCGCGCATCGACATCACCGGCAAGGGCATCCTCATGCTGCTGCTGTCGCTGACCGACACCAGCACCGCCGAGATTCCACCAAAACACGCCCCGACCTACACGGAGCTGGAGCAGATTACGAGCGCCTCCCGATCCACGCTGGTCGAATGGATGCGCGCTCTGACTGACGCGGGCTGGGTCAGCAAGCTGATTGTTGAGGGCGAGTCGAAGACGGGTTACGCGCTTTTCGTGGGCGATCCGAACGCGCGTCGAGCGCCGCGCAAGCGAGCTGTGAAGGACAGCCCCGAGGCGTTGATCCCCGCCCCCCGCGAAGCGATGGACGGCGATGGAGCGTATCGCCAGGCGGCACGGGTGACCGAGCCTGTCATGCCGCTAGGCGATACGGAGCATGCCGCTAGGCGATACGGGAGCATGCCGCTAGGCGATACGCCAGACGTGCCCCTCCTCTTTATGAACTCTCCTACGGAGAGTTCTACAACCAACCCAACCTTCACCCCTCCCCTCGACGGGGAGGCAACGACCAAGCCGAAGAAGCGGGCAACGAAGCCGAAGAAGGCCGAGCCGTACCGGGAAGACGTCGACCGAGTCTGCAACTACCTCGCCGAATGGATCGTCAAAAACAAGTGCAAGCGGCCGACCATCAACGACGAATGGCGCGCTGAAGCCCGACGGATGATCGACCTCGACGGGCGCAGCCTCGAAGACATTCGCCGGGTCATCCGCTTCTCGCAGACCAACCCGTTCTGGCGGGGAAACGTTCTCTCGATTCCCAAGCTCCGCGCGAAGTTCGATCAACTGCGGCTGCGCATGGAAGCCGAAGAAGAACGCGACCAGCAGGGCCGCCTCAACGGCGGGATGCGTGCCAGCAACCCCCGCATCCTGCGCAACAGCCACGAAAACCAAGACCGCTACGACGTGAAACTGTGAAAGGAGGGCCAGTGGACATCCGCACCACCGACCTCGGTGCCGTCGCCCGCGACGTGCTCGCCCGACGCGGCATCGACCCGACCATCGCGCCCCCACCGGCACCGTTCAACCTCGCCGACCACCTCACCGACCAGGCCAACGCCACCCTCGACCTGATCCTGCCGCCACGGTTCCGGCACGCCGAACCCGATGTGCCGGAGGTGCGGCAGTGGATCGGCCGCTACCTCGCCGACCCGAAAACCTGCCCCGGCCTGCTGCTGCTCGGCCCCGTCGGCACCGGCAAGTCGCATCAGGCGTTCGGGGCGCTGCGGCGGGTGGCGTTGGAGTGCGCCAAGAGGTGCCGGCGCATCACCTACGCGGTGACCAGCCACCCCGAGTTCAACGCGGCCATGCGCCCCCAGCCGGACGACCGACACCTGCGCGCGTTGGAGGACTTCCAAACCGTTGATCTGCTCGTCTTCGACGACCTGGGCGCAGGCAAGTCGTCGGACTGGACCGAGGACACCCTGTATCGGCTGGTGGACACCCGGTGGGCACGGCAGTTACCGACGATCACCACCACCAACCTGGACGCCGGCTCGTTGCGCGCCAACGCGGACGAGCGGGTCGTGTCCCGCCTGTCAACGAACGTGCAGGTGGCGTTGAAGGGCACCGACCGGCGTCGTGAGGAAGGCCAGCAGTGACCGACGATCGCGCCGCTGAGGTGACCGTCTTCTACGACCACCCCGCCGAGCAGGCCGTGTTGGGGGCGATGCTGCTCGACCCGCTGATCATCGGCGAGGTGGAGGCGTTCCTGTCTGCGCGGTCGTTTCACAAGCCGGCCCACCCGGTGATCTTCTCGGCGATCAGTCGCCTACGGGAGTCGGGCGGAAAGACTGACCCGATCAGTGTCGCCGGGTATCTCGCCGACGAAGGGAAGCTGCACCAACTGCCGGACCCCGATGGGGCCCTTTACCTGCACAAGCTGGTGGCTGTGGTCGGGGGTATCGCCTCCACCGCGCAGGCAGTCCACTACGCGCGTACGGTCGCCGACAAGGCGCTGCTGCGGGACTTGGACACGTCGCTGGCGGACATCCGGTCGACGATGCGTTCCGGCGGCGGCGGCACCCCCGCTGACCTGTTGGAGCGGGCCCGCAACATGATCTCCGACCTGGGGTTGCGGGTGGTCGGGCAGGGCGGCCCGGAACGGTGGAAGGACATCATCGAACCGGCCCTCGACGCCATCGACCGGGCCTGCGAAGAAGGGGCCGGCCCCCCGGGCATCCCCACCGGCCTCCCGGATCTGGACAGGCTGATCCACGGGTTGCAGAAGCAGCGCCTGTACGTGGTGGCCGGCATCCCGGGCGGCGGCAAGTCAACGCTCGGCGCGGGAGATTTCGTCCGGTCGGCCGCGTTCCACCACAAGGTTCCGACCGGCGTGTGGTCGCTGGAGATGACGAAGCAGGAACTGTTCAACCGGCTGGTGTGCGCGGAGGCGCAGGTGCCCTCCGACAAGATCGCCGACGGGACGCTCGACGACCGGGACTGGACGGCCATCGCACGCATGGTCGGTGACACCGGCGAAGCCCCCCTCTGGATCGACGAGACCAAGGGGATCACGATGGCCGACATTCGGGTGCGTGCCCGCCGGTTGAAGCAGCAGCACGACCTCGGCCTGGTCGTCATCGACTACGTCGGGCTGATCGAAACCCGCAGCGGGGCACCCCGCAACCAGCAGATCGACGAGCTGGCCCGGTCGGCGAAGAACCTCGCCGGTGAACTGGACCTGCCGGTGGTGCTGCTCGCACAGATGAACCGCAACTACGCGCAGCGCGCCGACAAGCGGCCTGTGCTCACCGACTTGAAGGAGTCCGGCGGCATCGAAGCCCACGCCGACGTGGTGATCTTCGTGCACCGGGAGGAGCAGTTCGACAAGACGAAGCGGATCGGCGAGGCCGATCTGATCGTCGAGAAGAACCGTGGTGGGGCTCGCGGCAGCATCGAAGTCGCCGCCCAACTGCACCTGAACCGTTTCGTGTCTATGGCCCAGTGGGACGGGAAGTGACCATGAACCCCTCAGACGACCTGCCCGGACGGATCACGTGGCGGTGCGACACCTGTCGCGCCGTAACCACCACCGGGTGCATCCACATCGACTTGCAGACGGTGAGCGCCGCCGAGAAGTCGTTCTCCGACTACGAGCAGGGCCGCAGCCGGGACGCCGAGATGGTGTCCCTGGCGAGCCTGATGCTGATGCCGCAGCCGGCCCGCTGGCAGGTGCATTGCGCCGGCTGCGTGCACAACTGCTGCGGCTGCTACTCGATTGACCTGCGGCAGTGCCAAACGATCTACGCACTGGTGAAGTGGACGGCCCACCTGTACGAGAAGAACTGGTTCAACGCGACGAACTGGATGGGTCTTCTGCACCGGGTGGCGCAGGAGCACGGGTCGGCGCGGGAAGCGACAGGGGTCGCGTGATGACCACCGCATGTGGAGTGTGGCTTGCGGGCGACTTCCTGGCCCGCCACGACTACGAGGTGATCTTCCGCCCGGATGGCCGTGTGACGGCTGCCCGTGACGGGATCACCGTCCTGGTGCCGGGTGTGTGCGGGCACGACCCGCAGGATTGCCCGCCGCTGACACCTGCCCAGACCGTCCGGATGGAGGCTGCCGCATGAGCGACACGATCACCGCCGACCAGTACGCCGATCACACGCGCACCCTCCACCTGACCGCGTACCCCGCCGTGCGCGCCTCCGACATCTCCTGCCTGACGTGCGGGGCGGCATCCCGCCGGTCGTGCCTGGACGGCGCGCGGAGTGTCTCCGCCCACCCGCGCAGGGTCGCCGACGCCACCCGGATCAGCGCCGCCCGTCTCGCCGATGCCGACCACGCCGCCGACGCGGCCCGCGCCGTCCACGCCCGGCTGACCGAGGGCACGCCTGCCAGCCTGGTTGCCCGGGGTGTGCGACGGGAGGGCCGGCGCGCGTTCCTGATGGCGTACGGGTGGCGTCCGTTGTACTGCACGCCGTCGTCGCCGTGGCGGTCCCCGTACACGCCGCTGCCGTCCCGGATGAGTTTCGCGGAGGCGTTCGCGTGGGTGATGCGGGAGCACGCCGTGTTTCTCTCGCCGCTGCCGCTGCTGGGGGTGTGCGTGTCGTGCATGCGCCCGTCGGGCGGCGGCCGGGACCGGTTCGGGGTTCCCCGGTGCGAGGCGTGTGCCGTCGGCATGGGTGTCGTGGCGGAGCGGAGGGCCGCCGCGTGAGCGCCCCGGAGAACGAGGGCACCCGCCTGGTTGCCGCCCTGACCGCCGCCGGGTTCACGACTGCCGGCCACGGTCGCGGCTACACGCGGATGGGCTGGCCCGGTTCGGCTGAGCTGCGCGGGTCGCTGCTGGTGCCCACCGATGACACGGACCCCGAGTACGGGGAACTGCTGGCTGCTGTGCGGCAGGTGCTTGGAAGGGCGGTACGCCGTGGCGAGGCCGCCCGCCGCGCGATGGAGTGGTACGCCGGGGAGGCGACGTCGTGACCGAGGAACTGCCCCTGCCCGGCCTGCACAACAACGGTGCACAAGACCCCGACCAGTGGGCCCCGGCGCGCAGCAACCGCCGCGACTCGTACGGCTGCACCCGCCCCGAGGTCGGCGACTTGGTGGCGTGGCGATACGCGGCGTGGCTCGTCCACGAAACCCGCCCCTACCTCGACGTCGATCTGACCGACAAGCGGCAGGCGAAGCTCGATGCGTCCGTTGCCCCCCTGACCGGCGAGAAGCGCGACCTCGCCTACGCCCGTAACCGGCCGTTCCACCTCGTGCTGCGCCACCACAACGGACCGCTGATCATCAAGCCGGGTGAGGAGCGCGGGTTCATCAGGCTCCACGACGGCACCCGCGAGATTCACTTCACGTCTTGGCCGCACCGCAACCAGTGGCACCGCCTGCCGGACCCCTACCAAACGTGCTCGTGCCACGGGCATCCGTGGCCGTGCCAGGAGATCGACCGGGCGGTTCTCACCCAACACCAGTTGAGGAAGATGGACCGGCTGATGGCGACCGCCCAGCCGGGGGTGTGCGCCCACTGCCTTGAGCCGATCACCACCCGGCAGAAGACGGTGACCTTCCCGGAGGAGTCACGGCTTGTGCCGGGAGCGCCCGGGCCCACGTTCCACGCCGGTCGGGCCGCCTGCTGGGGTGGGGCCGAAGAGTACGAGCGAGCCGGCAGGCTCGCCGACAACCCGGATGTGCCCCGGATCGCCTCGTGTCCAGGGATCACGTTCATCCACGAGCGGCACGGCATGCCCGCCGAGCAGCGCATCGAATGCACCGCCGGCCCGTTCTGCACTGGCCTGCACGGGCCGTCCGGGTACCGGCAGGAGACGCCCTGCTGGAACCGGGTCGAACTGGCCGGCAACGAGGGCGCGTACGCGCGGCCGGGTTTCGACTGCGGCTACCGGGGGCGTGGGGGCGGCTGCATCGGCGGGGACCTGTCGGGTGGGGGCACATCGCTTTCTCCGGTCGCCGGGGACTTGCTGTGGGAGGCGCAGCAGCGGCGGCGGGGGATCCTGCCGTGACCGCCTCGGTGTGGCCGTCGGTGATGGTGACCGGCCACCGCCCCCAACACCTGGCCGCCGGAACCGAAGACTGGGTGCGCGGCGAACTCGACCGGCTCGCGGTGAAACTCCGCGACCACCACGGCCTCACCACCGGCATCACCGGCATGGCGTTGGGTGCGGACATGTGGTGGGCGCAGTCGCTGCACCTGGCCGAAGTGCCGTACGCCGCGCACATTCCGTTCCCGCAGCAGCCCGACCCGTGGCGGCGCAGCAACCCGCAGGCTGTCGCCGAATGGGAGCGGCTGCGCGCCCACGCCGACCGTGAGGTGGTGTACGGGGACCTCGCCGGACTGGCCGAGCACGCCCGGAAGCGGGTGGTGGTGCGGCTGCTACACAAACGCAACGACGGGCTGCTCGCCGCCTCCAACGCCGTGGTGGCCGTGTGGTGCCCGTCGAAGCTCGACGGCGGCACCTACTCGGCGCTGACGAAAGCCCACCGCGCCGGCCTGCCCGTCATCCACATCAACCCGGAGGCCCGCACGGTCACGCTGCCGTCCCGCACCGGCCTCGCACGCCTGCTGTGTCCGACCGCACCCGAACCACTCATCCCCGCCTGAGGAGGACCACCCGTGATCGACACCGACACCCTGCCACCCACCCAATGGCTGATCCTCGAAGTCCTCGCCGCCCGCCACCGCCTCGGCGAACCCTGCTGGACGTTCCCCTCCCGGCCCAGCATCCGCACCGCCGTAGCCGCCCTCAACGTTGCCGGCCTGGTCGTGTGGAAGTCGTCGCCCGCCCCGCGTGCGGTGCAGGTGTGGCTGACCGAGGAGGGCCGGTCTGCCGCCCTCGACGCCTCGTACGTTCCGCCGATCAACCGACCCACCGCCTGAGGAGACACCCATGACCGACTCCAACGCGCTCTACCGCACCGTGGTCCGCCTCGCCGCCATCGACGACAACACGATCACCCTGATCATCCCCGCCACTGACTTCGACCAGGTCACGTTCGCCCGAGACAACATCCACATTCCCTGCTGGCTGCTCGGCAAGGAGATCGGCTACCGGTTCTTTGCCCTCATCAACATCCACGCCGAGCGGCCCGAGCACGTCATGTTGTGGAACTGCGAGAACGACCCGCGCAGCCGGGCCGAGCAGGTTGCGCATCTCGGCGAGGTCTTCGGGGCGGATGCGATGCCGGCGCAGGTGCAGCCGTGACCGACAACGCCACCACGCCGCTGCGCGCGACCGCCCCCGAGGCGATCCACGCCGCCACTCATGACGCGTACGTCGACCGCGAAGGGCTCGGCACCGGTGAAGGCTTCCGGGCGGCAGCCGACGCCGCCTACACGGCCACCCTCACCCACCTGTACTGGCATCTGCGGCGGCACGCCGACGAATACCGGGCCGCCAACACCTACCAGCGGTCGCAGGAACGCGCCAAGACCGGTGACGCCCGCGACAAGCGGCAAGCCGCCATGCACCGGGCGTTCGCGCGAGGGCTCGAAGCCGCCGGGGAGGACGTTGCCGCGATGCTCGGCGTGCCCGAACACGAGATCGAACCCATTCCGGAGGTGACCCCGTGACCGACGGCTGTTCGCACGCGATCTGCCTACCCCTCAACGGGGACGGCTGCCGACTCGCCCAGACACAGCACACAGACGACCGCACCACCCACATGCTCGCCGCCGCCTGGACGGCTGTCCCCAACAACGAGATCGGCGGCTGGGCTGTCACCACCGACGGTCGCACACTCGCATCCGGTGGCGTGATCGCTGCGGACATGGTGTGGTCCCGGGAGATCGCCGAACACATTGCCGACGTGCACAACCAGTGGCTCGCCACCAACACCGTGCGGATACCCAGCCGCGCGGCGATCGTGCGCGGCGAACGCTTTGAGGTGACACCGTTGACCGTCACCGTTCACGACCATGAGGAGGCTTTTGCCCGCTGGCAGCGGGTCGTGAACATGTTCGACGCCACCGCCGGCCCGCTGAGCGCGCCTGTGGCGGCCGAACGCGCCGCCCCGGCACCCGAGGCCACCCCCAACCCCGCACAGACGCTCTGAACCGATGACCTTGCCGCTGCTGCCGGGCGCACCCCAGCCTGCCCGATGCCGATGCTGCCACCGCCCAGTCCCCACCGGTGTGCTGCACGACGGCCTCGGGGAGACGTGCGCCCGGCAGCGCGGTGTACTCCCACCCCGCATCCCCCGACCCCGCACGCCGGGACAGACCGGCCCCGACCTGTTCGACGCCGCCCACGAAAACAGCCCAGAAAAGGCACCCAACAACAGCCCCCACCATGATCTGTAACGCGTGCTGAACTGGTAAAATGTGAACGGGAGGTGCCCTATGTCCACCGGCGGGAAAGAACGCCAACCCGTCTACTTCCGGGCGTCGAAACCCGCCATCGGCATACTCGAACAACTCGCCCACGACGAAGGCGTCCTCGACCGCCACGGCAACCCCAACCGCTCCGAGATGATCCGCATCCTGCTCGCATACGCGCTGCGGCACTGGAAACGAGGATGGCGACCATGAGCCACACCTGGCAGACCGACGCCAAGGGCCGCCCCGACAACTTCGCCCACGATGTTGAGTTTGAAGGGCGAGGCCACAACGGGCCCTGCTGCACCGTGTGCGGGTTCTTCTTCTGCGAACACTGCTGGCCGGACGGCTGGAAGCAGACCTGCCCCGGCCCGCCACCGGAGGGCATGGAATACGGCTGGGGCGGCTACGGCACCACCCGCGAACCGGAGGAAGTGCCGGAGCCCGTACCCGTGATCGGCGCGTCCCGATCGGAGGCGCAGTGACCGACGAGCAGGCGGCGTGGCTTCACGCGCAAATAGACGAAGATGAACGCACCGCCCTCAGAGTGCCTGAGAAAGACCGCACGTGGACCCTCGATGGCACCATCCGCTCCGGCAGCTCGACGGACGACGTGGTCGACTGGGTGTACATCGAAGGTGCAGCCGAACACATGGTCCTCAACGACCCGAACCGCGCCCTGCGTGAAGCTGGGCTCAAACGGCGCATCCTCGCCATCCACCGACGACGCGCCGACATCACCGGCCAGCCAGGCGGCACGTTCGATGACTGCTGCCACGGCTGCGGCTACGAAGGCGACTGCGACGACCCCGTTGTGGGGAACGTCAACGACTGCCCTGAACGGCACGCACTAGCCGCCGTGTACGACGACCGCCCCGGCTACCAGGAAATGTGGAGCCAGCCATGACCAACGACCACGCGGTGTGGCTGTTCGAGCAGCCCAACTATCCGCTCCGCCCCGCCCTACTCGACTGGCTGACCGCCAACAACCTCAACCCCGAAGACATCCCCGTAGACGCCACCATCACCGTTGACGAGAACGCCGGCACCATCACCACCGACCGCTTCGTACGCCGCGACAGCAACATGGTGGTCGACGGGGACACGGTGCTGTGCGACAAGGTGACCGTGCCGATGGCAGTCCGCCCACCAGAGACGATCGCTCACCGGCTGACGTTCACGGGCAGGGCAGAGCGATGCTCGACGCACTGATCGTCTGGCTGCACGCCCAGCTCGACGCTCGCGAAGCACGCGCCCGAGCCGCAGCCGCCGAATACCCCGGCAACACCGGGCTCCACTGGGAAGCACGCCACGGCAGCGTCGGACCAGCCAACCCCATCGACAGCAACCCCGTCGCAGACGCCGCCGGATGGGGCAGCCTCGGTGAAGCCACCGCCGAACACATCGCCGACAACGACCCGGCTAGCGCCCTGGCCGAGGTGGAAGCCACGCGGCGCATCCTTGACACCGTGTACCCGGAGGCCGTCAAGCTCGAAGAGACGATCTGGCAGGAGTTCTCCAACTACCCGAACCCAAGCGCTTCGGAATTGCTGCTGAAAACGCTCGCCCTGCCGCACGCTGACAGGGAGGGCTACCGAGAGGAGTGGCGACCATGACCCACCCCACCCCGAACCAGTCCCGTATCAGCCCATCGGGGGAACTCGCCATCGTCGCCACCGCCACCAGCGTGCCCATTGCACTCTTCGGCGTCGCCTTCGATGTCACACCGGCCATCATCGGTGCCGCAATCGGCGGCACGCTGCTCTACAGCATCGCCGGTTTCATGCGCTGGATGGACGGACGATGACCGCGACCGACGAACTGCACGTGTGGCTCGGCCAGCAGATCACGGCGGCCGAAACCCGCACCCGGGAACTCCTCTACTGGGCGCAGCAGACAACCCTCACCCTGAAAGACCCGAAGCTGCTGGGCAAGTACATCCCCGGCTGGCACGACTGGCCCGCCGTGGAACGGGTCTGCCGGGAACGGCTCGCCGAACTCGACGCCCAGCGGCGCATCCTCGAACTGCACGCACCTCGCGCCCTGCCCGCCGCATACTCGGCGGTCGACAAAGTCATGTATCGGCCCGCCGTGACCCAGTGCGAACACTGCGACGAACTGTGCCACTCGGATAGCGGCCTCGCCTGCGATGACCCAGTCGACGGACTGTGGCCCTGCCCGACCGTCCGCACTGTCGCCGCCGCATTCTCGACCGAGCCCGGATACCGACCCGAATGGAGCCCACAGTGACCAACACCCGCCTCTGGCTGCGAGACAACAGCCCAAGAATCGCGGCACTCACTGTGCTGTACCTGGCCATGGCAACCCTACTGGCCCTGTGGGCATGGATCGTGCATCCCCCGACGTGGGCAATCGTCCTCACCTACACGGTCGCTACCGCCCTGTTCGGCCATCACGCCTACCGGCGGAACCGAGCCCGACAGGTGGCCCAAGGCGCACCTCGCAGCGGTTCGACGCCGTGACCGAGGCCCGCTGCTGGTGGTGCGGGGCCACCCCCGACGCGGTAATCGAAGACTGGCAGCTCGGCAAACCACACCCCAACCTCATCTACAACTGGCCGCCCGGCGACCACCAGCACGCCACCACACCGCCCACCCCCGAACAGCTCACTGCCGACAGCCACACCACCTGGCGGCGAATCATGGAGGCGCAGTGAACGCGGAAGTTCTGCCCGGAATGCCGATCTGGCTGGCCGTCACCCTCACCGTCTTCACCCTGCTGTTCCTCGGGGTGTGGGGGTTCCTCTTCTGCGCCCTGTTTGCATACTTCAAGGCAGACACAGCGCGCAACGAGGCGGCACATCAACTACGGCTTACCCGCATCAGGTCTGGCCTGCCACCCCGGTAGCCCTGGAGACACCATGAGCATCCTCGACCGCATCGACGCCACCCTCCACAACCTGTGCCCGTGCGGAGCGGCACCCCGCACCGGCTCTCCCTACTGCTCGGCCGACTGCGAACCCACACACATCGCCGAAGACACCGACACCAGCACAAATGGCCACTACGCCACACCCATGCGCTGGCGACCCGACCTCGTCACCGCCACCGACGACAGCCACCTGATCCCCGCCACCGCATTCGGCGACCCACACGGCGGATACACCGGCCCCCACAACGCCAACGTGTACAAGCACCGCGACCGGCCCGGCATGTGGCATCTCCGCCTCGACGACGGACACCGCTACGTCGGACTCGACATCACCGAAGACGAACTATTCGACGCCGCTGACTTCACGGCGCTGATGCGGGACAGATGGGCGCGGCTCGAACGGGAGCTCGGCAACACCCGCCACCTCGAACCAGACGACCACCCGGCGCGCTGCACCTTGCCGATCGAGGCATTGGACCGATGGGTCAACGAACAGCTCATGTCCGCCAGCGAAATCGCCGGCATCCTCGGCATCGGTGACCGAAACGACCCCGACGACCCGTGGGCCGACGTCATGGGCTACCCGACACGTCTACTTGCCACCCCGGCCACGCCGCCACAGCCGCCAACAGGCCAGGAAAACGAGGTGCAACGGCTTCTCACCGCGCCGATCTGGACCGTCGTCGATCCTCAGCGCATCTTCCGGGACCTCAACATCACCTGACGGCGACGGCGGCCGGACCCTCACCCGACCGCCGCCAACAAGCCACCACGCCCCCGCGTGAAGGTCACCGCGATCGTACCCACGTGAACGGAGACCACCCACATGCACGACACCACCCCCACCACCGGACACTGCGTCTCCGACACCCGGTGCCGCGCCTGGACGCCGACCACCCGCCTGCCCGCAGACACCACCAGCGGGCCCCTCTGCGACGCCTGCCTCACCGCCGCTGAACGCGACATCCGGGCGCTCGTCTACGACTACGTCGACCTCGAACAACTCCAAGCCCCCAGCCTGTCACAGGCCATCCACATGCAGCCCACCGGCAAAGCCGCACCCCCCATGCCGTTGAACGGTGCCGCCGAAGCCCTACAGGCAGAAATCGTGCACGTCACCACCACGTGGGAAGAAGTCATCCGCGACCACTGCGGCCTCTCCACCTGGCAGCCCGACCACCCCCCACGGCCCGGAGCCGCCCTCCAACAAGCCATCACCATCCTCACCCCACGCCTCCGCCAGCTCGCCAACCTCGCAGACACCGACGTGTACCCCACCGGCTGCGAAGACACCATCACCGCCGTCGCCGGCTGGGAAGCCATCCACCACCTACAGCACCTCCACCAACGCGCACGCGGCATGCTCGGCCGCACCCACCGCACCACCCACCTACCCGGCACCTGCTCCGGCTGCGGACTCGACGAACTCCACCGCGACGACCCCCGCCACGAAGGTGACCCCTGCGACGTGTACTGCAACAACTGCCACACCACCTGGCCCCACGACGACTACCAGCAGTACGTCACCAACCTCGTGTGGCCGCAACGCGCCGGAGCCGCCGCGTGAACCCCGAACTCGACCGGCAGCCCGGACGTAACCGGTGGCCCCACCCTGGCGACAACCCCTTGGTCCGCGCCCGCAAAATCGCCCAGATGTACCGGGCCCGACTCCGCGCCCTCAACCCCAACGCATGCGACGACGCCGACGCCACCGCCCAACAGTTCGGCGAAACCTGGGTCATCCCGAAAGTCGTCACCGCAGAAGACGACGACCTACTCGACCCCGCCGACGCCGCCGACTTCCTCTGCACCTCCACCGCCAACATTCGCCGACTCCGCCTCGCCGGCAGACTCAACGGCCACGAAACCGGGGCCGGCTGGAAATACCGAGTCGGCGACCTCCGCAACCTCCAAAACGGCCGCCCCCGCGAACACAACCGGCAAACAGAAGACACCCACGCCACCACATAGTTGCTCTTGCGAACCGCAACATGTACGCTCCCGCCAGCACCCGAAGTGTCTCTTCGGTCAACTTCGACCCACCGACAAGCCCGCCTTGAGCCTCACCGCTCGGCGGGCTTTCGGCATACCGGGAGGCACCCATGGCCGCCCGCATGCGCCGCGCCCGCACCATCACCGCCTGGGCATTGCTAATCGGCTCCCTCACCGGCTGGCCCCTCAGCGCGTTCTGGCTCGCCCGCGACGAACCACCCGTCGTACTCGGCCTCTCCTTCCTAGCCATCATCATCGAGTCGGCCTCGCTGCTCACCGCCTCCCAAGTCCACGAAGCCCAACACGACGACCCAGATAGGAGCAGCCAGTGACCCACCCGCGCCTCACCCTCTGGGACTGGCTGCGCTCCAACCTGCGCGACCACCACCTACACAACCAACTCAACCGAATGGAGTCCGCCATGGCCACCGCAGCCGAGCAGATCAACAACCTGTCCGCCAAAGTCGACGACATCGCCGCCGACTTCCGCGCCTTCCGCGACGCCATGAACGCCGAACGGGAAAACCTCACCCCCGACGGCCAGGCCGCCCTCGACGCCGCCAACGCCAAGCTCGACGCCTTCGACACGGAGGTCGGCGACGCCGACGGCTCCGACACCCCCACCGAGCCGACTGAGCCGGACACCGACACCTTCCGCTGACCGACACCCACAGACGTTCCCGGCCCGGACATGCGGGTGGCCCCGGGCCGGGAACACCGCCCGCAACCCGCCGAGCGGAGGTGAGGACGTGTGCCACCCCGCATCCCCGACACCACACGCGCCGCGATCCTCGCCGACATCAAAGCCGGCACCAAAGGCCGCAACCAGATAGCCCGCGACCACCAAGTGTCCGTCAGCACCGTCACCAACATCGCCAAAGCGGCCGGTGCGACCGATGCGTTCGACCGGTCGCAAACCGAAAAAGCTACGCGCGCGGTCGTAGAGGACAGCCGGTCACGTCGGGCCAAACTTGCCGCCGCGCTACTCGACGATGCGGAGCGGTTCCGCGAGCGGGCGTGGTCGACGTACAAGTACTATGAGCGCGGCATCGAAGGACCCGAGTTGGTCACCCTCGAACAGCCGCCGCTCAAGGACGCCAAAGAGGCGTACGTCGCCATCGGCATCTCCATCCAACGCCATCTGGACTTGGAGAAGTTCGACGCCGACCGGGGCGCTGAGGGCGCGAAGTCGATGCTCGGTCAGCTCGCGCAGGCCCTAGACGACGCTGCCCGTGCGGTCGGCGAACAGCCGTGAACCTCGATGCGCTGCCGCTGTCCCGCAAGCAGGTGCTGTCGATCGCTGGCTCATCCCACGCTCGGGTGACGATCTGGTCAGGGGCAGTCCGGTCGGGGAAGACTATTGCGTCTCTGGTCGCGTTCCTCATTCAGGTGGCGCAGGCACCGCCGTCGGGGCTGGTGCTGATCTGCGGGCGGACGTTGCAGACGATCGAGCGGAACATTCTGGAGCCGTTGCAGGATCCGGCGTTGTTCGGGCCGGTCGCCGACTTGGTGCATCACACCAGGGGTGCGCCTACGGCGTCGATCCTTGGGCGGACGGTGCACCTGATTGGTGCTTCGGATGCGCGCGCTGAGGGTCGGCTTCGGGGGTTGACGGCATGCTTGGCGTTGCTCGATGAGGGCACGCTGGTCCCGGAGGCGTTCTTCAACCAGCTTCTGGCTCGCCTGTCCGTGCCGGGTGCCAAGTGTTTGATCACCACGAACCCGGATGGGCCGGGCCACTGGCTGCGGAAGAACTTCATCCTCCGCGCCGCCGAGCTGGGTATCGCGAACTTCCACTTCACCCTCGACGACAACCCGGCGCTTGACCCCGAGTATGTGGCTGCCATCAAAGCCGAGTACGTCGGCCTGTTCTACCGCCGGTTCGTGCTCGGCGAGTGGTGCATGGCCGAGGGCGCGATCTACGACATGTGGGACGCCGACAAGCATGTCATCGACATCGTCCCGCCGATCTGGAAGTGGATCGCCGTCGGCATCGACTACGGCACCACCAACCCGTTCCACGGGCTGCTGGTCGGCATGGATGCGTCGCAGACCCTGTACGTGGCGAGTGAGTACCGGTACGACTCGAAGCTGCACCGCCGTTCGCTGACCGACGCCGAGTATTCGGCGGAGTTCGGGAAGTGGCTCGGCGGCTACCGCTCGCCCGGTGACGCAGTTGGCCCGGTGGGGGTTCGTCCCGAGGCGGTGGTGGTGGATCCGTCGGCGGCGTCGTTCATGCAGCAGCTTTGGCGTGACGGGTGGGCTCCTACGCCGGCTAGTAACGCGGTTGCTGACGGGATCCGCACGTTGTCGACGTTGCTGGCTGCGGGCAAGTTGAAGGTTCACCGTTCGTGCAAAGCGCTGGTGGACGAGTTCCCGTCGTATTCGTGGGATGCGACCAAGGCGCAGCAGGGTTTGGACGCCCCCATCAAGGTTGACGACCACGGGCTAGACGCGCTGCGGTACGCGGTCCACACGACGGAGGGAACGTGGCGGCGGCCGAACGCCGTCGACCCGTTGCAGTGGCGTCCGCGCGGCACCGACAGCGGGATCGACTTCAACACGGTTGCGATGTGATTGGACGGGGGTGTCGCCGTGGCGTCGCCCCCCACCCGACTGCTTGGCGTGGTCGATGACCGCCAGTACGGGACGCTGGTCAACGACGTCTACGAGACAGTTCCCGACCTGGTCTATCCGGCATCGGTAGAGATGTACGCGCAGATGCGCCGTGATCCCCAACTCTCCGGGGCTTACGGCGGGTACACGCTCCAACTGCGGCGGGCGCAGTGGCAGCTCGACGGCACCGGATGCCGCCCTGAGGTGACCGGGTTCGTCGCGGACTGCATGGGCTTGAATGTGGCTGGCGACGATTCGCCGTCGGCGTTCCGCAGGCAAGGCTTGTCGTGGTCGGAGCATCTGCGGTCGGCGCTGTTGTGCCTCGTGTGGGGCCACTACGGCTTCGAGGTTGCCGCTGAGATCGTGGATGGTCGTGCCCGGCTGGCCGCGCTCGCGGAACGTATCCCGGGCACGATCGCTGAGATCCACGCCGACCCGAAGACCGGTGCCCTGCTGGGCATCGACCAGTTGGTGATGCGGGGAGACCAGTCGCCGCAGATCCCGGCCAGCCGGCTTGTCTGGTACTGCCACGACCGGGAGGGCGCGTCGTGGCAGGGCACGTCGCTGCTGCGTCCTGCCTTCGCCGCTTGGTTGATCAAGCGGGAGATGTTGCGGGTCAACGCCATCTCGAACCGGCGTTGGGGTGCGGGTGTCCCGGTGGCTGAGGCGCTGCCCGGCACCGTCCCATCGTTTGCGCAGATGCAGGAAGCGCAGCAGATGATGTCGGCGGCGCGGGCCGGCGACCAAGCCGGGCTGGTTACACCACCGGGGTTCACCGCGAAGATCATCGGACTGTCGGGGTCGGTGCCGGACACGCTCGGGTTCATCAAGTTCCTGAATCAGGAGATGAGCCGCAGTGTGCTGATGCAGCACATGGACCTCGGGTCGACGGATTCCGGGTCGCGTGCTCTCGGGTCCGCGTTCATCGACTCTTGGACGCTGGCCTTGGAGTCGATCGGTGAAGCCATCGCGGATACGGCTACTCGGCAGATCGCCGCCCGAATCGTGGACTGGAACTGGGGCGAGACCGAGCCGGTGCCCCGCGTGGTGGTGTCTGGCGTCGGGTCGCGGCGTGAGGTGACTGCCGAGTCGCTGCAACTGCTGTTGACGTCGGGTGCCCTGTCGGCGGATCCGGCGTTGGAAGCGTGGGTGCGCCGCGAGTATCGGCTGCCGGAGCGCACGCAGCAGGCTCCTCCGCCGACCCCAGCCAGTCCGCCGTCGGCTACACCACCGCCGTCAGCGGTGCGTCCCCGGTCCAGGGCTCGGCGCAGGCAGAGCACCGGTCAGCTTTCCCTGTTCAACGCTGCCGATCCGGAACCTGACCCGGCCGCTGTTCAGGAGGCGTGGGAGCAGGCGCGCGCCGATGTGCTTGCCGAATGGCCGGAGCAGGCGCAGCCGATGGTGGACGAGTTGGCGGGGCAGGCTGAGGTGGCGGCCGAGGACTCCGACCTGGGGGCGCTCGGCACCCTGGCCGTGTCCGCTGCGGTGGTCGCGGCGCTTGGCGTGTTCCTGGCCGGGTGGGCTTCCACGCTCGCCGCCGGGGCGGTCGCCCAGGTCGTAGCGGAGGCCGCCGCGCAGGGTGTCACGCTCAATGTTCCTGACGGCGCGGGCCGCGAACAGGCGGAGGCCGCCGCGCACGCCACGGCCGGCATTCTGGCCGCCGGATATGCGACCGGGGCGGGACGTGCCGGGCTGCTGCACGCAGGCCCGAGCAGCGACCCCAGGCAGGTCGCCGACGCGGTACGCGCCCACCTCGACGGGCTTTCCACCGCCAGGCGGGGTTGGGTGGCCGACAACGTGGGTGCCCTGCTGACGGCAGCGCAGAACGCGGGCCGGCTCGCCGCCCTCGACGCCGCCGATCCGCGCCCTGCCGGGTTCAGGGCTGTCGAAGAACTCGACTCCAACACCTGCCGGCCGTGCCGCGACATCGACGGCACCGAGTTCACCACCGTCGTCGAAGCGCAGGCCGCCTACCCGGTCGCCGGCTACCACGCCTGCGAGGGCGGGTTGCGGTGCCGTGGCTACGTGTTCCCGATTTGGAGGTAGCGGCTGTGAAGCCGAGAACCGCGCGGCCGTTGGCTCGCGCTGATGGGTCGCGCCGCGACTGGTACCGGATCAACAACTTGGCCTCCACGGGGGCCGCCGAAGTGTGGATCTACGACGAGATCGGCTGGTTCGGGGTCAGCGCCCAAGACTTCATCCGCGACGTGAACGCCATCACCGCAGACCGGCTCGACGTGCACATCAGCAGCCCTGGTGGAGACGTGTTCGATGCCGTCGCCATCTTCCAGGCGCTGCGGAACCACAAGGCGTCCATCACCACGTACGTGGATTCGCTGGCTGCGTCGTCGGCGTCGTTCATCGCCCTCGCCGGGGACAAGCGGGTCATCGCCCCCCACGGCATGGTGATGATCCACGAGGCGTGGGGGATGTGCATCGGCAACGCCGCCGACATGGGCAAGATGGTCGACGAACTCGACCGCGTGTCGGCGAACATCGCCTCCATCTACGCCACCCGCGCCGGGGGTGAGGTCGACGAGTGGCGTGCCGCGATGCGCGCCGAAACGTGGTACTCCCCCGCTGAGGCGGTCGCCGCCGGCCTGATGCACGAGGTGCAGCAGGACACCGACAAGCAGCCCGCCGAGCCGGCCCGCAACGGCTGGGATCTGTCGATCTTCAACTATGCCGGTCGGGATGCCGCACCCCCGCCCCGGCTGCCACGCCCGGTCGCTGCTGTCACCGAGACGCCGACCGCCGATGAACTCCCGGCCGCCGAGCCGGAAGCAACCAATCCCGAACCGAAGGGGGACCCTGTGTCCGACCTGAGCGCGATCCGCTCCCGGCTCGGCCTGGACGACACCGCCGACGAGACTGCCATCCTGGCGGCCCTCGACGAGCGTCTGCCGTCCGATGAGCCGAACCCCGACCCCGACGAGACCACGCAGGAGCCGGCCCCCGAGCCGAACCCCGTCCCGTCGCCCACCCCCCAGCCGAACCCGGCCCCGGCCGCGCCGCAGACGCCGGCCGCCCCGGCGGACAACCCGTTCGCCGCCGAGCTGGCCCGCGTGTCGGCGGAACTCGCCGAGATCCGGTCCCGGGAGGCCGCGAACAAGAAGAACGCGATCCTCGACGCCGCCGTCAAGGCCGGGAAGATCAAGCCGGCTGACCGGAAGTCGTGGGAGACCCGGTACGACAAGGCCCCCGACGTGATCGCCGACGTCCTCAACTCGATCGCCGACGGCACCGCCGTTCCGACCGGCGTGTCCGGCTACACGGGCAGTGCGGACACCACCGTCGACCTGGACGCCGAGTGGGAGCGCCAGATGGCCGCCCTCGACGGCCCGACCGCCACGACCGGGGGTAACTGACCATGGGTGCCTACGAGCCGAAGTTCCTGTACGGCGACCAGATCACCGGCACGGCCGCCACGGCGATCACCGGCGGGCAGGTGCTCGCCGTGGCCGGCAACGGCACCGTCGGCCCGGCTGGTGCCGCGTCGGCTGCTGTCGTCGGTGTCGCGGCGTTCGACGCCGCGTCCGGGGCCCGCGTGTCCTACTTCCCGCGCGGCAAGGTCCACGTGTCCACCGCCTCGGGCGCGATCACCGCCGCCGCCCGCGTCGACTCCGGTGCCGCCGGGACTGTCGCGTCCGGTACTGCCGCCGTCACGAACGTCGGGATCGCCCTGACCACCGCCGCCGACGGCGCGGCCGTGGAGTGGATGGAAATCTGACCCGCCCCGGTAGCCCGCCGACCTGACCGGCGGCGGGCACCACCGGAACACCCGCACACACCTACGGCCCCACGCGCACCCGCGTGCCGGGCCTCTTCGTCGTGCCCGCCAGCCGGGCAACCATGGAAGGAACCCCCGAATGCCGGGCGCTTACCCTCCGGCCGCCCCCACGCTGGCCGGCGACCTGCTCACCATCCACCGTCTCCTCCAGGACCCGACCCGCCTTCAGCGTCGGCTGCGCACCATCGACGAACTGCGGTTCGTCGCGGACCGGATCCTCACCAACCGCATCCGCACCCAGGGCGGCGCGGTCGCCTACGAGATGTCCGAGCCGATCATGAACAGCCGGGCCATCGAGTCGGTGGCCCCCGGCTCCGAGTACCCGCGTGACACGCCCGCCGAGGGCACCGCCGCGCTGGCTGCCGTCAGCAAGTGGGGTCAGGCGGTCCAACTCACCGACGAGAAGCTGAAGCGCAGCGTGTACATGGGCCAGGAGGTGAACCGGGCGCTGCGGAAGACCGCGAACACGGTCATCTCGAAGGTCGACAAGCTGTCGACGGCGGCGATGGCGTCGGCGGTCACCAACACGTCGGCGGCGGCTGCCGCGTGGAACGCCGCGTCGCCGGCCCTGTTCCGCGACGTGGAGGTCGCGGCGGCGAAGATCGTCGACCTGAACCAGGGCTACAACCCGAACGCGGTGCTCATGTCCACCACCAAGTACGCGATGCTGGTGACCGATCCGGCGATCGCGGCGCTGCGGCGTCGGGAAACCTCCGACAACCCGATCTACGGCGGCGAGATCGACCGTCTCGGCAAGTACGAGATCATCGCCACCGCCGTGGCGAACCTCCCGTCGGACGATGTGTGGGTGTTCGACCGGGACGAGCTGGGCGGCATGGCCGACGAGACCGACGTGGACCCGGGCTACGCGACCCTCGACAACGGGCTCCAGTACAAGACGAAGCGGATCGACGAGCGGGACGCCTGGGACATCTGGGCCCGCCGCATCACGGTGCCGGTCATCCAGGAGCCGGGTGCCGCCATCAAGATCACCGGCACTGGCGCGCTGGGCTGACAGGACGGATGACCGATGAGTGACACGACCTACCAGATCGTTGGCGAATGCGCCTACGTGTCCACCGACACCCCGTCCGGCCGCACCCGCGTCCTGATGTACAAGGGCGCGCTCGTCCCGGGCAACGCCCCCGAACTGAAGCACCTGCTCGACTCCGGCCTCGTCGTCAAGGTGGGCGGGGGCGAGACGGGCGGGGTGAACGCCGACGGACTCACCGCGACGGAGGCGGACGACCTCGACGGCGACGCGCCGCGCCGCGACAGCGACGGCGTGCTCACCTCCACCTACTCGTCGGGTGAGCAGCCCACCGGTGACCAGTCCGGCGCTGACTCGACTGACACCAAGAGGGCCGCCGCGCAGGCGAAGCTGCCCAAGGACGGGTCCGCGCCGCACCCGAACGCCGGCCAGCCGGTGTGGGTGGAGTGGCATGTCGCGCAGGGCGGCAACTACGACGACCTCGCCAAGCAGGACAAGGCCGACCTGGTCAAGCTCGCCCAGCAGCGGCAGCAGTAGCCCCCGTTCACCCCGGCCGCCCATCTCCCCGGGCGGCCGGGGTGTCCAGCAGTCACACGCAGCGCAGGTTCTCGTGATCGCAACCCGCCCGTAGGAGGTGTGTCGTGGCGATCGTCGCGTCCGACATTGTGTTCAAACTGTCCGTCGTCTCGGGTTCTGCGGGTAACACCACCGCCGGGGTTGTGGGGGCGTCGCTCGGTAAGTACGTGTCGATGACCGTCGTCGCCGACGGCAGCACCAACGGGTTGTTCCCCAACATCACGGGTGCGGAGAACGCTGTATCGCAGGTCGACTACGCCTGCGTGTTCGTGCACAACACTCATGGCAGCCTGACGCTCCAGTCAGCGAAGGTGTACATCTCCGCCGAGGTGTCGGGTGGTGCGTCGGTGGCGATCGGCGTGGATCCGACCGCCGCGTCCGCTGTCGGGTCGTCGTCGGCTCAGGCGGTGCAGATCGCCAACGACACGACCGCCCCCGCTGGGGTCACGTTCTCCACCCCGACCACGAGCGGGGCCGCGCTCAGTCTCGGCGACATCGGCCCCGGACAGGTGAAGGCGTTCTGGGTGCGGCGCACCGCCGCCAACACCGCCGCTCTCGCCGCCGACGGCGCGACGTTCGCGTGGCTCGGCGACACCCTCTGATGATTCAGATAGGAACCCGCATGGCCGCCCCGATCATCCGCTCCATCTCTGCTTCCCTGGACACGGTGCAGCCCGGACAGGCCGTGCAGGTGTGGATCGACGCGTTCGACCCGGACGCCCGCACCATCACCCTGTCCGGCAGTGTCACCGACGCCAACGGTGTCACCGCATCCGCTACGACCACGGTCACGGTCGGGGATCCGCTCACCTACGAGCTGACCGCAAACGACCCGGGCGTGACGATCGTCGCGGACCCGTCGGCCCCCGGCCGGTTCACAGTCTCGGTCGCCTGATGGCTGCCCGCACGGTCGTGTTGACCGGGCGGGTACGTGACGCCGCCGGCCACACGACCGTCACGGCGACGACGGTTACCGTGCAGGACCGGCCGACCCTGCTCGGCTGGTGCCCGCCGGACAGCACTGTGACAGACATTCAGCGCATGGCGGCCCGCTACCCGCAACCCCGACTGATGCGGCTCTACAGTGCACCGGGAAAGGGCGTCGCGCCGTGGTCGTCGGGGATGCTCGCCCAGGTGCCAGCGGACACGGTGCTGCACTACTCGTTCAAGGACTGGTCTCGCGCCACCTCCCCGGCGCTGATCCGGGACTGGTTGTCGACGCGGCCGGTGGTACGACGCGGCGTGGTGGACCTGCTGACCCTTGACCACGAGCCTGAGCAGCAGGAATCTGGCGACCCAACCCCCGCCGAGTACCGGCAGGGATGGAAGGAGCTGATCGAAGCGCTCGCTGACCATCCGCGACGGCGTGAGGTGTGGTTGGTGCCCGTGTTCACCGAGTACGCCGCGCGCCGCAACAACGCATGGTGGCAGGACTTCGGGCAGGTGGCAGCGCTCGCTGGGGTGGACGCCGTCGGGTTCGACATCTACGACACCGGATACGAGCGGTATCGCAGCCCGGTCGAGCGGAACGACTTCGCCCTGTCTGTGGCCCGCCAGGTCAGCAAGCCGCTAGTGGTTCCCGAGTGGGGTATTCAGCGGAAACCGGCGCTCAAGTCCGGCGCTGCTTACGACCCTGACGGGGCGGTCTGCGCGCAGGCGATGCGGGACAACATGGCGTACCTGCGGGCGCAGGGTGATGTGCCGTACGTCGCGTGGTTTTACCGGGGCAACTGCCACCTCGACGCGACCCTGACCTACCCCGACGGGCGGACGTACGTGCGGGACCGCGAGCGGGCTGCGTTCGTCGACCTGATGCGCTGACGGGCAGGAGGTCGCAGTGGCGGTCTCCTACGTGGGTGTCGCCTCCGGCAACCCTGGCTCGGCGACCGCGACCAGCTTTGTCACCACCTTTCCTGTCGGATGGGCGGCCGGCGACATCGGCCTACTCGTCGGGCACGTGTCCGGCGGATCCCTCACCATGTCGACGCCTGCCGGGTGGACGTTGCTGCCCGGGGTGACGTGGCCGTACGCGGATGGGTCCGCATCCCGGGTGTACGCCTGGCATCGGGTTCTGCAATCCGGGGACACCGCGCCGACAATCACGAACTCCGGCAGCGTGACGGGCGGTTGGGAACTGCTGGTGGTGCGCGGGGCGGACAGCATCGCGCAGGCCGCCGCCGCCAACGCGACCGGCACGACGGTCACCCTGCCCACCTTGACAGGGGTGACGGCCGGGGCGGCGCTGCTGGTGGACGCGCACAGCCGCGTCGGGTCCGGCACCATCCCCACCAACATCAACCTCGACGGCTCCTACACGGAGGTCGTCGACCACAGCACGTCTCGGGCGACGACGAACGCGAACGTGCGTGCGGCAGCCGGGTACGTACTGGTCGGGTCGACGGGCAGTTACGGCGGGGAGACTGTCACCTCCGATGTCAGCAGCTCCATGATCGGTCTGCTGGTGGAGGTTGCCCCGACTGCGACTACCACGCCGGTGTCGGGGACGGTTGGAACCGCATGGTCGGTGTCGGCTCCGGTCACGGGTGGCGCAAGTACAACGTGGTCGGTGGCTTCCCCGCTGTCCGGCGCGGCGGCCACGGCATGGTCGGTCACGTCAACGGCGTCCGGGTCGACAGCAGCCGGCTGGTCTGTGGCATCCACCGCGTCGGGTGCGGTCGCCACCGACTGGGCGGTTGACGCTGCGGCCGGCGGCGCGGTCAACACCTCGTGGGATGTGGCCGCGCAGGTGTCAGGCAGCACGGCAACAGGCTGGGCGACGGCCAGTCCGACGGGCGGCAGCGTCAGCACCGCGTGGTCGGCTTTAGCTGCGGCGGCAGGCAGCGTCTCCACCGGCTGGGATACCTCGGCCACAGCCAGCGGCAACGCGGGCACCTCCTGGTCGGTGCGGTCAACGGCCACTGGTAGCAGCGCCACCGTGTGGGATGTTGCCGCCCTCACGTCGGGTGTGATCACCACCGGCTGGTCGGTCACCGCACCCGCAGGCGGATCCCTGACCGCAGTCTGGTCAACAGCAGCCACGGTGGACGGGGCTACCAGCACCGGATGGTCGGTTGCAGACGTCGCGCTCCCACCGCCCGCCCGGGGTGAGGTTCGTATCCCCGCTGGCAGCACAGTCTCCACGCCTCAACGGTCGGAGGTGACCCTGCTGTGAGCGCACGCGTCTACTGGCAGGGGCAGCAGTTCGTCGCCGAATGGGCACTGCGCGGTGTCGACGGCGACCCGGTGACGGGCGCGACCGTGGCGGGCGACGTGACCCGCCCCGACGGCACGACCGCTGCCATGACGGTCACCGCTGACGGCAGCACCTACCGGGCCGTCTACCAGGTTGCAGCCGCCGGCACCCACACGTACAGCCTCACCGCGACCGGCACCGCCGAAGATGCGGTGCAAGGCAAGTTCGTGGCCGCCCGCGACTTGGTTGGCCTCCCGCCCATCGCCGTTGACCCGGCCACCCCTGTTGGCATGGTGCGACTGCGAATCTCCGACCTCGACGAGGCAGCCCCGCTTTTCGAGGACGCCCAGCTTGCCGCACTGATCACGGCAGAGGGCGGCAGCGTCAAGCGGGGTGCAGCCGCCGCGTTGGAGATCATCGCCGGGTCAGAGGTGTTGATATCCAAGGTCATCAGCACGCAAGACTTGACGACGAACGGCGCTGCCGTTGCCGCCGAACTGAGGGCGTTGGCGAAGATGCTGCGGGAGCAGGCGGCCGACGAGGAACAGGACGGCGGCACCGCGCCCGGTCAGGCATTGCTGCCGCTGTACGCGTTCCCCGAGCCTGTCAGCTGGGGCGACTCGTACCTGTAGGGGGTGCCGGAATGCCGCTGCCCAACCACCGCCTGATTCATCCACGCTTCGAGTCTCATCACCGGCCGGTGTCTGAGGCGGCGATGACCGTGTTCGGTCGTCTGCTGCGCCCCTCCGAGACGGGTACCCGCGATCCGGGGACCGGCACCACGACGTTTCCCAATCCGGTGCTCATCTACTCGGGTCGGGCGCGGATACGCGCGAACAGCGGGGCGCAGGGCGTGCAGGCCGACCGGATTGTGGCGGTCGGCGGCTACCTGCTGATCCTGCCCGCTGACACTCCTGTGCCGCATGTGCGGGATGTGTGGGTGGTCGATGGATGCGACGGCGACCCGTCTCTGCTCGGTGTGCGGCTGCGGGTGGTGGATGTGCCCCGCTCCGGCCTCAGTTGGCAGCGGAATGTCGGCTGCGACGTTGAGGAGCCGATCAACCGGCGGGGGTGACCGTGGCCTCCATCTCCGTTGACGGATGGGCAGAGCTGACCACCATCGAAGTGCAGCTCCGCACCGCCGAGAAACACATCGGGCCGAAGGGTGCCCAGGTGGTGCGCAAGTCAACGCTCGCCGGTGAGGCGATAGCCAAGAGCCTTGCGGCGGTGGACACCGGGTTCATGCGGTCGTCTGTCAGTCACGAGTTCAGTGGTGACGGCCTGGAAGGCGAGTGGGGGCCGGAGGCTTCGTACAGCCATTTCGTAGAGCGCGGCACGTCCCGTATGGCCCCTCAGCCGTTCGTTGGCCCATCGCTCGACGCCATCACCCCGGGCTTCATCGCTGCATGTGAGGCGATCGGCGACCCGTTCGACTGATCGGGGGTGGCCGCCGGTGACTGCCCCTTCGGTTGAGCCGTCCGTCGATCACGCCCAGGCCGTCGCGGAGATGCTGCGTACCGGTACCGCCTTTCAGGTGCATGAGGGCGACGTCAACGTGCCCGACGCCGAACTCACCTTCCCGCACTACGTGGTGTGGGGTGCGGTGGGCAGTCCGGTGGTGGAGCGGATAGCCGGGGACGGCGGCGAGGTGTGGACCCGCACCCAAATCACCTGTGTCGGCCTGACCCCCATGGACGTGCTCGGTGCTGCCGACCGCGCCCGGCGGGTGCTGCACCGCAAACGGCCCACTATCCCCGGCCGGCGCTGCGGCGACATCGAGCAGGAGCCCGGCATCCCCGGCCCGCCCTCCGTCGATCCGAACGTCAAGAGCCCGGATGGCAGGCGCATCTACTTCGCGCCGGTCTTCTTCACCCTGCACAGCTCACCTAACCGAAGCACGACCTGAGAGGACCAGTAATGGCTGACGACCGCCTCGGCGGCCGGCGGACGCCACGCGACACGACCGGCAAGGTGCCGTTCGTCTGGGTGGAGGACGCCGACACCGGTCACCGCTACGACGTGCCGCAGACCGCGATCCGTGACGGCATGACCCCCGTGCCGGACTACCCACTCAACTGGGGCCGCCGCGCCCGACCGGCGAAGTACCGCACCGACCTCGCCGGCAGCGACGCCGCACCGAAGGGCGACGGCACCGCCGGTGAAGGCCGAGGCGACACGCCCACCGGCACCGACACCGCGAGCGCCACCGAGGACACCACCGCCCCCAGCACGTCCACGACCAGCACGAAGGGCGGTAGGCGCTGATGAGTCAGCCCATCGCAGTCAACACAAATGGGACGATGACGGCGCTGTGGGTGCCGGCCATCGCCAACACCGCCGCGCCGAAGGTCACGGAGTTGAACGCGGGCACGGTCCTCGACCTGTCCTGCTACCTGACCGGCGACGGCCTGACCACGGAGACGTCGGAGAACACGATCGACGACCCGCGCCTGTGCAGCAAGCAGATCTTCGAGGCGCGCGGCGACTTCACCGACACGATGGAGTTGACCTACGTCTTCAACCCGGCGTCCCCGGACGACGACGAGGCGCGTATCGCCCTCGCGCCGGGCACCCAGGGCAACATCGTGTTGCGCTGGGCGGTGGACTTCGAGGACGCGATCGCCGTCGGGGACCTGGTGGACGTGTACCCGGTGGAGATGGGCATCCAGCGGAAGAACACGCCGGCCCGCAACTCGGTTCACAAGATCACGCAGAAGCCTTTCATCATCGGCTCGGTGCAGCGTGACGTGGCGGTCGTCGCCGGCCCGTAACCCCTGCTCGCCCCTTCTTCTTCGCGGGCCGCATCCCACTGTCGGGTGCGGCCCGCTCCCACACCCGACTGATTCGCTGGGGAGCGACCAACCATGGATTTCGACAGCATCCTCGATCAGGCGACCCTCGCCGAAACCACCGTGCCGCTATGCCTCAACGGACGGCTGCGCGCCGAGTACGAGCGGCTCAAGACTGCGATCGACGAGCGCTCCGCGCAGGCCGAGGCTGGCGGGCTTCCCGGTGATGACCGGCTCGCATCGCGGGGCCCCACCCCGGACCCGGACCAGCCGGAACTGGACCGCCTCGCGGAAGAGATGCGCCGGCACACGGTGGAGTTCACGCTGCGGGCGCTGCCCCGACCGGAGTGGACGAAGCTGTTCGCCGACCACTCGCCGCGCACCGACCGTCAGACCGGGAAGCGGGACCCGCGAGACGGACTCGGCGTCAACTCGACGACGTTCTTCCCGGAACTGGTGAGGGCGTCGATCGTGTCGCCGGAACTGTCGGGCAACCGGTGGGCCAAGCTGTACGACCGCATCTCCGACGCCCAGTTCGACAAGCTGGCCACGGCCGCCTGGAACCTCAACCGGGCGGATGATGACATCCCTTTCTCGCTGACCAGCTCGCCGGATCGCCGGAACTCCGACGGAAGCTGAGCGTCGCCCGGAGTCTCGGTGTCAGCTTGAAACGGCTGGACGGGTGGGAGCCCCGCGAGGCTACACAGGTCACGGCGTGGGATGAGCAGGGCCGTCCTTCTCGGTGGGTGACGTCCCGCGAGGTGGAGTGGGATAGCCGGGAGCGGGCGTGGATGCTCGCCCTCGATCTGTACGAGGGCACGTTGTGTCGCAAGTGCGGGCAGCCCCTCGCCGAGTGCACGGACCCGGACAACGACCCGGACAACCCTGACGCCACCAGCCAGTACGTGGCCGAGGACCCCACCGAGTGTTTTAGCTGCAAGGCGTTGGTGCGCAGCGAAGAGAAGTGGTCGAAGAACGACCCTGACCAGGCCCCCTACATGATCCACACGGTTGTGCGTGTCGCTAAGCCGCCCCGACGCAGACGGAAGGGGCGATAATGGCCGACCGGACTGTGTCGGTGCGTCTCCGCATGCAGGTGCACGACTACACCTCAGGTGCGGCGCAGGCAGCAAGGGCAACCAACCGGCTCGCCGACCAGCTCGCCCGCCTAGAGCGGGAAGCGGCCGGGGTCGGCAAGAACCTCGACGCGGCAGGCCGGAAGGTCACCGCCGCCGCCAAAAAGTTCGACGCCGCAGCAACCATGTACGAAGGTTCGTCGCAGCGTTTCGCGTCGACGACGACGCTGTGGGAACAGCACGCGGGCCGGGCCGGCGAGGCAGCCGACAAGCTGGCTGCTGCGTCGAAGACGGCGCAGCAGTCGGCGGGCCGCCACGACCGGGCATCTAAGCGGTACGAGGCCGGCACCGCCCGGTGGGTTGCGTCGGCGGAGCAGTTCGCTAAAGCCGCCCGCACCCACGAGGCTGCCGCTGGCCGGCTGGGCACGGTGTCGTTCGGCGGCGGGGTCGAGAAGGTAGCCCGCGACGCCGACAAAGCCGGTAACGCCCTCAGTGAGCTGGGTAAGCGCGCAGGCACGGTGCTGACGATCACAACGTCTGCCGCTGCGGCTGCGGGTGGCGCAATCCAGTACATTGCCCCGGCTGCCGTGGCTGCTGGTGCTGCTGCCGGGACCCTGCCGGGGATCCTCGGTGGGGCCGCTGCCGCAATGGGCACCGTCAAGGTGGCCTCCATCGGGTTGAGTGACGCCCTCGACGACATGTTCGAAGTCGACGACCCGTTTACCCAGCTCAGCCCGTCGGCGAAAGCCCTCGTGCAGGAGGTTGGCCGGCTCAAGCCGCAACTGGTCGGATTGCAGCAGTCACTCCAGGATGCGGCGTACGCGTCGGCGGCAGGGAACCTGGACCGGCTCGCCACCGACACGCTGCCGGCGGTGAGCCGTCAGGCGCAGATCCTCGCCCACGACTGGTCGCTCGCGATGACGGCGATCACCGACGCCGCCACCGACCCGATGATCCTCGGCGGATTCCAGCAGGTCACCGCCACCGCCGATCGGATCTTCGACCAACTGGTGGTGCGGATCCAGCCGGTGGCGCGGGCGCTGTCGTCGGTTGCTGTCGCCGCCGATCCGCTGGTGCGGGTCATCGGCGATCGGCTTGCGGGTGCCATCGACTCGATGACCGCCGGCATCGCTCGTGCCCGCTCCACCGGCGACCTCGCTGAGTTCTTCGCGGCGGGTGCCGAGTCGGCGAGCGCGCTGCTGTCGATCACCGGGGATTTGGCGTCGATCATCGGCAACGTCATCAGCGCCGTCAACAACCAGAACAGCGCGATCGTCGGGACGGCGCGGGCCCTCGACGCCTACATGGCGTCAGGGCAGGGCGCGGAGGACATCGCCGGCATCGTCGACACCCTGACCACCGCCTACGAGGGCATGGCGGAAGTGCTGGGGCCCCTCGCCGGTGTCGCCCGCGACGCGCTCGCGGATCCGGGCACCCGCGAGGGCCTCGCCACCATGTTCGACATCCTCGCCACTGGCTCCGCCGCGCTGCGCGTGGTGTTCGACCTGTTCAACGCGCTCGGTGACGAGTTCCAGTCGTTCGTCATCGCTGCGCTCGCGCTGGGTGCGGTAGCGAAGAAGACCAGCGGCGCAGTCGCCACCCTAGGTATTGCGGCCCAAGGCGCTGCGGTGAAGGTTGCAGCGATGGGTCCCGCCGGAACGTTGGCGGCTAAGGGAATGACCGGGTTCGCGTCAGCAGCCAACAAGGCTGTGACGGCGCTCATCGCGTTGCAGCTCGCCGGTGCGGTGCTCGACCAGTTCGTAGACCCGATCGCCGACGTGGACCGGCTCACCAAGTCGGTTCAGGAGTTCGCCGAGACTGGCCGGGCGACAGGTGAACTAACCCGGGTGTTCGGCGACAGCCTGGAGGGGCTCAACCTGTCGGCTGAGACGGCAGGTGACAAGTGGTTCCCGAACTTGGGCCGGTCGATCGAGTCGCTGTTGCCACCAGCGAAGTCCCTGAATGAGCTGATCTACGGGGACAGTTTCACCGGCGGTAAGGAGCGCATTCAAGCCCTGGATTCGGCGGTCGCCCAGTATGCGAAGACAACCAACAACACGGCGGGTGTCAACGCCGCCTGGAATCGGATCTTGTCGGCTTCGGGGCTGGACGCGGGTGAGCTTGCGAAGATCATGCCGCAGACCGTCGGCCAGATGGAGCGGCTGAACGGGGCCGCGAACAGCGGTGCCGGGTCGCTGGCTGCGTTGGAGGCTCGGGCGAAGACCCTCGGCGAGGGCTTGCAGGGCGCGGTCACATCGGGCCGTGACCTGATCGACGTGTTCAACGAGCTGAACGGGGCGGCGATTGGCTCCGCTGAGGCGGAGATCAAAGCTGAGGAGAGCATCGACCGGCTATCGGAGGCGTTGAAGGAGAACGGGCGGGCCCTCAACAAGCAGGGCACCGACTTCGACATCGCCAACGAGAAGGGCCGGGAAAACAAGCAACTCACCCTCGATCTCATTCAGGCCGGCGCGGAAGCTGCGCAGAAGAAGTACGAGGAAACGGGGTCGGTGGAGCAGGCCGCCGGGGTGTACGACAAGTACATTGAGGCGCTGCGAAAGACCCTGCACGGGGCGAAGCTCACCGACGAGCAGATCGACGCACTGATCGAACGGTACGGGATGATGCCGCCTGCGGTCACCACGCCGGTGACTGCCCCTGGTGCGACGAACGCCGCCAGCCAGGTCGGCGGGGTGCTCTACCAGATCCGCCAGTTGCCGAACGGCAAGGTCGTGTTGATCGGGGCGAAAACGGCGCAGGCGATGGCGGACATGCGTGCCGCGAAAGCTGTGCTGAACTCGTTCCGGGACCGGCATTTCACGATCACCGGGCAGGTTCGGTGGACGAGCAGCGGCAACCTGAAAGTGCCGGGTGGCACGCAGCTCAAGCGGTGGGGTGGCATCGACCGGCCGATTCCGATGGCTGCCGGTGGCACGTTGGAGGCCGGCATCTATCCGGCGTCGAACCCGCCGCTGGTGAAGTTCGCGGAGCCGGAGACGGGCGGGGAGGCGTACATTCCCCGAAAGGGGGACCGGAACCGGAGCCTGTCTATTCTGGCTGAGGCGGCGTCGTGGAACAACGCGCGGGTGGTGCCGATGGCTGCTGGTGGTGTGATCGCCGGGGGCAGCATGGTTGCGGCGGCGTCGGGGCTGGTTGCCTACGGCGCGTCGGCGTCTGCCACGTCCACGGATCGGGGTAGCCCGCTGGAGTCGGTGGAGGCGTACATCCAGGCCCGGGACGCCATCCAGAGGTTGAACGAAAGCCTCAAGGAGAACGGCCGCAGCTTCTCCCTGTCGACGAAGAAGGGCCGGGAGAACTACAGCGCCGTCATCTCGTCGGTGAAGGCTGCCGAGGAGGCCGCGCAGGCGAAGTTCCGCGAGACCGGGTCGGTGAAGGCGGCGAACAAGGAGTACGACGCCCACATCGCGAAGCTGCGGGCGACGCTCAAGCAGCAGAAGGTGTCGGCTTCGACCATCGATTCGCTGATGAAGAAGCTGGCAGCCCGGCCAACCTATGACACGCCGGGTCCGGTGGGGTCGGAGAAGAACATCGCTGCCGCGCAGGCGGCGATCTCCGCCGAGGGGTCTTTGGCGTCGATCACGGACCTGTTCAGCTTGAACAAGCCGATCTTCGATGTGAAGGACGAAACAGGCAGGGAGAACTTGACCGCCCTGTTCCGCTTCTTGAAGGATGCGCAAGATGCGGCGCAGGCCGTGTTGGAGCAGACCGGCGACAAGAAGAAGGCGACCGGCGTCTACGACTCGTACGTGGCCCAGCTACGGACGATCCTGTCGGGGTCGGGCATGTCGAAGTCGCAGATCGATTCGCTGCTCAAGCAGTACGGGAAGATCGTGCTCACCCCGAACGCGGTCGGCGGCGTGTACATGGGTTCCCCATCGGGGCTGCTCAGCCTGTCGGAGGGCGGCCTGTTCGACAGCGCCAAGACCCTGTACGGGTTCGCCGAGCCGGAGACGGGCGGTGAGCTGTTCCTGCCACGTCTCGGTAGCCGGCGGCGGGGTGAGGATCTGCTGTCCATCGGCGCAGGCTGGTACGGCGGCCGGTTCGTGCGCGGCGGCCAAGGGTCGGGTGTGTCGACGCAGGTCACCAACAACCTGACCGTCAACTCGCAGGGCGGTCCGCCGTCTCTGTCGGAGATGTCGGCACTCCAGCGGCAGATGGATGCCCGCGCCCGCGTCGGACGCAAGGGCTAATCAGGTGGTTGGGGGTGGCTGGTGCCGCTGATCATTGGGGCTGCCCCCACCACACCACCCGTTGAGCCGCCCCCGCCGAGGCCGCTACCGGTTCCGTTGCCCCGGTTTGATCCGGGCGAGTATGTGCCGTTGTGGATCGACCCGGCAGGGGTGGAGTGGCCTCTCAACCCGCCCGGCCGGGACCTGTTCACGTTGAACGCGGTCACCGGCTACGGGCTCACCCCCATCGCTATCCAGTCGCGTCCTGCCGCACGTGGTGGGGTCCAGGTGACGGGGGTGCGCCGGCAGGCCCGCAACCTGACGTGGCCGGTGCGAATCAGAGGCCGCACACACCTCGAATTCCTACGGAGGTGGCGGGATTTAGCGGAGTCGTTCGCCCTGACCATGTGGGACGGGCCGGGACTGTTCCGCCTGGTCCGCCCGGACGGCACCGCCCGTGAGGTGATCGCCTACTACCAGTCCGGGTGGGAAGGCGAACCCGGGCAGGGGCAGACGGAGGACTCCCCGGTCCTGTCGCTGTTCTGCCCTGATGGGTTGTGGCGGGACTCGCAGCCCATCACCCTGTCCCGCGCCTACGGGGAAACCGTCGACTACCTCAACCCGTTCCCCAACATCAGCTCCGGCGACGTGCTCGGCGCAACCGAGATGACCAACCCGGGCAAGGTTGCCGCGTGGCCTACCTGGACGTTGACGGGGCCAGCTACGCAACTGGTGGCAACCAACAACACCCTTGGCCAGCAGTTCACCATCAACTACGCGCTGGGGTCCGGGCAGACGATCACCATCACCACCGACCCGGGGCGAGTTCTCGGCCCGTCCGGGGAGATGCTCGGCGGCGCGCTGCAACGGCCGGGTTCGACGTTGTGGCGGTTGAGGCCGGGCGTCAACGACTTGACGTTCACGGTGGCCGGCTCGGGGCCGGGGACCACGATCACCGTCGAGTTCTACCCCCACTACAACACCGCGTAGGGGGTGGCTTGTGGGCGTTCACGGCCCCGCACCTACCCCTGCTGAGTACGTCATCTGGATCACCGACCACAACCTCAACGTCATCTCGCAGCAGGTAGACGACTGGACGTCCCTGTCAGTCACGCTCCGGTTCAACGAGGTCAGCTCCGGCGAGTTCACGGTGCCCGCGTACCCGGACGTGGTTACGGCGGTTCGCACACCCAAGGCTCGGGCGGTCGTCGAACGCAACGGGGTCATCCTGCTGGCCGGACCAATCGAGTACGCGGGGGCGCTGGACTGGTCGGCGGCCACACACGGCGACGACGGCTACGGCGACCTGACGGTGAGGTTCGCCGACGACCTGGCGCTGATCGCCGGACGGCTGTCCTACCCCAATCCGGCGCTCGCAGCGACCGCGCAGGACGTCGCCAAGTGGACCGCAACGGACACAGCAGAGAACCTGATGCGCGCCCTGGTCAACTTCAACGCGGGGCCGGGTGCGCTGCCTGCGAGGCGGATACCGCAACTGGTTCTCGGTGATCCGGCGGGGCTCGGCGGAGCGGCAGTGTCGTGGTCGACGCGGTTCGCCCCGGTGACCGACGACCTGCGTGGCATCGTCAACTTGGCCGGTGGCAGGGTCGGGTTCCGCACCCAGCAGGTCGGTCAGACCATCGAGTTCCAGGTGTACGGCCCCGAGGACAAGACCGGCGGGATCTGGTTCTCCCGCAGCATGGGCAACCTCCTGTCGATCAAACATGAGCCGGAAGCGCCGTCGGCGACGGTCGGCATCGGCGGCGGCAAAGACGCCGGAGTCAACCGGATCATCGTCGAACGCGGCGACCCGGGCGACTGGTGGCGGCTTGAAACGTTCGTAGACGCGGCCGGCTCTGACAACTTGACCGAGCTTGAGGCCGCCGTCGATGACGAGCTGGCCGGGTCGGCTGAGGTGCAACGCCTCGCCGTGGTGGCCGCCGACATCGACGGCCAGCGGTACGGCGTCAACTACCAGCTCGGCGACCTGGTGGCGGTGGAGGCGTATCCGGGCCTACCGGACGTGCCCGACGTGATCAGTGCGGTCGAGATCGAGGCCAGCCCTGATGACGGGGAGACGATCCGGCCGGTCATCGGCGTCGGCTCCGCGCAGATGCTCAACCCTGCTGCCGCTGTGCAGCGCGACATTCTCCGGCAGCTCGCCCGTCGTGGCGCGACCGTCGAAGTTCCGCTCTAGCCCTGAGGGGAGGCGCGGATGGCTGGCTACGCGTACCCCACCACCGCCCACAACTCGCGTGCTGTGACGCCCCGCGAGTACGAAGACTTGATGCACCCGATGGCCCCGGATGGGCTCATCGGATCGCCTGCTTTGACACCGCTGGTGTACGCCGACAGCACCCTGCTCGGGGTGAAGGTGCGGGCGTCGCGGTCGGCGCTGTTGCGGGGCCTGCGGTGGGACTCCGGCGACACCGAGGTCAGCCTGACAGTGGACGCCAACACGACACCGGGCACCACCCGCAAAGACCTGATCGTGCTGCGGCTGTCCCGCAACCCGTGGACGATCGGCCTCGCCGTCGTGAAGGGTTCGGCGCTCGCCACCCCCACCACCCCCTCCCCCACCTACGGCGAGGACACCTCGACGGGCGTGTGGGAACTGCCGCTCGCCGAGGTCACCGTGCCCTACAACGACACGGCGACCGACGCCGGCCAGTGCGTGCCGCTGGCCTGGTATGTGGGCTCCGACGGGCAAATCAACTGCACCTCCAGCACCCGGCCCCCGCATGAACTGGGTCGCAAGATCCGGGAACTGGACACGGGCCGCTCCTACGAGTCGAACGGCACCACATGGGTGCTGCTGCTCGCCGACACCGGCTGGCTCGATCTGACGGCCGAGGCCGGTTGGACGGGTGCGAGTACAAGCATCAAGATTCGCGCCAAGAACGGCACCGTGTGGTGCCGGTGGGACACCCACCGGGTCGGCAGCACGGTCGCCGCCGGTGCGCTGTCCACCGCGTTCCTAGTTCCCGCCGAGTACCGGACGACCGTCGGTATGAGCGAGTCGTGCGACCTGCTCGGCGGCGCAACGGCCGTCGCGCACTTCGCGCCTTCCGGAACCATGCAGCTCCGCGCTGACGAGCCGATGGCTGCCGGCGTCATCGCACGCGGCAGCAAGTCCTGGCCCCTGTAGCCACCACCCCTTGAGGAGTCATAGTGCGGTACTGGTTTGGCGGTGGGGCCGCCGACTACACGATCACCGTAGGCGACGAGGTGACGGTCGGCACGGTCACCGGCGCGCAGTCGGTGGTGGTGGGCGGGCAGCAGGTCACCGGGTGGAGTGCGGAAACGGGCGGTGTCCAGTACACCGACCTGCTCGATGAGGCCGGCAACCCTGTCACCACGGTCACGTCTGCTGACGGAACCGGCACGCGCGGCCTGGGTCAGATCCCGCCGTTTCAGGCACCCGATGAGGTGACGGACCTGTGGGCGTCCGCTGGTGGTGGCCCTCGGGTGCGGCTGGTCGGCGTGTTGGGCCCCCGGTTGCAGCAGGTCGGCCAGCAGGCGGCCGACAACGCTGCTGCTTTGGCGGCGCATGCGGCGTCCCTCAACCCGCACTCGACTGGTCTGGCCAACCTCTCCGATGTGTCGGCTGGCGCGTTGGGTGCCCGCGTGGATGGCACGGTGATCGGCTGGTCGGGCGGGCAGTTCACGCTGCTGTCGCCGTCGCAGGTGGCTGGTGCGCTGCTGCTCAACCCACCGAAGGTGGGCGGCGCGTATGTGGGGCAGACGGCGACGGCCCCGGATCCGACGCAGGGCCAGTCCGGTAACCCTTGGCTGCGGATGCAGATGGCGTACTCGTCGGGCGACAACAACCCGGACACGATCCAGTTGTTCTCCACTACGTCGGGCGGCCAGGCGGTCAAGACGTTCTGGGCGAACGGCAACGGTGAGGTACGCGGGGCCCCGTCGACCAACAACCGGATTGGCGGCCGGTTCTTCGAGTTCTATGAGAACCAGGGCGGGCCGTCGACCGGCCGGTTCTTCGAACTCAGCACCAACCCCAGCGTCGCGGCGAACCGTGAGCCGCTGCTGGGTGCGTACGGCACCGCCCACTCCACCCAGCCCGGCTGGATTGTGGCCACCCGCGTCCTCGCCGGCCTGCTCGGTGTCCGCGCGGGCGGCTCCTACAACAGCCTGACCGCCGTCAACTTTCGCGGCCAGCGTGCCACGACGGGCGCACCGACGTCGGGCACGTGGACGACTGGTGACGTGGTGCTCGACTCTGCCGGTGCCGTCTACCTGTGCACGGCTGGCGGGACCCCGGGCACGTGGACGACCGGATCGGCGGGTGGCACTGCCGCTCCCACCTCGTTCGTCGCCCTGACGGCGGGCACAGGCATGGCGCTGGGCGCGAAGGCGGCGGCATCGCGGCTGGACCGTGGCGGCGACAACGGCCGGCTGCGGGGCACGCTGACCGCGACCGGGGCGGTGTCGTCCGGGGCGGTGGTCGCAGTCATCCCGACGACCGCGCACAGGCCGCTCGCGGCGGTGACGACGATCGCCCGGTACACGGGCGGCGGCACCCAGTTGCAGATCGCCACGAACGGTGAGATCACCCTCGGCAACAGCCTCAGCACAGGCCAGTCGGTGTGGCTGGACTCCATCACCTGGGACATGACCGCATGACCGGCAACCCCACGGAGGTGATGTGGTGACCCGCGCACCATCCAACCTGATGCAGGTCCGTTCCCTGCTCCTCACGCATCTGGACATGGATCCGGGTGTGGCCCGCTCGGCGGACCTCGAACCGAACGAGGTCGGTATCGTCGCCGACAGCGCCCACCGGGGCGGCTACCACTGCGGCGAGGACCGGGTGGTGACCAGCGACTACTCGGTGGTCGAGTCGTCGCGGGACAAGGCCGGGCTGAGCGACTACGCGTCGGCCCTGGACGTCGGCTGGTTCAGCGTCACCGTCAACGGGCGGACGCACAACTTGCGCACGTTCAGCGTGTGGCTGGTCGGTGAGTGTGAGGCGAATGCTCCGGACACCTTGTGGATCCGCGAGGTCATCTACTCGCCCGACGGGGTGACGGTCAAACGCTGGGATCGGCTTAAGCGTCGGTCGAGCGGCGACACCTCGCACCTGTCCCACACGCACGCCAGCGTGTTCCGGGATGTCACGAAGGCCGGCACTGATCTGACCCCGGTGTTCCGCCGCTACCTGGCGTACATCGGGTTGACGACTTCGACAGGGGGACTCCTGATGTTCTGCCAGGTCGGCGACAAGGGCATGCACGTGCAGGCCCTCCAGGTCGCCCTCAACTATCTCGGTTTCAAGGCCGGCGATGAGGATGGCGTCTACGGGTCGGGCACGTCGGCGGCGGTGCTGCGGATGCGCAAGTCGGTCGGCAGCACCGCCACCTCCGGCGACAAGTTCGATGCGTGGGGCTACGTGCAACTCCAGATGTGCATGGCGAAGCGGTACGGCGGTGCTGGCCAGCCCGGTCCTGCCGGCCCGCAGGGACCTCAGGGTCCGGCGGGTCCGCAGGGGCCGAAGGGTGACCCCGGTCCGCAGGGGCCGGCGGGACGTCTGGAACTGCCGGCGACGTTCACGTTCACCGGCCGCGTCTCCGACGGCAGCATGTCCTGATGGGTAGGGCGGTCGCACGGTTGCAGCACCGGGTCGGCCGGCGAGGCATAGCCCTACTGGTGTTCGCCGGCCTCGACGTCGCCTACGGGCTGCGTCTCGCCACCGCCCAGCCCGACGCCCAGCCGTTTTACGCCTGGCTGCACGGCATCATGCCGTTGTGGCCGTGGGCTGCTCTGTGGATCGCCATCGCTGTCGCCTGCACCCTGGGGTCGGTGCGGGACTGCGACAGGTTGGCGTTCGGCGCGGCCATCGGAATCAAAGTCCTCTGGTTCTCCCTGTACCTGTCCGGCTGGGTCCTCGGCAACGTGCCGGATGGCTGGGTGTCGGCGGCGGTGTGGGGTGCGTTCGCGATGTGTGTGTGGTTGATCGCGGGCTGGCCAGAGCCGGTCACCAGCAAAGGACAACCAGCATGGACCCCACCTACGGACTGATGTTCGCTGCCGCCTCGTCAGGGTTGGATGCGACCACCGTCATCGTCGGTTTGATCTCGGCTGCTGCGGCGATCGTCGTCAGCGCCATCACCAACCGGGTTGCCGGTAGGGCGTCGCGTAGGGACGCGATGTTGCAGTGGGCGACCCAGTTGCAGGCCAGTGAGCAGGCCGCCCGCAAAGAAGCGCGGGAGTCGGAGGATCGGGCTGAGCGGATCCGCGATGAGGCTGACGCGGATGTGGCCCGGCTGCGGGCGCAGATCACCGAGCTGGAGGACCGCTTGAAGCGGATGACCAGGGAGGTTGGCCGGTTCACGGACACGTTGACGTCGGTGCAGGCGGAGGTGTGGCGGCCGGAGCCGGATATTCATGCGTTGCGTCGGCTGGTGGGGCGTCCGTCGCCGCCTGCGGTGAACGGCCGGTCTGTGTGATGCGCCATTCGCCGTCTGCCCGCCCGGCGGTGTAGAGCCGCTCCATCTCACCGCGTGCCCCGTCCTCGTCGGGCCAGCACACGTGCTGACTGGGGGCGGAGGCCGGGTCGGACACGTACAGGTCCCACCCCGTGCCATCCATGCGTTCCTCTAGCCGCATGTGGGCGAGCGGCACGTACGGGTTTGCGGGCGCGTGCAGCCACGCTGACTCGCGTACCTGCGGTTGGCCTGCCACAACGCCGATCGTAGGCGTTTCCTTCTGCCTGCCCTCATGTCGGGTAGGCCCTTCAAGATCACCCCTGGAGGGGTCACATGAGCGACATCCCCGCACTGCCCGTGTACGGCTTCGCCCCCAACCTTGGCGGGCTGCTGTCCCTGGCCATCACCATCCTCTTGCCGATCCTCGTCGGCCTCGTCACCCGCCGCTCCACCAGTCCTGGCGTGAAGGCGGTGCTGCTGCTGACCCTGTCGGCGGTCAACTCGATCCTGTCGGCGTGGTTGCAGGCGGAGAACACGTCGGCGGTGTTCGAGTGGATCCCGGTGGTGTACTCCACCCTCATCAACTTCGGCATCGCCGTGGCGGTGCACTTCGGGCTGTTCAAGCCGACGGGCGTGTCGGATGCGGCGCAGGAAGCCGGCGTGAAGGACAAGCCGGCTGGTGCCGCCGAGCGGACGGCCTGAGGTGACCGACAGCGTTGAGCTGGCCCAGGTCGCCTATCAGGCGTACGGCGAGGCGGTCGGGTTCAAGAACTATCGGGGCGACCCGATGCCGGTGTGGGATGACCTCGGCGACACCATCCAGCAGGCGTGGACTGGCGCGGCGGAGGCGGTGCGTAACCGGACGGAGCGCGACTTCCTGCAATCCTCGATCGCCCGCATGGATCACTCGGGCGTGGTCACGGCGGGGCGTCTTCCGGCCCTCAGCGGTCCGGGGCAAGAGATGCTGTGCGAGTGGGTCCGCGCGAACGGCCTCGACCCGCACGATGTTCCCACCGGTGCGGGCTTCGAGATCGACGACGGGCAGCTCACCATCGAGGTGGTCGTGTGCGACGACGACGGTAACTCCGTCATCGCCCGCAGCGGCTTCTACGGCGTGGAGCGGACCGTGCGCACTGTTCCGTTGGTCGAGCCGTTCCCGTTTTGCCACTCGCCGGCAGACCAGCGCCCCGACGCGGCTGCCTGATCCTCAGCATCACGGACGGGCCCCGGTCTAGCTCCCCAGCGCCGGTGTTGCCCAGGGCCGCCCCATCCCTGTCTGTCGCTGCCTCGCCGCCACGCGGGCAGCCGGCGGGGGGTGGGGCGGCCCCCTTTCGCATGCCTGCCGTGACGGGATCAGCCGAGGCTGAGGCTGAGCTTCTCCCCCAGGTCGGCCTCCTTGTATTGGACCTTGCCCCGACGGCCCACCTCTATCCCGTAGATGCCCTTACCGCTGGGCACATTCGGGACTTCGAATTCGAAGAGGCAGGAGGTGGCGCGGCTGTCGTCGTCGGGGTCGATGACGGGCTGGCCGTCGTCGAGTGCCCCGACGGCGAGGTTCACTCCTGCCGGGTCGGTGACGAGGACTTGGGTTCCGCCTGCAATGTCGTCGTATCCGCCCATGCCTGCGCAGGTGTGCGTTTCCTCGGACCAGATGAACTTGGGGAGTTCCAGGCTGAAGGTGCCTCGGATGAGGAGCGGGAGGGGTGCTGCGCTTTTTGTGGGTGGCGGTGCGGCGGCTGGTTCGGGGTTGCTGCCGCAGCCGGTGAGGGCGGCGGTGAGGGCGAGGGCGGCGGGGAGGGTGCGGCGGATCATCCGGGCACGGTAGCGGCCGGGTCGGGGTGGGGCTGTCCGAGAGGCGACAGCGGCCCACCTTGGGCCGAACACCAGGCGGACGGGAAAGCGTGTTCCCGGCTGTCAATCCGTGGGGATGCGGCGCAGTTCCCACCACCAGTGGCCGTCCACCTCACCCGGCCCCTGGGCACTGGTGCGGTGCCAGCCGTCCGCCTCGTGCAACGGGATCGGCTGCGCGAAGAGGTACGTCACCGCTGGCACCCCTGACGTGCGGATCACGTCGCGGTGCCTCTGCGCGTACGCCGCCGCGTACAGGCCGCGCCCCCGATGCCGGGGGTGCTCGTAGTTGGAGTGCGCCCGGAGTGCGCCCGCGTCGGGGGTGGCCGCACACCACGCCGCCGGGGCACCGTCGACCAGGACGACCGACCACACCGTGCCGGGCTGGTCCAGCTCGTCAGGGGTGGATTCGGCGTCCACCCACATGCGCCCCACCAGCCACGCGTCGGCCCGGATCGCGTTGAGCATCCAGGCGTACTCCTGCTGCCCATGCTCTAGGGTGGCTACCCCTCCCATCGCGGTTCCCCTCTCTGCGGCGGGAGTACGCGCACTGTGCTTGACCGGCGGCGACGCCAGTCACGGTGGTAGCTGGCGTTCTTGGCCGTGCACACCTCACATCGGCAGCCGTGGCGGTAGCCGTCGAGCCCGTGGCTGACGGCCACGTCGCCCGCCTGGACGCCGCGCCGCGCCTCCACGCACACGTCGCACCGGCATCCGTGGCGGTAGCCGTACAGTCCGTGCGTGATCTGCACCGGCAGCCCGGCTTCTACCGCTTGCCTGCGGGATCGCAGCCGCGCGTTTTCGGTGGCCCGATATGCCTCCATGCCGGCCCCTTCGAACACGGACTGCCGTGGCGACCGCCTGTCGATGTCGAGGCGGCCGGTGCGTAGCTGCCACTCGTACCGGCGGGAGGTGCCCGCCGCAGCGGCGATCGCCGAGTACGTCAGCCCTTCCATGCCAGCTTGGAGCATGAGCGCGTCTCGGCGGCCACGGCAGGCAAGGTAGTTGGCGTCTGCGGCGGCGGCGGTGTATGCGGCGATCCGCAGGGCGGTGTCGCTGCTTGGCAGGTCGTCCTCGGGGCCGCCGGCCGCGATGGCCTCGTCGATTCGAGCTTTGCTCAGGCCCGTCACGGTCACCAGGTGCGCCACGGTACGCCCTGCCTGGCGTGCAGCGCGGACCGTGGCGTCGAGGTGCGCGAACGCTTCGTCGCTGGCCGCGCTGGCTGCGGTGACTGCCGTTCCGGCGCGGCGTAGGCGGCGCAGCCACTCGTCCTGACTCACCGCTCGCCCAGGGCTTTGAGGAGGGTCATCCGGTCGATGCCGCAGGCGAGGGCGGCGGCCTTCTTCTGGCTGCCGCCGACTCGGTGGAGCATCACGGCGTGCTGCACGGCGGCCACGTAGGCGGCGCGGGCGGCCTGCCGGGCGGCGAGCAGGGCGCGGGCAGTGTCGTCGGCGGTGGTCTCGCCGAGCAGGTACTGCACGGTGGCCGACAAGGCGGCGTCGCGGTCGCCCTGGTCGTCGGGGTCGGGGTACCGCTGGGTAATGTCGGCGGCGGCGGCAGCGAGCTGGTCGCGCTGCTCGTCGGTCAGTTCGGCCCAGGCGGGGCCGGCCCAGGCCATCAGGTCGTCGGTGGCCATCAGAACTCCTCGTCGTCGTTGTCGTTGTCGCAGCAGCCGTGCTGGCAGGGCAGGGAGTCGCCGCCGACGGAACGGGCGAAGCGGTCACCCTCGTAGGTGCGGTGGGCTTCGGGGGCGTGGTAGATGGTGATCTCGGCGGCGGCCTGCCGGTAGAGGGCGGTGGCGTAGCCGTTGCCCTGGTGCTCGGCGGGGGTTTCGACCTGCATGATCTCGCCGGTCTCGATAGCCACCCACAGCTCGGAGACGGTGTCGCCGTCGATGGTGAGGGCCCACCGGTGCATCGGCTCGTCGGTGTCGCTGTATCGGGCGATGTCCCGGGTGATCTGCCGCTCGCTCATGTAGATGAGTCTACACGTGATGTGTAGATGTGTCTACACGGCTTAGTGAACGATCGCCGCACAGCAAGCAGCCCCGCTCCCCTCGTGGGAGCGGGGCTGCTCTGCGTCCGGCGTCAGCCGTTGGCCGGCTCCACGTCGGCGTACAGGCCGCCGTCGCCGGCGTCCCAGTCCTCCACCCGGACCCAGCCTGCGGCCCGCAGGATCTCGTCGGCCTCGTCCTGGGCGGCGGCGGCCCGGTCGGGGTCGTCGGTGCGCACGCTGGTGGCGGCCGTGTCCATGGCGGTGCGGTCGCTCAGCTCGTAGACCGGGCCGTCGTCGCTGTGGCCGGTGACCTCCAGCTCGTACACGTCGATGGTGCAGTGCGGGCCGGCGATGGCGGCGTCGGTGGCGATGGCGGCGCGGTAGAGGGCGTCGGTCTGCGCGGCAGTGTTGGTCATGGTGTCCTCCGGTGTCGTGGGCTGGTCAGAGGGTAGGGCGGGGGTCGGCCGGGTGGCCGACCCCGGGGCGGCTAGCTCCAGCAGATGAGGTGGTTGTCCTGGCCGCCGTACCGCACCGCCAGCTCGCGGTCCAGGCCGGTGAGGGTGCGCTGGTTGCTCTCGGGGGCGATCACGCACTGGCGGTCGGTCTGGGCGAGGTGGAGGACGCCGGCCTTGATCTCGTTGAAGGTGAGGTCGACGCGCTCGGCCAGGTTGCTCAGGCTCATCCACGCACCCCGGTAGGTCTGGGTGGTGTGCACCCCGTAGGCGCGGCGGATCCGGCTGGTGATGTCGTCGATGGTCAGCCGCTCGATGGTCACCGTGTTCGCCATGTCCGTCTCCCCTGCTCGTTCCTGCCTACACCTAAAGCATAGTGGGTACCCACTAACGGCGCAAGGGGGTGCCCACTAGAGAAGTCGAGGGGCACCCACTAACCTGAGCCCATGAAACTCCCGCCCGCCATCGCCGCCCTCCACAACGGCCTCCCCGACGACCCCGCAGAACGCGCCATCGCCCTCGGCGCAGCCCTCGCCGCGATCCCCACCCTCCAAAGCGACCTGCGGGCCGCGCGCGCAGAAGCCGTCACCACCCTCAAAGAGGGCCGCACCTGGGACCAGGTCGGCGAACTACTCCAACTGCACCCGGCCCGCGCCTCCCAGATCGCCCGAGGGATCACCGGCGGCACCAAGACCAAGGCGACGGAACCGAGCGACTAGGAACGCGCATTCCTGACCCCACACAGGAACGCCCCCGCCATGGCTTCGGCCGGCGGGGGCGTTTTCGCATGCCCGAGGTCAGGTGCGGGGCGCTTCCCCATCGCCCGTCTCGACGGGTCCGCCGTCGGCCGCGAGCAGCCCGTGGGCGATCAGGTCGCCGCGAGCGTTGGCCCACTCTCGGCAGCGTCGCGGCACGTCGCAGACGGGGCAGCGCCCATCGCGTAGCGCATGGGCGTGATACCTCTCCCACCAGCCGGCGATGACTGCTGGGTCGGGCTTGCTGATGCTCACCGCTGCCGCCACCGGTTGCTGCGGTTGCGGGGCCTACGGCCGGACACCCCGGCGGCGAACGGGTGGGCGTCGTCCAGGTGCTCGCCCTCGGCGGGGTCGGCTGGCTCGGGCATCGGGTCCTCGAAACGGTCGCGGGGCGTGTTGCCTGACTGTCCGTATCCCACCGGTCACCCCCGACATTCTGGGGTGTGGTGGCCTTGGGGGCTGGGGGTCCCGGTCGGCCACCACACCATGCGTCGGCAGCGGCAGACAACGGCCTCTGGCCTGCGGTCTACCGCGCCTCTACGCGTCGGGGGCTTGTCCCGACACGTCCAGCCTGATCGATAGAATCGGGGTGCGGCAGGGGTGAGCAGTGGGCCCACGGAACTGCCCACACGCTGGGGGGACAGCATGGACGATTTCGGACACATACTGAGGCGGCATCGCACGCAGGCGGGCTGGTCGTTGCGGAAGTTCGGCGAGCGGATCGGCTACGACTTCGGGTACCTCGGTCAGGTCGAGCGAGGCAACCGGCCCGCATCGACAGAAGTCGTTGCCGCATACGACAATGCGCTTGAGGCGGGTGGGGCGCTGACAGGGGCGTACGCGAGTAGACGGGCAGGCGACACAGACATGCGCAGACGCAGAGTTTTGCAAGCCATGGGGGCGCTGGCGGCGGTCCCGGCAGTGGACCGGCTGACGGGGTGGGAGGCGCTACGGCACGGCCTGGGCGCGGCGGCGGACATCGACGAGTGGACGAGCATCGTCGCCGGATACGGCGTGGACTACTACCGGCTGCCGGCCGACAGGCTGATGGCGAGCCTGCGCGCTGACCTGGACGTGCTCGGGCATCAGATCGCGGCCACGGACGGGCAGCACCGTCAGCGGCTGCTGGGTGTGGCCGGGCTGCTGTCGACGCTGGTCGCTCTGGAGATGGTGTCTGCGGGTGAGCAGGTGTCGGCCCGCAGATGGTGGGCATCTGCGCGGAACATGGCTGACCTGTCTGCGGATGCTGGTGTGCAGCGGTGGGTCAGGGCGTGGGACACCGTCAACGGGTGCTATGACGGGCGGACCGTCGCAGCTTTGCCGGCGTCGGTGGATGGTCTGCCGCCGGTGGGTGCCCCGTCGGTGGCCGGCTGTCAACTGCTGGCCGGGCAGGCACAAGCGCTGTCGCTGGCGGGCCGGCACGCCGAGGCGGTGGGGGCGGTCAACCGGCTGACGGGCATGGCTGACCGGTTGCCGGAGGGCACCCCGGACGGCACATCGTTGTGGGGGTGGTCTGAGGTGCGGACGGAGCACACCCGCTCGTGGGTGTTCACGCACGCGGGCCGGCTGCGGGAGGCTGAGGCGGCGCAGGATCGGGCGATGGCGTTGTATCCGGAGCGGCAGATTCGGTTGCGGTCGCAGGTGCAGTTGCACAGGGCTGCCGGGATGGTGCGGGGCGGGGATGTGTCGGGCGGGATCAAGTACGCCGGGGACGTGCTCGACGCACTGCCGGCGGCCCACCACAACGAGCTGGTGCGGTTCACGACAGCGCGGGTGGTGGATGCGGTGCCGGTCGTGGAGCGTGGGCGCGGCATGGTGCGGGAGTTGGCCGCACGGGCAGGCTGACTGGTAGACGCAAAGCGGCCCCGCTCCCCCATCGTGGAGGGCGGGGCCGCTTCGTCGCGTCTACCTGCCTGCGGTGTGAGCGTGCAACCATTCATCGGCGTCCACCCACGCCTCCCCCACCAGGTCATCCCACGCGCGCACACGCCACCCGCGCAGCCGCCGAAACTCCGGCCGGACCTTCACCATCAGGTGCGCCATGCCCAGCTCGGCTGCCCCGCTCGGGGTGTCGGCCCACGGGTCGGTGAGGGTGCCGGCGATGCGGCGGACACCGGCCCTGTCGTATGCCTCCCAGCACCATTTCACCGGCGACGCCCCCGGCGCTTCGACCGGCGGCGTCTCGTCCCGGCTAGCTTCCACCTGCGCCACCCGATGGCTGCGGTGGCCACGGTGGCGGCTACGGCAGCGTTGCGGGTCTCCGCCCACCCGGACCATGTGTCAGCGCCAGCCCACCACGCGCCCGCGAACAGGAGCACCCACACGGACGCCCACAACACCACCTGCCAACGGTGGCGGCCCCACCAGCGGGACAGCGGCGACACCCGGCGCGGCCGGACCGTGGACGCGGCCCTGCGTTGGGTGGGGATCCGCGCGCCCTTCGGCGGCGGCTGCCAGCCCGGCTCCCGGTGCTGCCGGTGCTGCACGGCGCGGAAGATCTCGATCCGATCCGGGTTCTCCAGGTTGCACAGATAGTTGTAGCGGGGCCGCTGGACTGGCCTGCCACCCACGGACACACCGGCGCGGATCCACATCCCCTCCCGGTCGTCCAACTGGGCGTCCGTCCAGGTGCCTTGGTCGAGTAGCAGCACGTCCACGATCAGGTCCCCGAATGGCTGTTCGGCGAGGTGCTGGTCGGCGCGCTGCCACACCTGCTGTCGGGTCTGCCCGATGTAGCCGACCTTCGGCGGGCCGGGCAGCACCTGACCCTGCTGGTCGACGGGCCGGGTGAGGATCACGTAGATGCGGCCTGGTCGCGCGAGGTTGGTAGGGCGGCGCGGGCCTGGGATCCGGCGGACCGGGGTCGACATCAGGCAGCCACCTGCCGTCCGTCGGTGAGCACATACTGTCCGTGGCCCTGCTTACGGATTAGGCCGTGGTTGTCGGCAAGGTCGTTGAGCAGGTTGTACACCTGCCGCTCCGAATAGTCGGTGGCGGCGACGATGGTTTTCGGGGTGGTGTGCCCGTCGTGGATGGCGGCGAGGACCCGCCGATGCCCGTCGTGCAGCGGCTTCGCCTTCTGCGTTTGCTGGGCCTGCTGCTGGGCGGCGGCCAGCATCGTCTTCCACGATGGAAACCGGCCAGTCGAGGGGGCGACGGGGCCGGTGCCGACATCGCCGTTGGCCGGCTTGGTGGGGGCGGGGGTGGCGTGCTGGCCTGCGCGGCGTGCGGCGAGCCGGCGGCGGACAGCCTCCAACGCTTCGGCGGCGATCTCGTCGCGGCGCTCGTAGTCGCGGCCCCACGCGGCAGCGGCACCCGGGTCGAGGGACCGCCACACGATCTGGCCGGGCCACTCGTCGCGGATCCGGTCGGTCACGTAGTAGCCCCGAAACGGTGCGGACCGTGCGGACGGGTCGGAGTCGACGAGGAAGCCGTAGCCGGCGAGCGGCGGGAACTTCTTCGGGTTGACTTCCACACCGAAGATTGTCTTGGCGTTGGGGTCTTTGGAGCGGAGCATGACGCCGTTGCCGGCGAGGAGGTTCGTGCGGATCGCCTCAGCGTTGGGGCTGCCCGCCCCGCCGAACACGTCGAGGGTGGTCTGCTGGGAGGCCAGCAGCGCCGCCACACCGACCTTGCCGCCTTCCCGGGCGATCGTGGCGATCAGGTATTGGATGCGTTCCCAGTTGGCGGGGTTCTCCAGCTTCGACAGCGGCTTGTGGCATTCGTCGAGGACGAACAGCAGGCCGGGCCGGTCTTCGGTGGGCGTGAACCCTTCCGCGCCGTTGACCGCGTTTTCGTCCTGCCGCAGCAGCACCACCAGGTGCAGCCCTTCGAGGACGGCGAGGATCTGGTCGTGGGTGCGGGCTTTCACGTCGGCGTGGTTCATGAGCAGCGGCGACGATGCGCCGCCCTGACCGTCGCCGTACAGGATGACGGTGGGGTGGGTGGTGGACGCCGCGAGGGCGAGGGCGATGGATTCGACCATGCGGGACTTGCCGGACCCGGTGCCGCCCTGGATGAAACCACCCCACAGCCGGTTGTCGGAGTACGCCTTCCATGTGGCGACGCCTTCACCGTCGGCGAACGGGCCGAGGGCGACACGGCCGGTGGCCGGATCGAACGCGGACGCGCCGGGGTGGACGACGGATTCGCGGATCGGGGAGCGGGTGACGACGGTGAGGAGCAGGTGCGGTTCGGGGAGGGTGGGGTGGGGTTCCACGATGAGTTCCTGGTCGCGGCGCAGGAACAGACCGCCCCGAATCTTCCCGACTGCCGCCATCACCATGTCGAGGGTTTGCTTGCCGGGGCGCAGACGCAGCGCGTACCGCACGCCGGCTTTGATGCCATGCGGGTCGGTGAGGGTGGTGCCGGGTAGGGCACCGTCGGAGCATCCGACGTTCTCGGCCCACAGGTCGGCGTACAGGCTGCTGGACGTCGTGCTGGCACCGGTGATGGGTAGGGGGTTGGTGCGCCACCAGTGCACGGCGAGGCTGTAGCCGACGGCGGTGAGGATGCCGACTGCGCCGAGGGTGAGGCTGGTCGCGGTGACGGTGGTCAACCACACGACAGCGACCGCGCAGAACGCGTAGGCGCGGCGGACGGCCTTCTTGTCGAAGACACGGCGGCGGGCTTGCGTGGCGACCACGACGGCGGCGACGAATGCGACCACGGCCGTCCAGGCGGCTACCTGCGCTTCCTCGCCGGTGTAGTGGGCGAGGGTGCTGGTGGCGGCGGCGGAGACGACGAGGAGGCCGACCGCGACGTGGGGGGTGCGGCGGGCCCGGCGTATGCCTTTCAGGGTGAGGTCGCGTGCCGGCGGCGGGGTGGCCGGCTTACTGGCGGTGGTGGTGCCGTCTGCGGACACCTCAGCAACGTCGATCATGTTGGTTCTCCTTCGGGGTGTCCCGGCTTCCACCGCACGGCGCAGACCACGGGAGGGCCTGCGCTGCACGGCGGGAGCCGGGGTTACTCGCCGGACAGGAACGCCTTGTTGCCGGCGTCCGGGTTGGACTGGTAGAACTCTCGCCCGGCCATCTGCTTGACGAGCGTCTCGTGGTGGACCCGCCACGCGGCGGCGGCGTTGGTGGACGCCTCCTGCGCCGCGCGGGCGGAGTCGAGCCCTTCCGAGCCGACCTCGAAGCTGGCGAGGGCACTGGTGTAGCCCTCACTGCCTGCGGTGGCGAACGCGTCGTGGGCCTGCGCGGCGGCCTCGGCGTAGGCGATGGCGGTGGGAAGGCCGGTGGCCTCAGCGTTGGCGGTCATGACGGTCTCCTTCGCGTTGGGGAACAGGGGAATCACGTTGTTGGGGGTGGGGTCGACGTCGATGGGGTCGGCGGGTTTCGGGTCGGGCTGCGGCGGAGGCCACGGTGAGGGGTTGGCGGTCTGGTTCAGTTCGGCGCTCCACTGGTCCCACGTCTTGCCGGACATGTGGGAGGACAGCCACCCGCAGCGGTTGCACAGTTGGTCGGCGTCGGGGCTGGACCCGTCGGATCCGGGCCACGGTCGGGTGCCGGTGATCCGCCCGTAGGGGCAGCGGTTGCACTTGTCGGGGGCGTCGTCGGCGGGCGGGTTCTTCTCGGCGTTGAGCGCGCCTTGCACGGCTTCCTGCAACCGCTGGTAGGCGGCCTTCCGATGCTCGCACCACGGGTCGTCGCGGTGCTGCCCGCACACGGAGCAGCCGATGTCGCTGTGCTGCGTGATGCCGGCTGGCACGGTCAGGTCGCCGTGGTCGATGCGTTCGGCGCAGGGGGCGCACACCTTCCGCCTGTCGCCGTTGACGGTGCGGGTGCGCCGGTAGCCGGCGGAGACGGAGGTGCCGCAGTGGCCGCAGGCGACGAGCCGCTTGTCGCGGCGAAACCCGCCCGCGTCGTCGGGGTCGGCGGGTGGCGGCCATTCGGCGTCGTGGACGACGTCCGCCGACGGTTCGGGTGTAGGGGGCTGCGGGATCCGCCCGCCCTTCTCGGCCTTGCCGGGTCGCACGCCGGCCACGTCGATCATGTCGTCGACCGGTCGTCCGTCGGGGCGGGTGTTGAGGCTGCGCTTCGACCAGTCCCGCAGCGACTCCTCATGCTGCTGCCTTTTGCCGGCGTTGCGGGTTTCCCTCTGCCGGCGGCGGTGCTCGGTGAGGTCGTCCCACGCGTCACGCCACAACTCCTGCATGTAGCCGGACGCCCCGGGCTTGACCGGTGCCCTACCGCCGGCCCCGCCTGCCTTCTGGGCGGCTGCGAGCTTCGCCAGCTTCATCTTGTAGCGGGGTGACTCTTGGCCGTGGCGGGCGTACTCCATGTCCTCCCGGTGCGTCGTCACCACCTTCGTGATGAGCGCGGCGAGGATCATGACGGTGATCGGTTCCACGTCACATGCCCATCGCGTGCTGGCCGCCGCTGGCCTTGATGGACCGCTGCGCCAACAGGATCGCCGCACCGCCGACGGCGACGGCGAGGGCGATCGGGGAGCCGGTGCCCAGCCACTCCCGCAGCGGCCCGGAGATCACGTTGAGGGCTGCGCTGGTCCACTCGTCGATGCGGTCGCCCAGCTCGCCGGGGACAGCGCGGGCGACGGACGGGGCGAGCAGGAGACTCCAGATGGCCTGCCGGTTCGGCTCCCAGTCCACGACGAGGTCCCGAACGAAGATGACGGCGAGGAGGAACAGCACCGCCGGGGGGATCCACCCCCACGGGATGGCCTCCAGGACGGTGTTGATGGCGTCACCGACGAACATGCCGGCGACGAGGGGGCCGCCGACGAAGGCGGTGCCGAACGACGTCCAGGCGAGGGCTTTGACGCCCTTGGGGCGGATGGTGCTCTTGATGTTTCGCGCCATGGTGGTTCTCCTTCCGGCGGTTAGAGGAACAGCCACAGCGCGGCGCGCGTGGCCGGGACGAGCAGGTGGTCGACGGTCCAGCCGACCGGCTGGGTGAAGCTGAGGAGCTTGACGACGGCGAGGATGAGGGCGATGCGGCCGGGCCGCTCCCACAGGGCCGACCACACGCGGGCGGCGACCGTGTTGGGGATGGCCGCCAGGTAGCACCAGGTGACACCGCAGGCGCGGCGCACACCGGTCTTGCTGGTGTAGGAGGCGCGGCGGGCGTATTCGGTCATCTGGTCGATGGTGGGCGGCTGATCGGTGAGCAGCGGCGGTAGCGTCCAGTAGCGGCGCACCCCCTCCACGATGCGGCTACCGAAGGTGATTGCAGAGTGCAGGGTTGACGGCTTCCCGGGGGCGGTTTCGCGCTCAACGGGGGGCACCATGGGTGCTGCATTGCAGGTTTCAGCTACACGCTCCGTGACATTCGGGGCGGTGTCGGGGCGCGGGTACGGGGCCGGCTTACGTCGACTGTCAGTGACGGTCACGACGTCACCGCCGCGCAGAAGCCGAGGGCGAAAACGGCCAGCCACGCCACGGCGGCGATGGTGCAGATACGCCGGATGAGGCGGAGGCCGGTGACCGGGTGCCGGGTCTTCTTGGGCATCTTCGCTTCCTCCGCGCATCGCAGGGTTGGGGGCGTTTCCGCTGGTCACGGCTGGTCGGGGTCGGTGGGGTAGGTCCAGCGGCGGCCCTCCCGGGCGGTGAGGGTGAGCAGCACGATCAGCGCGATCACGGAGACGGCGCAGCCGGCGGCGAGCGCCCACATGAGGGCGGGAACGATCTGGAAGGTGGCGGTGTAGAGGGCTCCGGCGGCGCAGACGGCGGTGGTGATGCCAGCGGCTTCCGCGCCGAGCTGACGCCAGTCGCGGTGCACACGCGCGCCGTCGAGCGTGACGGGCGCGGCGGCGTCGGTGACGGCGGCGGGCAGGGTGTCGGTGGTCATGGCGTCAGTCCTCCTCGGTGACGGTGTGACGGTCGCGGGCGAGCAGGTGACGGATGCCGCGTAGGGCGGCGTCAGCGTCACGGGTGACGGCGGCGCGGATGTGACGGCGTGCGCGGTGGAGCGTCAGTCCGCCGGTGATGACGGTGTCTGCGGTGACGCCGTCTGCGGTCAGGTCGTGGTGGGTGACGGTGGGGTGACGGTCCCACCGGGCGGGGATGACGGTGACGTCGCTGGCGTCGGTGCTGTCAGGCACGGACGTCACCTCCGTCGGCGAGTTCGGCGACGATCCGCTGGTGCTCGGCGAGCAGGATCTGCTCGGCGTCGGCGACCGCCAGTTCGGCCAGCCACTCCGGCTTGTTGGTGCGGGCCGCCGACTGTGCCCCTTCCACGGCCTCGGCCATCCACGTGCCGGCCGGGTCGACGCCGAGGGCCATGCAGAGCAGCAGGAACACCCTCATGCCTTCCCTCTTGGTGCCGCCCCCGGCGACGATCTGCCGTGCCTTGCCGGCGGCGTAGTCGCGGATCTGCTCAACGGTCCAGTCGCGGACTCGCTCGTCGAGGAGGTCGCGGCTGAGGGGGCGGACGACGGCGACGTCAGTGCTGGTGCGCCTGACGGTGACGGGCCGGCGGGTGACGGCGGCGGGCGTGGCGTCAGCAGCGGTGACGGTGATGGTTGGCGCGTCGGCGGTGGCGTCACTGGTGACGGTTGCCGGGGTGGCGTCACCGTCGATGGTGACGGTGTGCGGGGTGACGGGCGTCGGAGACTGACGGGTGACGGTAGGCGTCTGCGGGGGCGTCACCGTCTGGGCGTCACCGTCGGCGGCACGGGTGACGGTGGGCGTCGGTGCGTCGGTGGTGACGTCAACGTCGATGACGTGACGGTGACGGTCGGCGTCGCCGGTGGCGATCTGGGTGACGTCGGCCCACGCGTCACCGTGGCGGGTGGCGTCAGGCTTCGTCGCTTCGACGATGCCCCGGACGACGTTGAGGCGACGCAGCAGCATCTTCCGCACCTCGGGGTTCTCGGCGAGGTTGATGTACTTGCAGGCGGCCTGCGTCTTCCGCACCACCCGGCGGGTGAGCCAGCTGATGTACCACTGCTTGACGCGTCCCGGGTCGGTGCCGGCGGTGACGGCGTGGAAGTGGTTGAGGAGCCGGGACAGGCGGTCGATGCGCCGTTGGGTGGCTACCTCGGTGACTTCGAGGGTGGTTGCTTCGACCAGGCCGAGGGTCGCGCCGATGCGCTTCCACGGGATGCCCCGACTGGTGATGGGCGGGTACTTGCCGGGGTTGCGGTGGTGGAGGATGTCGCGCTGCTCGCGGAGGCTCTCGAACCACATGTAGGAGGCGACGACGGCTGCGGCGACGCGGAACAGCCGCAGGTCGATGCTGTCGGCGTGGACGGCTGACAGGGTGGCGGAGGTGCCGGCGAGGAAGAACACGGCTCGGTGTGCTTTGCCGAGGTCGCCGTGGCGGTACAGGTGGCGGGTGGCGCGGCGGGCTGCGTCGACGATGCCGAGTTCGATGAACCCGAAGAGGACGAGTCGCAGCGTCCAGTGGACGTTGATGACGTCGGTGAAGAACTGCCACATGCCGAGGGCGACGACGATGGTGGCGATGCCGGCGCTGATGCGGGTGATCGCCCGGTCGGTGGCGGTGAGGTCGTCTGCGGGCTGGCTGGTGGTGGGCTTGCGGCGTCGGCGGAGCACCTTGACGGCGAGGAGCACGCCGAGGGTGATGGCGACGGCGGTCATGGTGTTGTCGGGGTTGGTGGCCCAGTTGGTGATTGCACTGGTTGCGTGGCCGAGCACGTTCCCGCTTGCCGGGGTGGCCGTCGTCGGGGCGATGAACGGTTCCGGCTCGGGGATGCGGGCGACTGCGTTCTCGATCATCGGCGGACACCTCCTCGTGACTCGCGTTTCAGTGCTTCACTGTGCGAGACTTGCGAACAGTTCGAACAGAACGAACAGTAGCACAGAGCGAACGGAAGGGCATCTATGACCACGGCGGTGATCGCGAACACCGAGAACGGTGGGTACGCTCACCGCAAATTCCAGCGGCTGAGAGCAGTGGTGATGGGGGACGAGAAGCGCGCCGAGCGCCCAGAGAGCGACACCGCCGACCTTGAGCGCCGCGTCCGGGCCGGCGAGTGGTTGAAGACCGGCGCGGTGGCGACCCTGCTCGGCATGGGCCGCACGAAAGTTCACACACTGGTCAGCAGCGGCGTGATTGGGCATCGGAAGATCCCCGGGGCCCCGCAGAAGCCTCAGCGGGAATGCAACCCGGTCGACGTATTGAGGCTGTTGGAGGAGCGCCAGAAGGCGTACCGGGGCGAGTCTGAGGATCAGAGCTGACTGCCGCACGCCGCCTCCCCCGCTGGTTCCGTTGTCCGTGATGCCAGCGTGATCTGGCCGACACGGCACCGGAACGGCGTCTACTCGGCGACTGGTGGGCGTCTCATGGGCGTCGCCTACACGCCGCCCATACGCTGACGTGCGGACGCCGACGCAACGCCCACCTGGGGGTGAACACCATGGCTGACGTTGAGGCACCGAACCGGCTCGCCGAGCTGCGGGCGCGGGCGGCACTGACCCAGCAGGAGGTTGCTGCTCGGGCTGGTGTGGCGGTGACCGCCAATCAGGTGTCTCGGTGGGAGCGGGGCGAGCAGGTCCCGTCTCTGCGGTATCAGCGCGCGTTGGCGGGCTTGTTCGGGGTGGAGGTGCCCGCGTTGGGTTTCCCGGACCGGCCGGCGACACGTGTTCCCCGTGCCCGGTCGAGCGCAGAGGACTTCATGAGCGACGTTGAGCAGGATCCGCGTGTGCAGGCTTCGCAGGACGGGTGGACTGCGACCCGCAGGCTGTTGAACGCCCACCGACACGAGTTGGCGCAGACGGCCGCCGGCTTGTATCCGGGTCACGCGTTGGCGGGAACGGGCCTAATCGCCGGCCCTGGCTGGATTCCGGACGCGCCCGTCGACCTGGCGGATGTGTCGCTGGTCGAGGTGCCAGACGCTACCCCGCCGATGCTGGACGGTACGGAACGCGAGGCTGCCCGGGTACTGCCCGACGAGTCGCTGATGCGCTCTTACGCCCGCTACACGAGGGCGGTGCGGGATCTAGCGCCGCCGAGGCTGTTTGAGGACCGGCACGCGTGGAGGCTGCTCGGCGTGGACTGGGCGCGGCCGACGCTGGCGTTCGGTGACACCACGTACTTTGGCGCGGCCGACGTGTTCGAGAGCCTCGCGCACGAGCTGGCGTACGTCGCCTTGGACGCTGACGGCAACCCGGCGTCGGATCCGTCGCTGCGGGATTTACCGTACCGGCGGCTCGTCGGTGATCCGTTCGCGTTCGACCGGCGTCCGGTGATGCCGGCCATTTCCACGCTGACGATCCGGCGCGACGGCGACCGGGGTGAGCTCCTGCTACACCGGAGGGATCCTCGCGCCGTGGCGGCTGCTGGCGGGATGTTGCAGGTCATTCCTAGCGGCGTGTTCCAGCCGTCGTCGCTGCTGCCTGCCGCGCGTGAGGCGGACTTCTCGATCTGGCGCAACATCCAACGCGAGCTGAGTGAGGAGTTGTTCGGGCTGCCCGAGGCGGACGGCCACGGTCGCCCTGTCGACTACGCGGCGGGACCGTACGCGGTGCTCGACGCGGCGCGGGCTGAGGGCCGGCTGTCGGTGCACTGTCTCGGGGTGGCGTTGGATGCGCTCACCCTGGTCGGGGAGATCCTGACGGTGCTGGTCGTGGATGCGCCGGTGTTCGACGAGTTGGCACGCGACTTCGTGGACCGCAACGACGAGGGCAGGGTTGAGTCGGAGCGGTTCCCGTTCACCGCCGAGGGGGTGCGAGGGCTGCTCGACTCCGGCCGTGTCGCGCCCGCCGGGGCTGGGTGCCTCGAACTCGCGTGGCGGTGGCGGGACGTGCTGCTGGGGTAAGATGAGAACTGTCCCCCAGTGTCGCGTTGACGCGTGACACCCGGATTCCCGCGCCGCAGCTTTGGCGGAGCACGTGGGCCCGGCTGGGAGCGCAGCCCGTTCGAGTCGGGCGGGACGACGATTAGGCCCCGGTTCGGCTGCTGCCGGCCGGGGCTTCCTCGCGTCCGCGCACGTTGCTGCCAACTTGGGAGCAACTGGCAGGAAGTTAGGAGCATCTCGCGCCGGGTGGTCGGCGGCTGCAACCCTGGCCGGGTGAACGAATTCCTGTCTGCCCTTATCGGCGCGGTCGCCGGTGGCCTGTTCGCTCTCGTCGGCTCCTACCTGGCGTCGAGGTGGCAGGCCAGCCATCAGCGGGCCAACCTGCTGCACGAGGCGCGGATCTCCCTGTACGTGGATCTGATCGCAGAATGTCAGCGGCAGACGGAGTGGCTTGCCGCTCTGTGCGACTCGGTCCGAGAGGTGGAGCAGCTAGGGAAGTCGTATCAGCCGTCGGTGCCGTCGGAGGCGCGTATCGAGCTGCTGGGGTTGCCGCGCACGAAGAACGCGTGGGCGGTGTTGCGGGACGCACAGGCTGGCTTGCAAATGGCGATGGATCAGGATGGTTTCCCGACGGGCGACGATGCTTCGCTTTCGCCGGGGTCGCCGGAGGTGGTGGCGGTGCGCCGGGCGGTGGAGGATCTGCGGGACGCGGTGCACCAGGACATGCGGTAGGGCCGGTCGTGCCAGCGTTCAGCGAGGCCACACAGCGCGTTGGCGGCGACCGGCATGATCCGGACAGCAGGTAGGATGGGGGGACAAAAGAAGACGGGCCCGGAATCGCGGTGCTGGTAACACCGGCCGGGCCCTTGATCGCCGGTAGGAGGCGACCCATGACTAGGGTAAGAGTCTACCCTTTCCGCACGTCTGTGCGACCGGCCGGTGGTGTGCGATGAACGCCACGGCCGAGGAAACGCCACACGTCCGGCTGCCCGTCGAGATCCAAGACCTCGTCGCCGCCGGGACGATCAGCATCAGCGCCGGATGGCTGTACGGGCTGATGCTCGCCCACTTCAACTACCGGCGCGGCGACTCTCACGTGTGGCCGTCGCGGGGGTTCCTCTCCAAGCGGATGGGGTTCAAGAACTCGCGGGCCGTCGACCGCTACCTAGACGAGTTGGTTGCGGCAGGGCTGGTGGAGAAGGAGTGCCGGCGCAACGGGGCCGTCAACGAGTCGAACCGGTACACGCTGGCGGTGGTGTCGTGGCCGACGAAGCACGAAGGGGGTAGTGCTCAACCGGATACCACCCCAGGTATCAACAGCACACCACCCGTGGTATCCGAACGCGCACCCGAACTAGATGAACCACAACTAGATGAAGATGAACTAGATCCATGGGGAAATGAACCGAACCGACTCCCCTCCGCTCGCTCCGCTCACTCCGGGGCGGGCAAGACTGGAAACCAAGCCGACGATGATCGTGACGCCGCAGCAGCCGACACCGAACCAAGCACCGGCAGTTGGTGGATCGAGGACCGCGACAAGTTCCGGCAAGTCTTCGGCGACTGGGTGGTGTCCGATGGGGTCAACGGTTGGAAGCGCGGCGTTTTCCCAGTCAACGAGGTGTACAGCGCGTTGAGGCAGCGGCCCGACAAGCGGATCACCAAGCCGGGTAGCTATGTCGTGTCGCTGATGGACAAGCAGGACGGGGCGGCTTTGGAGAACTGGATGCTCCGTGAGGGGTTCAGCCTGCCTGACGGTGCCGCCCCCTGATAGCACCCGCCATCGGGGGTGGAGCAAAACCGAAGCAAACGCGAAGCAAGTTGCTTCGGTTGCTCGCCAGCGAACGGTGAGGGCCGCCCACCGTGATAGGGCGGCCCTGCTCGCTGGTTGGGGTCAGGTCCAGTCGTTGACCATCAGGTTGAGGTCGGCGTACTCGGGGCGGGCGGCCATCTCGCGCACCTCGGCAGCGAACATCTCCCACGCCTGCTGGTCGGCGTCGTCCTGGTCGCTGTTGTGGTTGGACAGGTAGCCGTACACCTCAAGCTTGGCGGTCTTGTATCCCACGGTGCTTCTCCTCCGGTTGTGGGGTGCGGTGCGGGCTGCCCTGGCCCCGGCCGGTGATCTCCCGAAACCGGGTGGCGGCCTCGATGCCGCTGCCGCAGTGAATCTCCTTGGGGGTGTCGCTGTCGCCCCACACGTACACGGTGCTGCCAGCGCGGGCGATGGCGTAGCTGCGGCCCTGTGCGGTGATACCGGCGGCCATGTCGTCGTGAGGGCTGTCGATGGTGAGGCGCGGGGCGTAGACGGGGTGGAGGGTGACGCCGGTCTGCCGGCCGAGGGTGCCGTCGACGCGGACGGCCCGGCCGACGGCGTGGATGCTGCCGTCGGGGTTGTTGCGTTGGGAGGTTACCTGGAGGCGGAGAGGGCGTGCGCCGTGAATGCCGGCGGGGATGTGGATGGTGCAGCCGGGGGTGAAGGTGGGCAGGGCTGTCGGGGTGGTGGGGGTGGTCATGGTCGGCTCGGTTTCGGCGTTCTCCTTCGGTCGTACGCGGACAGTGCGGGTTTCCTGGAGCTTCGGCTTGAACGTGGCGATCACGTTGGGGGTTTCCCGGGCGAGGGCTTCGGCGATGAGCCTCCACGGGCAGCCGGCGGCGCGTAGGTCGGCGACGAGTTGGAGTTCTTCGGTGTCGAGGGCTTGGCGTCGGGGGCGGATGGTGGCGAGCTGGTCGAGCAGGTCGGCCTTGTCGGTCACTTCTGCGCCTCATACTCGGCGAGGGCCTTCTCTCCGGCGTCGGTGAGGGCAAAGAACCGGTCGTCACCGCACCGGACCAGCGGCTCGCTGAGGCCCTCGAACATCCAGATGATGGTGGTGATGTCGACCGAGTCGCGAGGCGTGTAGCGGTAGTAGAAACCGCCGCGCTCGTACACCTGGTGGTCGGCGACGGCGCGGAGGGCGTCGGCTCGGGTGGCGGTCAGGGTGAGGATGGCCATGGTTACTTCCCCTCTGCGACACGGGCGGCGTTGGCCATGTCCGCGTCGGTCTGCGGAGTGCCCTGGCCGTTGACGAGTAGGTACAGCTCGGCCTCTTCGCGCAGGGTGGCCACCTTCGCTTCGATGTACGGCAGTTTCGCCTGCCGCTTGAACCAGGTCTGCCCGATGCGGGTGAGGCCGATGTAGCGGACGTACCGGCCGTCGTCGGTGTCTTCGGTGGCAGCGACCATGTCCGGTTCGAACCAGGTGGCGGGGACGGCGAAGTCGCCGGAGAACCAGGCGAGGGTGGTGCGGATCCGCTGCTGCCCGTCCACAACGGCGTCGCTGGCGGGGTCGTCGGAGCGGGGGTCGAAGGCGGTGGTGTCGGTCCACCAGGCGGAGCGGCGGACGTTGATGATGACGGCGGGGATGGGGATGCCGGTCATCCAGGAGCGGACGAGTCCGATGCGCTGGTTGTCGTCCCAGACTGCGCCGCGCTGGTAGGGCGGGTTGAGGATGAGTTCGCCTTCGCGTTGGGCGATGACGTAGCCGTATGCCTCGCGGTTCATGGCGGCGAGGTTGTGGCTGGTGAGCGGGGCGGTGGTCTGCCGGGTCATGGTCACGCCTCCTTGCTGGCGGTGGGCTGCGCGGCGTCGTGGTCGTTGAGGACCTTCTCGCCCTCGTCGGTCAGCTCCCACACCTGGGGTGAGAGGACAGACGACCCGGTGCGGCGGCCGGGGCGGATCAAGCGGGGGGTGGTGTTGGTGAGGTAGTTGCAGGTGCCGGTGACGTTCTTCGTGGTGTATTCGTCGACCTTCCACAGGTCGCTGACCTTCCCGGTCTGCCAGCTCTTGTGGTGCTTCACGTCACCGGCCTTGACGGCGCGGAGGACCGCGAGGCGGTTGGGGGTGAGGGTCAGGTTCGGCATCGCGTGCTCCTCTATTTGATATGCATATCATAGCAAGATATGGAGATCATAGCAACACGGTTTGACCTGCACAACCAGCAGAGCCGGCCACCCCAGGCGACCGGCCCCACCACAACCACACCCCGTCACATCACGACCGCCCCGCCACCCGACGCGCCCGAATCTCCGCGAGCCTCCCCACCAGCTCATCCACCGCCGCCCCCACCTCATCCTCATGCTGCGGGCTACCGTGAGGATCCAGCCACGGCTTGCCGTCCACCCGGAACCACTCCAGGGCTTCGTGGACGGCCTCGTTGATGGCGTACCCGGCGTACCGGTCAACCCAGTCGGCCTCGCTGCGGGCGTCCGGCGGTGGGTCGTCGCGGGCGTCATACCAGCCGCCGTCCTGGCCGTCGCGCCCGCCGTAGGCGCAGGGGATGGTGGGGCCGTCTAGGGCTCCCGGCTGCACGGTGCGGGGGTGGCCGGTGCGGGCGTAGGTGAGCCGGAAGTCGACGCGGCCGGCGGCGCGGCCGGCGGGCCCAGTGTTGCCGTCAGTCATGGTCGACCCACCCCAGCCACACCCGCCGGCCGAAGCCGCCCCGCTCAGCCCGCTTGACAGCGGCAGCCTCACGCACCTGCTCTGCGGTGTACCCCAGTTCGGCGGTGAGCGCGGCAACCACCTCGTAGATGTCGGCCAGCTCGGCGAGCCGTTCGGCAGGGCTGGCGTCTGCCAGTTCGCCGGTTTCCTCGTGCAGCTTGGCGATGAGCGCAGCCCGGTAGGCGCTGCCGGTGAGGGTGATGGTGGCTGGTCGTCCGCCGCGAGCGGTGATGATGTCGGGGATGCGGTCTCGGACGAGTTTGCCGTGGCAGGTGGCACGGATTGCGGTGTCAGCCACGCCACACCACCGCCCGCCCGTACATGTCCACGTCTTCCCGCCAGCCGTACGGGTTGTCGGGGTCGATGCGCTCGTAGCCCTTCCGCGACGTCCAACCCGTCTCGCCCCGGTCGTCGACCACCGACCCGCAGCACGGGGTTTTCCACATGGAGCAGTCGGTGTATCGGGCGGTGACTTCCACCTTCCCGAGGTCGTACACGCCACGGTGGCAGCGGAGGCAGCGCACGGGTTGGGTCATGCCGGTGATGTCGGGTCGGGTGCGTTGCATGTCAGGTGTCCTTCCCGGTGATGACGGCGAGCAGCGCGTCGGCTTCCGCGTAGACGGCGTCGAAGTCGACGTTCTCGGATCGGCGGTCCCACAGGAGTTCGTGGTGGTCGCGCCAGTCAGCGTTGACCGACCGCAGGTACAGGTGCTTGGCGAGCCGGTCGCGGGCTTCGGGGGTCACGACACGGCCGGCGGCAGCAAGGGCGGCGCGGACGGCGTACAGCATGCCGGTGGTGTCTGCGCTCCCCCGCGTCCAGGCGTCCATGGCGGCACGCTCAGGGCCGGTCAGGTGGTCGCCGTCCGGGGTGAACCGGCCGCCGTTGATGACGCCGATGCGCCGGGCGTCGCCGCCCTTGTCTACGACTGCCACCGGGTCGCCGTCCCGCGCCCACCTCGGGCACACCATCACGGCCTGCTGGTCGAGCCGGCCGGCAGCGGCCAGAGCCTCAACAGCCGGCCCTATGGCTTTGATGAGGCCGGGACCGCTGCTGGGCCAGCCGGGGAAACCTCGGTCGCGCAGCATGTGCACGGCGAGCGTGATGGTGGGGGCGGTGATGATCCACTGCCCGTAGTTCTCGGACACGTCGAGGCCGAGGGCGTCGCGGATGGACTGGTTGATGCGGCCGTGCATGGGTTGGATGGTCCACGTCTTCACGGGCGGTGTCTCCTCGAATGGGTTGGCTGGCGCGGGGTGTCAACGCCGTGGCGGCGGAACAACTTCCGCGTCGAGCCGGCGAAGCAGCAGCAGCGTGAACACGCGGGTCCGGTCGTCGTCGCTGTCGAAGCCGCCTTGCAGCGGATCCCCCCATGCGACGCCCACCTCGCCCGGGTCGGCAGCCGGTTCACCTCCGGGTGCTGCGATGCCGAGGGATGCCCAGCCGCTGCGGTACCGGTAGTAGAAGAGGCTGCCGTCGGTGAGGGTGCCTTCCCACTGGTCGGGGCAGACCCAGCAGGTTTGCTGCTGGGTGGCGATGAGCGGATGGTCGATCTTCGACAGGTCAGCCACGGCTGGCCCCATTCGCGGCGATTCCAAGCTCAACGGCGATGGTCGCAAGGTGTGTGTCGCCCAGCGTCGGATCGGATACGACAGCGCGCAAGGCATCGTGCATGCGGATGATGGCGTCGTATCCGGTGCCAGGGTCATCGCTGTCGGCCCAGTCGGCGAGCTGGGTAAGGATCTGTGCCCGGAGGGCATCGGTCAGGTCAGTCACGGTCAGCCTCCTTCACGGCTCGATGTTGTGGGTGAGGCACATGGACGCGGCGATGGTCAACGCCCACGCCTCCCGATGGTCGAGTTCCCCGGTGGACATCAGTTCGGTTCGGACCTGCCACGCCTGGTCTGGCTTGGGGGTGCTCGGGTCGGTGTCGAGCCACAGCAGGTAGGCGGTGGCGAGGTCGTCGCGGTTGTACCAGCGGGTGCGTTCGCCGGATGCTCTCAGGCCGATGACTGCGCCGTCGCGGTAGACGGCGGGCGGGTCGGGCAGGGGCATCGTCACGGCTTCCCCACCACCTGTGCGCCGTCGGCGTCGAGGTTGGATGCCCCGGCCCACGCCTGCTCGTGTGCGGCGATCATCCGCAGCGCGACAGCCTCTTCGTCGGCCGTCCAGCCCAGTACCGGCAGGTCGTGCACCATCGTGGCGACCGCGTCGAAGGTCACCTTCTCTTCGATGCTGGCGGGGCCCTTGTAGTCGTTGAGCCACTGTTCGGCGGCCTGCCACTGCTGATCGGTCAGGTTGTACTGGGGGGCGTGGATGTCGTAGGTGAAGGCGATGAGGGCGGCGTACTCGGCGATGGCACGGGGGTCGGTGGGGTGCGGCTTCGGCATGGTCACGGCTCCTTGGCCTCAAGGTCGGCGTTGAGCCGATCGGCGATTCTCTCCGCGTTCGCGTTTACGTACAGGGCGAGCGTCGTGCCTTCCTGGCGTGCCGCTTCGGCGAGCTGCGTTCGCGTGAGAAGAGTTCCGTTGGTTGCCGCACTGACCAGACGGGGGCCTGCCGGGGTGGCGATGAGCGCCGTTCGGCGGCCAAGGGACGCGACGGCGCGAATGTGGTGGGGCTCTACCCGATGCATGGTCACTCCACCCCGTCGCCTTCAAGAATGCGCTGCGCCAACTCCGGATCGATCAGCCCCCACGACAGGCGGGTCACCACCGTGTCGGCCGGGAAGCCTCCGTCCCACACTCCCGCCGACTCGCAGCGCGCCGGGTGGAAGGCATGGAAGCCGCCGCTGTCGGAGCCGTACGCCTTCACCGCGTTGTTGTGTGCGTCGGCGAGGGCTGTGGCGAGCGGGCCGGGGGTCTTGCGTCGCGGGTTGAGTACGCGCGGCTGGTCGAGCCGGCGGGTCTTCTTCCGCCCAGGCCGGGCCTGCATCTGCGGCATGGTCGGTACTCCTTCGGGTTGAGGTGGCGGTCTGGTGTGGTGCCTCCGGCCGGATTCGATCCGGCACCCTCACGGCTTGGCGGAGGCGGTCGAAGGTCAGTAGGTGGTCAAGTCCTTGTCGGCGGCAATCACGCTGGTGATGGTCCGCCCGAACCACTGGACGCGGACACCCGTGGTGCCGTTGGTGTCGATCGGCGTGTCGGTGAAGCTGACGGCTTCGACCACCCTCTTGTCGTTGGGGGCGATGATGACGCCGTCACCGCGTTGGAGGTCGGCGGCCTTCTTGGTCGTCATGGGTGCTCCTGTCTGGTTGAGGAAGCGGTAGGTCAGGCGGCCTGAACCGTGCTGGCCTTGGCGGGCTTACCGGTCACGGTGTTGACGAGTGCGTACATGTGCGGGCCCTCCCCCGCCGCCCGCTGCGCCGGGGTGGACGGGCCGACGTGCACGACACGCCACGTCCCGTCGTGGCCGGCGGCGGTGACGATGTCTCCGTACTTGTGGGCGGGCGTCGGCGCGGGCCGGGTCTGGTTGGGGTGACCTTCCCAGGTGGTGCCGTTGTCGAGGCCGACCTTGAGTGCGCCGGCCCCGGTCCAGGAGACGACGCCGAGGGTCCATCCGTTGCCGGTGTTGACGTCGATGGTGTCGCCGACTCGGGGGCTGTGGGTGGTGTTCAAGGTGGTTCTCCTGTCTCGGGCTTCTCGGTCAGTGGTTGTTGCGGTTGATGTGTTCGGCGGCGGCGGCGTACCGGAGGCACTCCACCCGGGTCAGGCGGGGCAGGTCGCCGTGCAGGGCGGCGGCCGTGTTGGTGGAGCGGTCCGCCCAGGTGGCCGTGTAGGGGCCGGACCGCCACAGCCGGCAGGCGAGGGCGAGGGTGAGCCGGTCGTAGTGGTGGGTGCCGCCGGGGGTGGTGACCTCGACGGTGTCGGTGGTGCAGGTGGTGGGGGCGGTCATCGGGGTTTCCTTCCGTGACGGGTGGACGGGGTTGTGGTCGCCGGTCCGGGATGCGACTCCCGGGCTTGCGGCCTTCGGCGGCCGACCGGCGTTTGCCGCTGACGGCTCAGTAGCCGCGCTGCTTGCGGCGAAGCACCCGAGCGCAGTCGGCGCAGTTGGTGTCGCTGCCGCCGGGAAACAGCGGCTCATATGCGTTCACGGTCGCATCCGGGTCGGCGCTGGTCTCGTTCGTCAACTTGCCGCAGAACGTGGCGAAGTCTCCGGCGAGCATGAGGTGGTTGGTCTTGTCTGGCTTGCAGTCGCTGCACCAGCCGGGGCTCTTGGTGCTGGGGGTGATGCTGCGGGCGTTCAGATCGGCGTTGCATCCGGGGCAGAGGGTGCCGGTCTTGCGTGGCATGGCGGGGCTCCTGTCAGCCGAAGTAGCCGGGGTTGTTGGTCATGCGGTCGGCGATGGCGCGGAGCCTGCCGATCAGCGCCCGCTGCTCGTGTGACGGCTCGGTGGGCGGCTGCGGGATGCTGCTGATGTCCTGGGCGATCGCGTAGGCGGCGAGCCCGACCCAGATGCCCGTGTCGTCGCCGGCCCACCAGGCGAGGGTGATGTTGTCGTCGGGCGTTTCGGCGTCGCAGTCCCAGTCGTGGGCGGCGCACTGGTCGCCGTTGCAGGCGGGGGTGTGGACGATCAGCGTTTCGATGGTGGTCGTCGCGGTGGGGAGGGCCCGGAACTCGATGACGCCGGTGGGGTTGCCCAGCAGGTAGCGGACCTGGCCGTTGGTGTGGCGGATCTCCCGCATGGCGGCCTCCATTCAACCATCACCGCTAACATCTAGCGCTTTCTTATTGCGCTTACCTATCCACTGTAACCCAGTGACTAGCGAAGCGCAACGGCATAGCGCTAACCTGTTCTCATGACACCTGAGGAAGCCCGTGAGGATGCCCGCGACGAACTCGACGCCATCGCCACCGAGCGGCGCAAGCTCGACCGGCGAATCCACCTCCTAGACCAGCGAGAACGCGCCGCCATCGAGGCGGCATGGCGCGCGAAGGTCGGCCCCACCGAGATCGCCATGCGCGTAGGCAGATCTACCGCGCACGTGCGCAACCTGCGCCCCGACGACGTTCCCCCAGCCCGGATGGGGGGGATGGCAAAGGTCAGGCGGCAGAGCGAGCAAACCTAGGGCATCAGCTCGGCGGCCTGGCAGGCTGGGCACACGTCCCCCACCCACCCGTCTTCGAACGCGCCTTTCAGCGCCTCCACCATCTCAGCGGAGTGCACCGCCATCCCATCCTCGGCAGCCCACCACTCGCCACAACCCGAGCAGGACAGCAGCACGCAGTACCCGTCGGAGAGGCGCACCACCGGTGGCCCGTCCATGACCGCACCCGCCGCCAGTTCCTCGGCCCACACCACTGCCGCCAACGCGGTAGCCCGACCCCAGCACGCCCCGCAGCCCAGCCAGTCGTCCTCAGCGAGGATCAGCCAGCAGGGCTGCGGGGCGGGCACAAACGGCATGGCGGGAGTCTCCTACTGCCCGAGGGGCACGTCGGTCCAGGCGGCGATCAGCGTCGCGCCGTCCCGCCACAGGTGGTAGATGCCGTCGGCGACGGCCTCCACATACCAGCCGCGCCCGTAGCCGTCCACACGGACGACGACAGGCTCATTGCGGGCCAACGCCTCCCGGTGCTTCTCGGCCTGGCGGGCGTGGGCGCTGCCAGCGGTCGACGGGACAGCCCGGCGGTGGATGCGGGCGGGCTGGGCGTTGAGCAGCGGCGGGGTCATCGGGTCTCCCTCGTGGGGCAGTTTGCCGGGCAGGGACTCGTCTCGGTGTCGGTGCCGCACAGGCAGCGGCGGGGCCGGGGCGTGTACTCGACGGGCCGGCGGCGGGTGGTGCGGGGGTGGCCACCTACGGCCACCCCCGCGATCTGCTGTCCTGCGGTCACCGCGCGGCCTGCGTGTCGCGCTGGGCGTTGCGCTGCTCGGCCTGCCGCTGCGCCTCCGCCATCATCTCCAGCCGCTCGGCCCGGTTGCGGGCGATGCGCTGCTGCCGGAACCACTCGTGCTGGCCGGTCACCGCTCCACCTCCGGACGGAAGGCGACGCTGACCGCGTGCAGCAGCACCGACGCGCCGCCGAACACGAGCAGGCCGGCGAGGGACCGGACCTTCCAGTCCGGGGCGACGGTGAGGCCGGCGAGCAGCCCCACGGCGGCGACGGCCGCCATCACGCCGGTAAGGCGCGCGAGTAGGCCGAAACCCGCGTGCAGCAGACCGGCGGCGTTGTGCCCGCTGGCGGGCTGGCCGGTGTTCACGCGGCGTCCCTTCGGGCGGCACCGTCGGCGAGGGCCTTCCGGGCGGTACGGGCGATGGGGTAGTCGGCGCGCGGGTCCGTGTAGGGGCGGGACTCGCTCGCCACCGCAGCCATGAGACGCCGGTCGGCGTCGGTGGCGCGGCCGTCCTGGGAGGTACGCTTCGGCATGGTCGGCTCCTTTCGGGGGGTTGGCTTCCTGCCGGTCGTCTTGGGTGTCGGCCGGTCAGGGGTGATCTCTGGTTGAGGTCGGGTGGGGCGCGGGTCGCTTGTCAGAGGGCTCCCGCGCCCCACCGCACAGCTACTTGCTGCGGGCGCTGCCGTTGAGCGCCTGGTCGAGGGCCACGGTGCGCTTGCTCGGGGACAGGTCGCCGGTCGACCGGATCGTCTGCCCTACCAGGGCGGCCCTGCTGCTGTCGCTGCTGTTCTTGTTCGCCATGACGGTTCCTCTCGGTTGGGTGTGGGTTAGCTGGCCAGGTGGACGGCGAGCGCGATACCGCCGACCGCAGCGGCGGCGATGACGGCGAACCCGGTCAGCAGGCCGGCGGCCCGGATGAGCTGGTACTTGCGGTACACCCGGCGTGCCGTCCACGCGAGCCGACCAGCGGTGTTGGTCTGGTCGGCGGCCACCAGCCGGGGCAGATCCTCGGCCGTGGCACCGGCGTAGACGGCGAAGCCGTGGCCGCCGTCGAAGCGGGGCAGCCAGGCGGCGACCGTGCACAGCAGCGCGGCGGCAACAGGCGCTCCGACACCGGCGGACAGGGCCACCCACACCCACGAGGGCGTGCCCGGCTGGTGGGCGACGGTGAACACGCCGGCCGCCACGAACGTTGCCGCGCCAAACGCGTGGGTGGCTTTCGCGTCGGCCCGGTCGAGGTGCTGTTCCGCCCGGTCAGCAGCGTCGCGCAGATCCCAGGTGGCGGCCTGCCTGCTGGTGGTGTGCTCGTCGGGTGGCAGGTCGTAGTCGACGGTCATGGATTCCCCCTTCTGGGCACTCGCGGTCGCGGTGTCCCCGCAGCCCTCACCCGGGCAGGGGTGAGGGCCACGGCGGCGCAACGACCGGCTACGGCTGCCCGTCGGCGTCGAGCCCGGCATCCCACAGGGGCACACCGGCCGTATAGCCGTCGGCGTTGTCGTTCTCGGTGCAGTCGACGCACCACGCCTGGCCGGTGGCGGCGGGCATGATGTGGCATCGGCCGCACACGGCAGGCAGCTCGGCGTCCATCAGCGGCCGTACCCGAGGGAAGCGCGGATGGCGTCGCGGCGGCTGTTGGAGCGGCCGGGACGGACCCGGATGGTGCGCTGCTCCCCGTCGCCGGTCTGGACGGTGCGAACGGTGCGGGTCTCGCGGGACGTGTAGCCGATGGTCACGGACGTGGTCATGGGATGCTCCTAAAGCGGGATGAAAAGGATGCGGAAGGGTGTGGTGGCCCCGCCCCCTCGACGGGGCCACCAGGTCTACTTGGAGTTGCGGCGCTTGTCGTTGCTGCTGGTCAGGCCGTCGCGGATCTTCTCCGCCTCGGCCAGCAGCCGGTTGTCGGCGGCACGCTGGTTGCGGTCCCGCTGCGCGTTGATGCTGCGCACCTCGGCGGTCACCGGGTGCCGGCCTTCATCGTGGGCCGCTGCGCCGTGTACCGCTCGTTGCGCGGGGCCCCCGACGTGGCAGCCCGGTCGAGCACCAGCGCGGCGGGCTGGAGTGCGGCGGCCTGCGCCACGACCTCCGTGCGCGCCCGCCGGCTCGGCCCGTTCACGACCGAACCTCCGTCGCCTGCACCGCGCCGTCGAGCACGTCGAACGCGTGCTTCGAGGCGTAGTCGGCGGGGTTGCCGCGCCGAAGCACGGCCTCCCCCAGCGTGGTCAACTGCACCGGGTACACGCCCGGCACCCGAGCCGGTGCCGTCCGGTAGGCGAGGCTACGAGCAATGGCGGTGACCACCAGCAGCCGCACCTCCCCCGCCTCAGACGGGGCCACCGTGGCGGGCAGGAACACCGACTCGAACTGGTCAGCGGCCACACCACCGGCAGCGATCAAAGCCAGGGCGGCCCCCTGCGCCAGGGCGGTCACAGGTCACCGCCGAGCAGCTCGTACCAGCCGGGCAGGATCACGTTGCCGACCGGAAGACCGGCGGAGGTGCGGCAGTCCGCCAGCGGACCGGAAGCCGACTCGACCACCAGCACAAGGTTCGGGTCGGTCAGGCACCGCCACCGCTGGCCGGCGGCCGGGATCGGAACCACAGTCACGTCGTTGGGGCCGCAGCAATACCGGTCACCGCCGACCACGTCCACCTCGATGACCGTGTCACCGCCGATGGTGTCGACGGCGGTGACGGTGCCGCCGCAGGGCCGGCTGTGACGCTCGACGGCAACCACGTCACCAACACTGGGCAGAACCGTCGCCATCACACACCCCGCCTACGGTCGGCGTTGATCGTGTTCTTGAGTGCCTCCGCCGCGAGCAGGGCGCGGGCGAACTCGACCGTAGACCCGTAGGTGCCCTCTGCGCCGGTCACGTCGATGACCGCCAACCCCTCGATGACGGCACCGGTCGGGCCCTGCTGGACCCGCTGGGTGACCTGGATGCGCCACGACGCGCCCTCGCACAGGTCGGTGCCCTTCCAGGTGCGGGAGTAGTGGTCGATGACACCGGGGTCGGGGTTGCGGCAGCCGACACACCAGGCGGGCTCGTCGGGCATGAAGAACGCGGTGCGGGTGAGCGTCGGGGCGGTCACCGGGCACCTCCGCTGCGGCAGTTCGGAAGGTGACTGGTACGGCCTGGGTAGTGGTCGCACCACTCACCCTCGGTCCGCTCCACCCGGGCGTTCGGGTACGCCGCCGTCCAGAGGGCGATGCGCTCGTCGGCAATCTGCGGCGAGTTCGTGTGCAGGTCGTTGAGGAACCTGCCGTCGGCGTCGCGGATGGTGACGCGGATGTCGTCCTTCACAGCGCCACCGCCTTCACGACCAGCGTCATCGTCTTCGGGAGGGCCACCCGCTCGTCGTCGCCAATCTCCACGATGACGTGCGTGTCGTCGTCCTCCGGGTTGGTGACGGTCAACCAGTCGATGCTGTTGGCGTAGTTGTCGGCGACGGACTTGGAGCCCACCCACGCGAACGGGATGCCCGGGTGGATGGCGACGGTGGTGGAGTCGGTGGTGAGCAGGTCGGCGGCGGTGATCTCGGTGATCGTGGTCATCACGCCATCCCCCTCAGCGGTCAGCCCGTCCGCCGTGAACGGCTTCCACCCGGCGACACCGAGACTGGCCACACACCGACGGCAGTAGCCCTCCCCCGTGGGGGTGACCACGTCCGCCATCCACCGGCCGCACCCGCAGCAGCCGTCACCGGCACAAGGCGGCGGGGTGTGACCGTCGGCGAGGTGGGCGGCCAGGTTACGGAGGGCGAACACTGCGTACTGAAGGTCGGCGATGGTGTTGGCGCGAACCACGCGGATCATCACGCCACCGCCTTCGCGTCGGCACCGTAGCCGCGCAGCACGATCGACGCGATCTTCTTCGTGCCCGGCTGGTAGTGCACCTCGGCGGCGTGGCCCTTCCGGGCGATCGACAGCAGCGACGTCCAGGCGACACCGTTGCCGGCGTAGACGACGCCATTGATGTGGCCGGCGACGATCCGCTGCTGCGGCTTGGTGAGCGGCTTGTGCTCGATGCGGGTGCGGGACGGGGAGGCGACCTGCGTGGGGCGGCCGGCGGGCACGGTGTCGGCGAGGTTCCGGCGCACGTGGTCGGCCAGCTCGGCGACGGCGGCGGTGTTGGCCGGCGACTCCAGCCGGTCCAGCAGGGCGTTGATGTGCTCGACGCGGCTGGTGGACTCGTCGTCCCGGCGGCGCTGCACCTCGTGCAAGTCGTGGACGAGGGCGTCGGTGAGCGCCTGCCGGATGCCCTCCGGGCGAACACCCTGCTCGCCGCCCTCCGCGATGGTGCGGAAGGCACGGCTGGCCGTGGCGCGGTCCGGGGTGGAGAAGCACAGCTCGGAGACGGGGTTCGGGCCGAGCATCACGTGGATGCTGTGGCCGCCGTCGACCGTGATCTGCGCGGTGATGGTGTACCGGCCGGCGGTCGTGACGACCTGCTGGCCGGGCACGCTGATGACAGCGTTCGGCATCTCGGGGTACCTCCCGATCGGGGCTCCGGTGGCAGTTGGCGCTGCCTCCGTTGCCGCTTGGCGATGACTAGAACATTAGGCGACCCCGGGTTGATCGTCAAGAGTTCTTGGCCTAGAATTCTCGGCAGAGTTGCCAATGACATTGGGCAACCCAGACCATATGGAGGTGACCAGCTTGCAAGACGTGATCGAGGCGTACCAGGAGATCAGCCGCGCCGAGGAGCGCTACCGCGAAACCCTCCGGGCCGCCCTCGCCGACGGCGTAACCCAGACGGCCATCTCGAAGGCCCTGGACCGGACGCGAGAGATGATCCGCCAGGACGCGATGACTGAGGAGCAGCGGGCAGAGATGCGCCGCGCCGCAGCCGAACGCCAGCGCCGCAAGCGCCAGAGCTTCTCAACCGGCCAACCGCAGGAATAGGTCGGGGCCGGGAGGCGCGCCAACGCCTAGGCCCCAGCCCCTAACGGAGAGGTACCTCCGCTGATGACACAGGGTACTGAGTGCCCCGTGACTCCCCCACGCAGCCCCCGGCGGCGCGCGTGAACAGGGAGTCGGACCGGCGTGCAGTCGGCAGCTACGAGTGGGTGCGCATCGTCACCAGCATCGACTTCGACGAGAGCCCCGAACTCGTCGACTCGGCTGGCAAGCCGATCAAGCGACCCGCTGGCAAGAGCCTCAAGGGGGTGGCATTCCGCGCCTCCTACTGGGGCAACGCTGACGGCAGTCAGGTCTACCTGGGGCCGGCGCGCATAGCCGTGTCCTGCGAGGTCGACTACAAGACGGCCAAGGGCATCCTTCGCACCCTGTGCGCCTACAAGCTGCTCACCCTCGTGCAGCGCGGCGGCGGCGTGACCACCCCGGAGCGGGAGGGCAACGGTGGCGAGTACCGGCTTACTGTCCCCCACGATCTCGACAAGATCGCCAAGGTTCGCAGCAAGGAAGAAATCGACGCCGAGATCGAAGCTGTCAAGGAGAAGAACCGCAACAAGAGCACGGGGCAACGTCGCCCCCGTGAATCACGGGGCACCGACACCCCCGTGAGTCTGGGTGACGCCACGGGAGACACGGGGCAACCAGTTCCCGCGACTGAGGAGTCACGGGGCAATGGAGGGGTGAGTCACGGGGCAACCAGTTCCGCTATACCTACCCAGCACCAACCCGGTAAAGAAGAAAACCAACCCTCTTCTCTCTCTGCTCGTACGTCCGTTCCGGGTCCGCGCGACCCCGCCGACGATCGAGAGAGAGACGAGTCGACTACGTCAGAAGACCCGAAACCCAACACCCCCGACTACCAGGTGCTCGCCGAGGAAGGCGTCGACACCGACGAAGCACACCGCCTCATCCCCGTCATCGTCGAGCAGTGCAACGTCCAGAAGCCCGGCTTCTGGCGACACGTGCAGCGCAACCGGGACATCGTCGGCATCATCGCCACCGCCCGTGCCGCGCTCACCGGTACCAGCCGTGGCGGCTGCGGCCACTGCGGCGGCACCGGCAAGACCACCGCACACGACCAGTGGGATCGCCCCTACCCCGCCGACTGCCCCGCCTGCACCCCCATGACCAGCGAAACCCGAAGCGCCTTCGTCGCCCAGCTCGCCGGCCAGCCATGCTGCGACCACGGCTTTGAGGGCGGCAACCTGGCCATGCCATACACGGGGTGGATGCGCTGCGCAGACTGCCGACGGGCGAGCGGCTACGTTCCCATCGAACAGCGCGACCAGCAGCGTCGCAGCAGCAAGCGGGGTAACGCCTGCGCCGAGAACATGCAGGAGTGGCTGACCGGCGACCTGACAGACGCGCCGATCATGCACCCACAACACCCACGCCGAATGATCAACAGCCACGCCAACCAAGACCGCTACGACGAGAAGCTGTAGACCGGAGGAACCCCATGACCGACACCCGGCCCGTCAAGAACCTCACCACCCACAACCACTTCGCCGACCACGGATGGAACTGGTTTCTGCCCCGGCAGGCCCTCGCCATCAACATCATCCTGTCGACCGCCACCGCCCAGAACATCGACGGCGGCCTCGACCACCTGGTCGACATCACCCTTGGCTCCGACAACAACCTGATGTTCGGTGGCCTCGACGCCCCGCTCGCCTGGTCGTGGGAAGACGACGGCGACGACGAGCCGTCGCCCGAGCAGCAGCAGATCGACGCCCGCAGCAAGCAGATGTTCGAGCAGGCCGTCACCGACGGCGGCCACCCCATGCCCGCGACCCTGCGGGACCTGTTCGACCTGCTTGCCACCATCGGCCTGTGCACCCACACCACCGACGGAGGCGTGGAACGGTGGCGGCTCAACACGGAGATGCCCGGCCCCGACGAGCTGCTGCCGATGCCCGCCGACGAGAATGCCCGGTACGCCCGGATGCGGTGGGAGTCCGACCACGAGCCCGTCGAGCAGGCGATCCTGAGCCACCTGTGCGACAACCTCGACTACCCCGACGAGATCCTGACGTCCCTCCAGCGGCTCGCCGACATCACCGGTGAGCCGGCCGAGCGGGTGCGGGAGACGCTGCCGCAGTTGTTGCAGCACGGCGAGTTCCGCATGGTGCGCGGCACCGGCCAGGACGTGACCGACGTCGACCCGGCGAAGGTGGCCGAGCACGCCCGGTTCCGGCTGATCCCCAACTGGGAGCGGTTCAGCGAGAACCGGATTCGCATCCGCCACGGCGGGTCGGACACGACCGAGGACTGACCTACTCGCCCCACCGCGTCCCGAGGCTTACCCCAACCCAACCCGAAGGAGCCCACCATGTTCGACTACACCACCGACACCGACCGCTGGTCCTACCGCACCGGTGCCCGCTTCGTCGGCCCCCGCGAATGGCTTGCTGGCCTCCCCCAGAAGTGGACCACCGAATCCCTCCACCTCGACGCCTACACCACCGCCATGGCCGACATCGCCGACGACGACGGCGTCATCCTCGACTACCGGCCCAACGAGTTCTACGAGGGTGCCGTGTCGGAGGTTCTGCGCAACGAAGACGACGCGCCGACGTGGCGGCTGCCGTACGACCGGTTCGTGGCGATGCTGCTGATGGACGTCGACATGATGCTGTCGGAGGCCGGCTTTCTGGCCGGTCGCGGTAACGGTGATTCGAAGGACCGCCGGCTGACCCTGCCCGCTCGGACGGAGGCCCGGAGGTAACCGCGCCCGCCACCCCCGCCCTCACCTCACGGCTTCGGCAGGTTCACCGTCTTCCCGCCGATCGCCTCCACCACCCGCCCGCACTGCCCGTCGTCTACACACGTGATTGTCCAATTCCCGCCCACCACCATCCGCACATCCATGCCACCCAGCAGTTGCCGCTTCCGCTCCGGCTCCCCCTCAGCGTCCGCCTCCGTCGCGTACACGCTGACAATCACCTGCTCCCCGTCGAGGTTGCAGGAGCCGCGCCCCACCGCGTTTTGCGGGTTGTCGATGGGCGTGTACTGGGCGCAGCGGACCCCCTCCTTGTCGAGGGCTGCGACGACGTCTTCGGGCTTGTCGTAGGTGGCCGGCTGGTCGCTGCCGCACCCGGCGAGCACGACAGCGGCGAGAAGGGCGGCGGCGGTAGCAGTCTTGGGAAAGCGCATCGTGGCAGTGTCCGATCCGATAGCCGCCAGGTCGACCCCCACCCGGATGGACACGCTGTCCGCTAGCCGACAACCCCCGACCCGACCCCAACCACCCACGGAGGAACCCATGACCGAGCCAACCGCCAAGCCCATCCGCGAGCAGCTCCAGGAACTCCTGCACGACCTCGGCGTGCAGAAGCCCATCACCGCCGCCGACACCATCTGGCGGGCCCTCGACGACGCGGGGGTGGTCCGCGACTCCGACGACGAGCTCATGCCGCTGCGCCCCGGTGACGTTCTCGCCGTCGGCCTCGACAACGGCAAATGCCCCGTCGGGATCGTCACCGCAGCCAACGCCGACATGTTCCGCCTCGACCTGTACTCGTGGCCGCTGGGTCGGTTCACCGCCGGCACGATGGTCATCAAGTTCGAGCAGGTGCAGGAGATTGCCCCGCTGGCCGTGCAGGACGACGACGGCGTCTACCAGATGGAGCCGCTGCGGGAGTTTCAAACCTCGTGGACGGAGGGCCAGCCGTGACCGACTGGATCATCTACGGCGGCCTCGTCCTGGCCGCGCTGCTCGCCGTCGCTGCTGTCGCAATCTGGGCGCACAACTTCGCCACCGTGTGGGGAGACATCCGCAGCCAGCCCGACCGCCGTGCTGCCGCCCGCGACCGGGAGCACCGCGAAGCCGAACAACGGTGGCACGCCATCAACGCCGCCGCACGGGCCGCTGGCTGCCTCTGCGGCCAGCCCGCTACCCACGTCGCCCGGATGCCCACCGGATTCGGTAACTGTGTGCACGAGGTGTGGACGTGCGCCGAGCATGTCGGGGTCAACGAGTGGGCGTCCAACGGCGACGGCACGGCCTCCCCGCGATTCGACCGCACCAGCCCGTGCGCGGACTGTGTGGGCCGCTGCTCGACGCAGGGCCGGATCGGCGCGGACCGCCCGGACACGTGGATGTGCCCGACCCGCCCGGAAGCAGCGGATGCCGCGCCACCGTACGGCGGTGCCCTGGTGTCGTTTCAGAGGGTGAACGGTGGTGTCGAGTGATGGCGGGGCAGCCCATGACCATCGAGCAGGACTGGACCCCGCTGCGAGCGTGGGAGCCCGAACTCGACGAGCGTGTCACCACCTGGCGTGACCCCCGCACTGTCGGCACCGTCGTCCGCTGCGACCGCTACGGGCATTACGCCGACCCGTATTGGCGGGCATCCGTCCGCTGGGACGGCGGCCGGGTGGAGCACGGCGTGGAAACGTCGTCTCTGGTCCGGCCCGACGGAACGCAGGGCCGGCGATGACCGGGCCGCAGGATGTGGCCGTCGATAGCCTCTGGCGGAACACCGACGGCGGCATCTCCACGGTCAGATCGGTGAAGGAGATCGGCGGCGACATCTACGTGAGACACACAACCGAAGGGCCCGGCGACGAGTGGAGCGTCAGCCTGACCATCCGGGACGCGTTTCTCGCCCGGCACACCCCGCAGGAGACGCCGTGACCGACCCGACCGCCGACCCCAACGGGCAGATCCGCCATCTCACCGCCCACTTCGACACCCCCAACGACGCCCACATGTGGCTTGACGCTGTGCCCGCCGGATGGCGTGTCCTCGCCTCCGACATTCACGACCTGCGCGGGCAGGGCGGCCGGGTGACGGTGGAGGCGACCGTCGTCCCCGACCCGTTCAGCATCGCCGACGTGAAAGGCATGTTCGCCGCACACGGGATGAACGTCGACCCAGTTCGGAGGAACCCGTGACCGACCGAACCGAACCGCCCTGGGAGAGCATCAACCGCTACGGCACACCACTGCGCTACCGGCGGCTCCCCGACTGGGAAGTCCACCACGTCAACGACACCCCCGAACGGTGGCATTTCGAGCTGCGAAACACCGCCACCGGCCTTGTTGAGGGTCTGCCGTCCTCGCACGGACTCAACTACGCCGCCGACCACGCGGAGATCCGCATCGCCGAACACACCGGCGACACCGGCCACCTGTCGTCGTACGCGCTGGCAGCCCTCGACGACCGCGAGCGGAAGGCAGACGAGGCATGAGCAGGGCGGCCGCCGACATGATCCTCACCGCCCGCTTCATTCAAGCCGGGGTGAGCGCGGCCAGTGTGGTCGCCACCGCGACAGCCGCCACGGTGGTTGCTGCCACCGGCGGTGAGACGACCGGCGGTGAGGCCCTGCTGCTGCTTGCCGTGACTGCTGTCGCGGTGATCGCCGTCGCGGGCTCCGTGCTGTGGCTTCGGCGGACGGTGACCCGGCTACTCGTCGGGGCAGTGCCGTGGCATCCCATCGCCAATCCGGCCCCGCCGACCAACACGCCCCTCAACGCACCCCGCTGGCTGGAGTGAATCCCGGGACCGGCGGCGTGACAGAACCTGCCCGCCGGCCCGCCAGGATCGACGCACAGCCCACAACATGCCGCCCCGCACCCCCAACCCACCCCGAGAGATGACAGACGAACTGAGCCGCCCCGAAAGCGAGGATCAGACCATGACCTGTTGCAACCGATGCGGTAGAACCCTCCGCAAGAATGTGTGGGGCCGCTGGGAAGACCAGCATGGCTGGCGGACCTGTGGTGGCGACCGCCCTCACGAGCCGGTCAGCCGTGGGTGACTCGCCGATTCGCCGGCTGATCGAAGCGTCGTCGCTGGGCACCCCCGAAGCCCGCGCCCTGGCCGCTGGCGCACCGGACGAGGTGGCGCGGCGGATCGTGGACCGCGCCAGCCAGATCGACACCGATGAGGCGTGGGACGCCGTCACCCAGGCGCAGGGCGAGCAGTGCGCCCCCTACTACTGCCCCACCTCGGGGGACGTCGAATGCTGCCCCGGCCATTCGGGGTGGGTGGTGTGCTGCGACCGGCCCGACCTGCACCAGCCGACCACCGATCGGAGCGGCATGCCATGACCGACACCCCCACCCCGCCATCCACCGTGCTCAGGCAGACAGCACCCCGCCACCCCGAATGGCACCGCCACACCAGCCGACGCCGCCAACAACTCCTCACCCACATGGACACCCTCGCCCAGCAGATCAACGACCTCGACACCACCATCGACAACCTCGCCGACAACACCCGCATCAACAACCTGTACGACGCCATCCCCGACGTTGGCGACACTCCGACCCCCGCAGAGTGGCTGACCCGGCGGGCAGCCCAAACCGAACACCAACTCGCCGTTCTGCGCCGCGACGTAGCCCACCGGGAAGCCGTGCTGCGGCAGACATGCCTCACCTGCGAACTGGTCGAAGCGGAGATGCAGGTCGGGCAGCTCGACGACCTGACCGAAGGCGGCCCGTATGCGGCCGGCAACGAACCTCTGATGCAGGTGATGGCGTTGGATGTGCGGTTGGCTGCCCTCGCAGCCGGGCATGAGCAGGCGAGCCTGGACATTGCGCGGGAGCAGTTGCGGCTGATCGAGCAGGTGCGGCGGGAGTTGACGGCCGCATTGCGAAAGGTGTCCCGCGCGGCGAAGTGACGGCCTCGCACCACCCAACCGGCGGCTGTCGGGTAGGCGACACGCGTGAACAGCGCGCCGGCTGCTGGCCCACATGGAGGCTGTCGGCATCACTCCGACACATCCCCCGAAGGAGACCGCATGGACAGCCGCTGCGAGCCCTACGACCCGTTCGTTGAAGCCAAGAATCCCGAAGGCGACTACGAGCCGACGATGAAATCCCTTGGCTGGGGTCGATTCCTCACCGTCGGCGAAGACCCCGCCCCCCTCTACATCACCACTTGGCGGCGCGCCACGCCCGCCGGTGGCACCGAGTACGCCATCGACGTGTGGGGCATCGACGCCGGATCCCCCTTATTCAAGGTCGCGACCTTTCCCGACCTGATGGACCTGCTGGCCCGGTGGGCACCGATCGTGCAGGCCGCCCACATCAGCGCGTTCCTCGGCGACCTGGGAGGCAACGAAGACTTGTCCAGCCTGGGCGTGGTGGAGCGGGTCGCTGCCCGTGCCGCGTTCGGTGTCACCGACGCCCTGCCTGAGATCCGTAAGGCTGAACGGGAGGCTGCGCGGGTGCGGCGGCAGCGTCTCGCACAGCAGCGGCAGAATGTCGCACCCGCCGGCTAGCATCAACGGCAGATCGGGTAGCACGACACACGCGAACCGGGGCCGACTCCCAACCCAGAGGTCCCGGCGTGGTTCCGCCTCTGATCGGCGCACCGCCGGGGACACCCTCCCGGGTCTACGCCGACTGGTAAGCGGCCGAAGCTCGGTGCGGTTGGGGTGTCCGGTCGGCAGGCGACGAGGTCCGTGCGGGCGTCGCTGAATGGTGAGCGCGGCTCTGCGTAGGGTGCGGCCCTGGCCCCCGGGGGTAGTCCGGGATCAGCCGGGGCCGCCGCACGTCCGCCCCCGCCTGTGGTGATCATTCCTTGGCCCCTACCCCGTCCCACAACGCCAGTGTTATAGTTGCTGCATGGATTCGTGGGACATCAACCTCACCGAGCAGGTCGAAGACTGGTACCTGACCCTCGCCAAGGAAGACCCCGAATCCGCCAACCTCATCGCCGCCGCCATCGACATGCTCGCCCACGAAGGCCCTACCCTCGGCCGACCCCTCGTCGACCACATCAAAACCTCCCGCCACCGCAACATGAAAGAACTCCGCCCCGGCAGCACCGGAACCAGCGAAGTACGCATCCTGTTCTGCTTCGACCCAACCCGGGCAGCGATCCTCCTCATCGCCGGAGACAAAAACGGGCAGTGGAAAGACTGGTACCGCACCAGCATCCCCACCGCCGACAACCTGTACGACAACCATCTCCAGGAGCTGAAGGGACAGCACTGATGGCGAGCAACTGGCGGGACGTACGCGCCCGCGCCGACCTCGACGAAACCAAAATCGCCGCACACAAGCAGCACATGATCGCCGAGATTCGCGCAGCCCGCCTCGCCGAGGTGCGGCAGCGCCACGACATGAGCCAAACCCAGCTAGCCGACCTCATGGGCGTCTCTCAAGCCCGCGTGTCAGCAATCGAGAAGGGCGAACTGCCCGCTACGGAGATCGGCACGATCGCCAAGTACATCAACGCGCTTGGTGGGAAGCTTCAGATCGTCGCCGACTTTGGGGACGAAAAGCTGGTGCTGGGTTGAGGGTCCGTGACTTCGAGGGATGGCTTGCCGAGTCCCTGACCGTCCAGCCGTGGGCCGGCACGGTGGTCCGCTGGTCGACGGACGGCGGCCCCAAACCGTTCGGTGTCACCCTCGCCGGCAAGGTCAACATGCAGTTTGTGAAGGCCGAGTCTGGGCAGGTGTGGACCGGGACGTGGGAGCAGCCCGACCCGGCACCGGCCGTGTCTGCCGCACCCACCGACCCGCCGTCGTGGGCGCAGGCGGTCGCCGATGTGATCCGCGCCGGCCAGCATCCCGGCGTCAAGCAGGTGCAGACGTACGCCGAGTGGGGCGGCTCCACGAAGCCGGGCGGGGTGCGCGTTGAGCTACTCGACGGCTCCCAGTTCTACGGGTCGATCCTCGGTCGCTGATGGTCGCCCAGGTGGAGGTGGCCGCCGCCGACTTCGCCACCCGCGCGTTTTGGCGGCGGCTCACCACGGCCGCATCTGGCCACGGCCACGACGGGCACCCTGTAGCCCTGGTCGGGCACACAGATCCCACCGACGTATACGAGCTACGGTGCGTACAGTGCGGCGTCCAGGTGGTGACCGTCCGCGTGCAGCGGTGACCAGTATCCTCGACCGCATGACGGGAGATGCGTGGCCTGTGGTGGTTGCCGATCCGAGGCGCAACTTCGGCCACCCGTCAGTGGGAGCCATCTCCACCGAAGCCGTGGCCGGCATGGTGATGGCCGGGGAGCCGATGGCTGCGGTGTGCGAAGACTACGGGCTCACCCGGCATCAGGTGCTGCTGGCCTGCTGGCATGAGGGATTGCAGGGCCAGTATCGGCGGCAGTGGAAGGCGTGGGCAACGGAGGCGCATCAGATGTTGGGCGGCTGGGTGAAACCGTTCGACCTAGCGGCGATCCCTGACCCGCCTTCACGCGCCGACCTGGGCGAGACAGCCCGCCCTTGACGCAGGAAGCCCCGGCTGCTCGTGTTGAGCGCCGGGGCTTCCCCACGTCCAGGTCAGGCTTCCCGTTCGGCGGCCTTCCGCTGTAGGAACTCCCGCACCACTTCCGGCCACGCGACAGCCGCCCCCGACTTGTCCTGGGTCACGCCGATGACGATGGGCATCCGTGCGGCCTGGGCCCTCTGGGCGACGTGAGCCGGCAGGTCGGGGCTGTCGGCGTGCTCAACGAACAGGGTTCGGTCGGCGGCGGGCAGGGTGTTCCACAGCGTGTGCAGGTCGGTCATGTCTTCGACGGTAGCCACGGGGGCGGGGGGCGGTCTGTAAGGCACACCGCGTCAGGTGTTGGGGTTGGTGGTGTCCTGCTTCCTTGGTGGTCGGCCCTTCTTCGGCGGCGGCCGGAACTCCTTCAACCGGTCGAGCATGGCGTCAGGGTTCTTGGCGAGCAGCACCATGCACGCCACGAGGAAGTCGTTGAGCGTCCAACCGTCACGCCCGGTCAGCACGTTCTGAGCTTCCGCCTTCACCTCGGGCGGCGGGCGGAATGTCGTCTTGTCGCGCTGATGTCTGTCGGGCACCTGATCAGTCTCGCATGTGGGGTACCCACTTTGGCAGGGGCCGGGTAAACTAGATGTGGACACCCCACTTTTCTGGACCAGCGAACCGATGGAGGACTGATGGCAGCCCGCCTCATCACGCCGATCAGCCTCGACGCATTCCTCGGCCTGATCCCGTACGACCCGTACCTCAACCCACCGTGGCAGGGCTGCCGCCCGCTCCGCCTCGCCGACGTGACCGCCTGCGACCAGCCGAACCCGGGCCGCCGCGACTGGGCCAGCGGCAGCGAATCCGCCGCGACCCACACTGCCCGCGTTGCCTGGCTCACCCGCCACTGGCCGAACGACGGCACCGACCCGATCGAGGTGGAGGTGTTCAACGGGGTCACCGTCAACGACGGCTGGCACCGAATCGCCGCCGCCATCGCCCGAGGCGACCGAACCCTGCACGTCGAGGTCTCCGGCCTGCTCAGCGAGGCAACGGAGTGCGGCTTCCCGATCTGCGACCCGATGGAGGACTGACCGTGCGTCGCCTGCTGAATCGAGCCCTGTACGCCCGAGGCCCGGTCTGCTTCGCCTGCGGCCGGTGGGGTGCGCGCCCCTGCCCCGGACACGAGTACGGCGGCACCATCCTCGGCCGCCGACTGCGCCGATGGTCGCCGTGGTGGCTCGCACGACACATCAACCCGATGGAGGACTGACCGTGACCGTCACCCTGCCCGACAACTGGGCGACCCTCGTCGGCCCTGTCGCCGTCCGCGAGTTCGACAACGCCGCAGACCGCTACAAGCCGGACCTGCTCGCCTGGGCGCAGAATCTTCCCGCCCTCCCCGACGACGAGTTCGTGACCGTCGCAGCCCGCTCCATCTACGACTCGGCGAACGTCGGCCGGTTCCGTGGCAACTGGGACCACGAACACTTCAAGGCAACCGTGTGTTTCACCGAAGCTAACCGCCGGCATGTCGCTGCCGGCCACAGCGAGGACTGCCGGGGCGACAACCTGTACAGCCGGGCGTACGCGCGGGCGCTGCGAAACAACGGCCACCGGGCCCCTGAGGCCGTGCCGTGCCAGTGCGGGAAGGGCTGACCGTGGACCACCAGCCGGAACTGATCGCCGAAGACGGAACCCTCGCCGACCACATCATCGACGACATCGACGTGGTTGCCCACACCAACGAGGAAAACCGCCACGACCCTGGCGTCTACATCAGCCGCCGCTACGGGCACGCCCTGCTCGTCGGCACCAACAAGCGCGGCCTCACCATCCTCGACTTCGTCGGCGTCATCACCATCGGCGGCGTCGACGTGAAAGACCCCGACCACCTGGAAGCACTCGGCAGGCACTTCCTCGACCGAGCCCAGAGCTTCCGGGAACGCAGCACCCGCCCCAACTGGCCCCCGAACTGACCGAACGGATCACACCCATGGCCACCTGGACTGTCCTCACCATCGTCGACCCGTACGGCCCTGACTACATCGCCGCTGTCGCCGGTCGTGTCGACGCCTTCGGCCACGACCTGCACACCGCCCGCGTGTCCGCCAGCACCGCCGATGAGGCAATCAGGCTGGTGCGGGAAGCATTCCACGTCGTCGGACCCGACCGGGTTACCGCCGACGACACCACCCCACACCTGGCCGACCGGTGGACGGTCGTTGGCCTCGCCAGCAACGGGGTGTGCGCCACCCACAAGGTGATGGCCGTCATCGTCGGCGAGCACGAGGTGGTGGGCCGCCGCGAGTCGGCGCTGTCCCACCGGTGGACCAAGGTGGTGGACGCGCCCACCGCCGACGACGCGGAGAAGGCCGGATACCAGGCCGCCGCCGAGCAGTACGCCGACACCTGGGACTGACCGGCGTACCGCCGTGCCGGACCGTGTGGTCCCAGCGCGAGCGGTAGCCGACCAGACCCCCGACGACAGGAGACCTCCATGGGCTACATCACCCGCTTCACAGGCGAAATCGCAATCACCCCACCCATCCATTGGGGTGACATCAAGGACAGCCCGTTCCTGCCCGATAACGCCCGCAACCGCGACGGCCGAGACGTCATGTTCCGCATCGCCGAGGCCGAGCGGGACACTCTGGAAGGCACCCTCATCGCACGCTCCGCCGTCGCCCTCGCCCCCACCTGGGAAGACGAGATGCGCGGCTACGACATCGTCGAGCACGTCCAGCAGGTTGTGGACGCCCACCCCGGCCACGAGTTCACCGGCCGCCTCGACTGCGAGGGGGAAGAGGCCGGTGATCTGTGGCGGTTGGAGGTGCACGACCGTCGGGCGGTGAAGGTGACGCCTCGGATCGTGTGGCCGGACGGCAGCGAAGTGAAGCCCCGACTCTGACCAGACCGGCTCTGAGGAGACAGCCATGCCCAACCTGCCCGACCCCGCCATCGGCTTGCTGATCGTGTTCGGCGTGTTCGCCGCCCTCTCCCTCATCCACATCGCCGGCACCCGCCCGAGGCGGCGCAGGTGACCACACCCCCGCCGGTGACCGCACTCGAACCGACACACGACTCTGACGGCTGGGAAACCGTCGCAGGCTGGTTTTGGGCGTGCCGCACCTGCCTCGACAGGGGATGGTCTGCCAGCGAGGCCGAAGCCCAGGCGAAGAAGTCACGCCACGACGCCGGGCCGATCCCGTGGTGGGTGAAGCGCATCAACCAGCCGGAGCCGCAGCCGTGATGTGGGCCGTCTACATCACCTGGAAGACAGTCGGCCGCCACCCCGGCGACGAGGTGAGAACGCTTCACCCCGACTTCCAGTCGGCCCGCAGGTACGCCCTCCGCACCGCATGTCTTGCCGGTGCCCTCTACGCCACGGTTCAAGGCCCTGACCATGTGGTGCGCGGCGAGTGGGACAGGTATACCAACCGGTGGCGGGAGTACCCGCGCTCGCTCGCCGTCCTCGGTGCGGTCGCGGGGGCCGCACCCACCACGACCCGATCGGAGGTCCGATGA